TCAAACTTCACCAAAAGCTTTCTGAAACTCGTGTTGTGCGCTGTCTAGATCTGCATGGCTGTACAGATCTAAGGTCATTGCCGTGGTGCTGTGTCCCATAAAATATTGCAAACTCTTAATATTCATATTTGACCTCTGAGCGTTAGTGCAGAAGGTGTGTCTTAACACATGAGGTGTCACATGAGGGAAGTCGTTATGCTCCTTCGTTAGCTTCTTTGTCATTCGTTCGAAACCAGAGCAGAGGTTTGATGGAGCTATCGGATTGCCGTTGTTCGAAAGGAAGAGAAAACCACAGATGCCATCCAGAGACGGCTCAACGGTCGTATCCCTACGTTCTCGTAACACCTTCTTCAGGGTTTGATATGCCCTGCTCGTCATCGGGATGTAGCGATCTCCACTTTTAGTTTTAGGAGTTTCGATTTTTAACCCTTCTTTGGTGTATGAGATCTGTCTGCTTACATGAATGCGCCTGAGCTTAAAGTCAATATCCTGCATCGTCAGCCCACACAATTCTCCAGCTCTCATTCCTGTATCGATCAAAATGACAGCTACATCGTGCCATCTCCCGCCCTGTGTGGCTAGAAATTCAAGGTATAATTTCTGTTGCTTTGGGGTGAGCGCCTCTCTAGTTTCAGCATCGTTTGCAATTATAGAACCGAGCTTAAAATGGAACGGATTTCGTTTAATGTAGCTATCTTCTACGGCCATTTCGAAAGCCGGCCGAAGAATATTTTGAAAAGAAGCAATAGTACCTCTAGAAAGTCCGCCCGCACTCAGTTCCTTGAACCAGGCTTTGCATTCGCTGATTCTGACATCGTGTATCTTTTGTTGAGCGATTGGATACTGCTTAATTCTTCTAACAATGCTGGTGACCGCATTGAGAGTTCCTGCTTTCGCCCATTTGTGCAATGTCACATAACGGTCGACCTGCTCAGCGACAGTAACATGAAGTCCGTCGTAGGTGAGCCCTTCATGTAGAATTTCCTCGAGAATAGACTCTTTTTCTCTTAGTTCATTTAGTTTTTTTGCATAAATATACTTCCATTTTGTAGTATATGGAACTTTGTATCGGTAGTAATACGTTCCGTTAGGGCGTTCGCCCTCTCCTTTGTGTAGGACCCGTCCGTTTTTGTCCTTGCGTCGAGTCATTTCAACTCCTTCCTACTTAAAATGCTCAATCTAATATTATTATACAACATTTTAAGATTATTTCAAATACTTATAACGAAAAAGAAGTGTCTATAAACGCAGACATCTTTTTTCGCTTTATCATCCTTTTGCTGCCGATCCAGAGAACGTATGGACAGTCTTCACCTTCTGTTAATTCTCGGATTTTATTTTCTCCCAAATTAAAGTAAGCCGCGGCCTCTGGTATTGATAACAGCTCCTTCTCCCAGATCGGTATATCAATTTTCTTCTATCTGCTGATGGAAATCTCTCCTCTTGATTTTCTCGAACACACGTTCTATAATAAACGTGAGGTGATGATATGAACATTCGATATAACGGCACCCCGCCCGATGCTATTCGATTCCGGCCAGAGTACGAAGTGGTCGAAGTTTTCTCCGAGTCTGCTTCGAACCTCCCGACTTCACTTAGATACAAAGGCAAGATGTTTAACATTCAGACTGTCGGCCGCAAAGTATTGAACTGCGAGCTTCAGGCAATCGAGTACCATATCACGATCGGTAAGCACAAAACCAAACTCTGGCAAGATAAAGCCGGCACTTGGTATGTCCGCCCTAAAGTTTGAGGCACCCCGAAGGGTGCCTTTTTTTTACGAATATCCGTTCGATTTAAGCTCCGGTCGAGCCGATGCCGCCGGTTCTCTTCCCTCTAGGTTCATCGTCAACAGTGACGCCATATGGGACGAACACGCCCTGCATGAAGCGGTCGCCCGCTCGCAGATGAAGCGTCTTGCCTTCGCGGCCATCGTTTGTGATCTTCGCCATGATGTGACCTTCGTTCTCGGCGAAAAAGTAATCACAATCCACGATCCCCGTGGAGTTGTCTAACTGCATGCGATACTTGAAGCCCATGGACGAGCGCGGAAAAAGCATCAGCACCCATCCTTCCTCCATGTGGCAGCGCATACCGGTCGGGATCATTGCCGACTCACCCGGCTCAAGGATGATGTCATACGGCACGCGGAAGTCATATCCTGCACTGCCTTCGGTCGCGCGATCAGGGAAAACGAGGTCGCGCCACATATCTTCGATGCAGCTCTCTGAGATCAGAGGGTTGCATTTTTTTACGTCTGCCGTGAACTGTGGGTAGCTCACGGTGTCAAATTCTGCTACGGTTAAATACAATGTTTGTCCTCCCATAAGGTAATTTTCCCGCTCGCCGCGGTCTTTTTTATATCAATTACGCGCTGGTTGGTACTTCCGACCCACGGCGCGTTTATGTCTCTTTTGGTCTCCAGATATTCTCCATCGACAATGACATCGGCCAGTCCCACGGCAGGTAAAGAGCAAACCTACTCATAGGAATAGCCAGTGTACAGCCAAATGGTCTTATTCGGAAATTCCTCACGGATTGTCTGGAGCAAGCGAGTCACTGCTCCACGATTGCCCGGGAACAGAGGGTCGCCGCCAGACAGTGTAATTCCGTCGATATAATCTTTCTGAAGCTCTGCACGAATCTCGTCCATCGCTTCTTTGTCAAATGGGATACCAGACATCTGTTCCCATGTCTGTGGGTTCTGGCAGCCGGGGCACGCATGAGCGCACCCCGATACCCATAATACGACACGCAGGCCGGTTCCGTTCAGCATGTCATCCTTGGTAATGTTATGATAATTCATGTTTCACCTCTTACATGCTGACGCGGTCTTTTATCTCTGCGTTCTTAGCGTCGTTGTATCGTGTCTTGCCGTGGACACGAGTATAACCAAGATAGCCATTCATCCTATCAATCTTTGTGACGTCAGTCGATCCGCACTTCGGGCAGACATCCATATCTAACTGTTCATACCCGCACTTCTCACAGTACGCCAACGACAGGTTTACGCCTTCGTAGAATCCTAGTTTCATCGCTCGGCGAATCAGCGAACGGAGGGCTTCTTTGTTGTAAGATACCGGGTACCGACAATACTGGATTTTGCCGCCATTGAACAAATCCCAGAAGCGATTTTCAAGATCCTGCTTCTGTGGAGGAGTAATGTCCTCCCAAACGCCGCAATGGAAACTGTTCGACACATACGGTCGGTCGGATACACCCTTTACAATGCCATACTTCTTGCGGAACTGTTCAATCTGTAATCCACAAAGGGACTCGGCCGGTGTTCCGTAGAGAGCGTACAGAATGTGGTCTGCTTTTTTGAACTCCTCAGCCTTCTTGTTGATGTACTGCATCACTTCCAGCGCGAATGTGCCATCCTCGACGATAGACTTGCCATTGTATAGCTCCTGCAGTTCATTCAAAGCAGTAATGCCGAATGATGCGGTCATTGGCGGGAGCAGCTTGCCAATCTTCTCATCCGGTTCAAGATGGCCGCCGAGGAAGCCTCCCTGACAGAAGCCAAGTGGATTAGTAGAAGCCTTCTTCTCGGCCAGATAATCGTAGGTCTTCTTATGAAGATTCCGAATCATCTCGAGATAGTAGTCAAGCACCTCGTAGAAATCACGGTTCTCCTGACGAGCTTTTGCAAGGATCATCGGGAGGTGGAGCGAAATTGCGCCGAGGTTAAATCGGCCAACGAAGACGGGTTTGTCGTTCTCGTCTTCTGGGTGCTCTCCTCCTCGTTCAAACCAAGGCGAGAGCGAAGCTCTACAACCCATGAGTGACACGACGCGGCCATACTTCTTATACATAGAAGGAATATAGCCCTCGCCGGTTAACGAAAGAAAATCTGGATACATTGCCTTGGTGCTGCAATCTACTCCGCACTCAAAGACATCTTCCATCGGTTTCCCCTCACCATGAAGCTCTTCATCGTAAAGGAACGTCAGTTTCGGGAACAATACAGGCTTCTTATGACCAGCAGCTCCCTGACCGCCTGCTCGGACATTCATACAAGTCATGGATGCCATTCGACCAAAACGAGAATTGTCAAGACCGAACGAAACTGCAATGAACGGATAGTCGCCGCGACTGGAACCAACCGTGTTGAAACGATATTCCCAAGACTGGAATCCCTGCTCCATATCACGCTGAACCTTCTTCACAGCATACTCATCGGCGGCGGTCAGTACATCCTCGTGGTCGCCAAGATTGTTGTAAGCCGCAATTTCTGTGTACTCCTCAAAGTATTTCTGGTACGATTTTTCGGCATAAGGAGCCAAAATCTTGTCTACTTCAGGGATGGTGAATCCGCCATACTGACAAGCGGCCGCGCTGATTGCAACATCAGAGATAACATCGAACGCCACGTCAAGCGTCTTTGGCTCGTTGTACCAGACATTGCCCATCTCAAAACCGCCAGTTAGGACGTTCTCCATGTCGAAAAGGCAGCAGTTTCCGGTGGAGATTCCACCGTCCAACAAGAAACTATGATCGTCTTCTACCTCAAGACACCATACCTGAGCATTGCTGTTCAGTTTTGCAGGTTCAATTTCGATAACACGCCAAGCACCGTTTCTCATCTGCGACGAAGAGCATCCATACATAACGGTAGTGTCGCTCCGTTTCCCGTAATTGGTCGCACGATCTGTAATGTCTTTCTTGTTCGTGACATAATAGCCTGAGATATTCAACAGGTCTTCGATAAAGTGGTTGACATACCCAGTAACCTGAATACCCCTGTATTCACTCGAAGCGGTAGTCGCGCGCTTATGACCATCTGCGCACATGAGTCCGTTCATAAAAAAGACGGCGTTGTTGTAATCAATTTCCAAATAAGGAATGTCTTTTACTCCTACTTGAAGCATTGATACAAAGGAATCTCCGGCGCACGACGGTGGATTTGTTATACTGTATCCGCACTCAATGAAACGTGAAGCAAACTTTCTTTTTTCTCCGCATAATCTTACAGTTATGAACTTACGAACGCACCCATCGCTTTTTGTTTCTCCGTTTAAGGAACCATCGCCCATGGCAAAACCTTTACACCAAAGTTTCTTCTCCATCAACGACATTTCTTCCCATCGAATGTTGGTAATATCAGGCACTTGCCACAGAATATCTCCAACTTTTAGATCCGTTGTTTCTGTGCCGTCTTTTAGAATCCAACGATGATTGGGTGTGCAATAAATTTCTTTATGATTGCTGGTCGGAGTCCCTTTTGAAATCACGACTTTCTGAATCGGCTGATGGCCGTAGGCATGAACAATAGCCTTCTTCCACCTTCCTTTGTGTGTCCGGACGATTACCTCATCTCCGTCACAGAAATCATAAAAAGATTTTACTCCAGATGAAGTAATGAACTTCGTGTCTCGTCTAAAACAATTCATCGTGTCAAGTCGTGCAGATCGGTCATGAATGTAGATGTAACCGTCTTTCATAGCTTCACGCTCTTCTCGATTCAAGAAGAATTTCTTATACAATGCACTGGACAGCTCATTGTAAATCAAACTACGCTGAGTCGGAACCAGAGCGGAGTCCGTGTTGGCATTATTTCGGTCACCGATATAACGAATTGCCTGACTCTTGCGGTATACGTCATCGAGCATATGGACAAAATCCTGCTTATAATTATGGTAATCACGATAACACTTGGCCACATTTGGAGCTACATCGTCCAGAGCTCTCTCGACCGCATTGTGTACGTTCGCGACCGGAGCAACGTCCCCGCCATGTTCTGCAAGATGAGCCAACGTCAAATCAACAACGCGTCGGCACTGTTCGTCGGACAGGTCATACATAGCACGATTAGCGGACTTACGAATCGCGGAAACGATCTTTTGACTGGAGAACGCTTCGATAGAACCATCTTTCTTCTAGATATTCAGCATAGGCACCCTTCTTACTTAACTTCCTCGCGGCGCTTTTCAAAGTAGCCGCTGATTACCTTTTCTACAAAATCGTCGGCCTGCTTGCCGAGATCATCCAACGTCCCGTTATTAACTACGAGATAATCGTAGTCGTACTGGTCGACGTCGCGGTCTGCATGGTTGCTCTGAATTGGCTCGACGCCTGGCCTCTTGATCAGAAGCGTCAATGCGTCAAACTTCTTTCGAGCTTTCTCAATCTCCTCCGGCTCTCGGATGTGCATGAAGATAATCATGTCATCCTCAGCTGCATAGCGATTGTAAACCGACTCGAGATACTTCATCGGAGCATCGGAATAATCGGTCGCGAGATCCTTCAGGTCGGACAGAAACTTTCTAGACTTCTCATCCTTCTCCCCTGCCCAACCAAGGATTTCCGCGGCGTCTTTCACCCGGTCGACGGAACTGATCTGAATGGTCAGCGCATCGTGGAAATAGGAAGCGTCCTGACAAAGCTGACAGAACGTATCCTTTCCGCTTCTCGCTGCGCCATTTACAATAACTGCTCTCGCCATATCACACCTCTGCCTTCTGCGGATGGCCGCAAGACATCTTGCCTTCGGGACATTTTCCGCTCACACACGGAGCGCCGGCGTTATCAAAGATATTCGGAGCAACCTGCTGACATAAAACTAGCATTTGGGACGCCAACTCTCTAATCTCGTCCTGAGCGCGATTACAGCACCGTAGAGAGAAGAAATGGAGCAATTCGCGTGCATTCATGGTTACAGTGAAGTTCGTTTGAGCGGCATTAGGGAGCACGCTGCGAGCATTCTCGTTAGCAAACTTCTCGGCCGCCGAGCGATCCTTTTTGAACTCCTTGTAGAGCTTCTGATCTTCTTCGGTAGCGTTCGGGTCTGTGTGCATTGCCTCCATCTTGCTGTCCAGAGCAAGGTAAAAATACTTTGCGTTGTTCTGGAAGGCGATGTTCAGGCCGTCATGCGTGATGAACTTCGCATATTTCTCGCGGAGCTTTTCGCTCATCAGATACGCATGAATATCGCGGTAGGCCGATGTGATGGTCTGCATGCAGTCGCCAAAGATGCGAGCTGTGTTGATGTTGTTCTTGACCGCTTCCGGGATCGAAAAGTCCATGTTGTTGCTGTTGATGTAGCGCTGACTTGCGACGCTGAAGGAGGCGACACGGTGTCGCGTAATCTGCGCGAGCAGTGCACGGGAAACTCCTTCCACGCCGAACGTGAAGTTCGCGTGTTCCAGAACAGAGAGATGGCCGGACTTCTTGATCTACTGAATGAACTTGGCCGCGGCCTCGTTATCAATACCCTCCAGGATGTCATTGGACGGAGCCGACGAGTAACAACCCTTGCCGGCTGCAGCGACTACAAGCTCCGGTGCCGGAGTCCATGCTAAAAGGTTTACCTTCATTCGCTCACCTTCTTTGCTTCCCGAAGAGCCTTCAGTCGTGCAGCGCCTGCCGCCTTCTGCTCATCAGTCATATTTGACTTTCGCGGCGGCGTAATCTTGAACCACTTCTTCGGGAAAACGTAGTTCTTTGAGCCGTTGCATTCGACGGTCATCTTGATTTCATCTGGACGCTCTGCACAAAGCTTATCCAGCTTGCGCTGAAGCACGGTGTCGTAAGTAAATACACATGCCTCAGTCTCCTGCTGATTGTAATTCGCAATGGTTTCGCGTTCCAGTGCTGAAAGATTTGACATTCTTATTCCTCCTTCGGCTTGTCTGGGTTCTTTACCTTCATCGCGCACAGCCTTGCGATATCGCCGAGCACCTTCTGATAGTCAGCGAGCTTCTTGCGCGGCTTCTTCTTGAATGTGTCGATCAGCTCATTGATCGCACCCGTCAGGCCATAAGCCGCAGTATACATACCGCGCTGAAACTGCTGCTCGAGCTGACTGCGGAGCATTGTTTCAAATTCTTCTCTGGTTGGCTTCTTGTCTTCTTCCATGTGTACCTCCTTAAATATCGTCTACTTCTTCAATTCCGTGATACTGGATCGCGCAATCTTGACAGCAGAAAAGGTTGTCATCGTCGTCTCGCCAGAGTTCCCAATCCAGCGAGAGTTCTTCTCCACATCTTTCGCAGCGCCCGATGATTTCGGGAACGTAATCGGGATCGCGCGGGCTTTTCGAAAACAGCGGTTCAGTCATCAAGACAGCAACCCTTCATGCTCGTCGCTGCAGCATTCACAGTCACAGCACTCATCGTAATCGTTGTAGTCGGCTTCATCGATGTCGGCGGTGATGCGGGTGGTCATCTCGCCCTTCTCGCTGAAATATTCCGTAACCTGATGGATATGTCTCTTAATCATGTTTGCTCCTTTACGTGCTGGTGATATGGTACTCGTCGAGATACCAGTATCCGGATTTATTTTTTGTGCATTTGCTTACGTAGATGATGTCGCCTTCAGCGATCGGCTTCTGGTTGTACTGCCGAGACCTCAACGTCATTCGGACGCGCTTACCAGAGCCAAGGGATTGAGCGAAGCAGGCATAACCCCAAGGTTTTCCTTTCTCTTTGTCGAGCAGTGGTCGAAAGTCCGTCACAAGAACTCGACGGCGGTCTTCTTCTCTGCCGGTTTGAATGTCTACATATCCGAGAACGTCTCGCTGGTTCGCGATCTTCGTCTTAAACGGCAGATCCTGAATTCCTGCAGAGAGAACTTTCTCTTCACATTCGTGAAGCACCTGCGTTACTACGAGCTTCAGCTCTTCCTCAATCTGCTCGTCGATCATGGCGAGTTGTTCGACCGCTTCTTCCGAATTAGTCTTCTTGATCTCTGCTCGGAGACGTTTCTTCTCGTCGCGCAAAGCGCTCAGCTGGAGACTTGCGAAGGTATATTTACTAGCTGGCGAGCCGTCTTTCTTTGAACCGTCCGCGTACTTCGGTACGATTTCAGCCAGAAAGCTGTTGTCGACTCGTTCGCGTGGAAGTGACGCTCGGCCACCGTAATCCAATTCCTCGCAGAGGGAAATGATATTCAGCACCTCGCGGTCATTGCCGTATGGCTGAAAGTAGCTGATCTTCGCGAGCGGTTCTGTCGTAGCCGCCTTGATGCCGTTTGGCCGAAGCGCCAGAAGAACATCTGTAAGATACTTCGGACGGTCGACGCCGATCTCATAAAGACGAACTGCGGCGGCCTTGTTGAAACCCTTGATAGAGGTCAGCGCGTTATTGATCGCGTTGTTCTCCTCGTCGGCGGTTACCTTTCGGTTATCCTGTCCGAAACGAAACGGCGGGAACTTGATGTTGAAGTAGCTTTCAGCTTCATCTCTTGCTGCGGAGAGCTTATCCTTGTCACCCTTTTCGTCCATGATACGCATGAAGGTTTCATAGAACGCGAGAGGATGATGCGCCTTGAGCCATGCTCCGTAGAGGGAATCGAGGGAAACACAATAGGAGTGGCTGTTTGACGTCACAATGCCGGTATCGGTTACAAAGTTATGATACGGCGAAAGCATCTCAACGTCATACACGCGCTCGATTGCTTTAGGCTCGATGCTGACAATCTTATACTGGAGGGTTGGAATCCCCTTTTCGTATCGAGCGTTTCTTCCGTGAGCAAAATGGAGCTTCTTATGACAGCTTACACAGCACCAAGTGTAGTTATCTTCTGTGTTGTGTGTGCGGTCGAAGTCTTTGTGGTGAAGTTCAAAGCGGCAGTCGTCAGTATAAGGTTTTCCACATACTTCGCATGCACATCTTGCTTTCTTTTTCTCAGCTCGGACTCTCTCGTAAACGACGCTTGGGCCATCAGGGTGTTTCTGAAAACCCATCTGCCCGGGTTTTGGAAAGTTCGACTTGTAATTGCCGTTCGTGAAGGTGTACTTGTTTGTGTTCTTTTCATAAGAGCCCATAACGTACAGGATATCTCCGACCGATAAATCCTTCAGTTGTTTCTCCCCAGAAGGTGTTGGGAACTTATGATTGTCTGTACAGTCAATATAAGCGCCATTCTCAAGCATGACTCGGTATGTCTGACGCTCTCCGGCATAGGCGATATCTACAATATTGTTCTGATGAATTCTTCCATCTTCGAATATCGATAAACCACAGCCATACGTCCTCAGATACTTACTGTGCAATGGTCGGTGATTCGTCCGTTTCGCATACTCCAAATCGTTCTTAATCAAGAACATTTCCTCGATTGTAGGTTCAAACTCGACCATACCTCTGGTTGAACGTTTAATCTTCGTATCCCCAGACACACAGGCATTGAACGAATAGCTCGCCGAGTCTTCGATAATCTTCCAGACCATATCGGTCTTTTCAAGAGCCGTCTTTTCGTCCAAATGCTCCTGTTCGATCAGCTTCTTAGAGAACCCGTCGATGAATCGTTCGCGATACGCGAGAACTTTCTCCTTGCGCTTCTTGGCGATATTCTTGACCGCCGCGTAGCATTCCTTCATCGGGAAACCCGCGAAGTTCAATGCCGCCATCTGCTGTTCCTGATACAAGCAGAACGACTGCGGCAACTCATCGGTACGAAGAAGCTCGTCGAACGGCTTAACATCATACGAGAAATCCTGCCTACTCTCGAATGTCTTGTACATAGATTTGAAACCCGGGCGAATTGCGGCGATGAACGCACAGAGCTCAGAAATGTTCGTCGGCGCATATACGCCCACACGGCTTGCTGTTCCCGGCTGCTCGACCTGATTGATGCCAAGGGTACAGCCTTTACGGTAAATCCCCCAGACAATATCATCTGGCGGACACATGGCAAGGAGCTCGTTAACCGTTGGAACTTTGAGCCCTGCACGATGGTATCCTTTGTTGATGAGATCAACGACTGCGACGCGAAGCAGATCATTCTTGAGAAAATGGTTCTTTTCCGCCCAGTGACCATCCATCGCGCAGCACATCTTGTCTTTGATCTTTACCAGACCAATCTTGCGGCGAATGCTGCCCTGATACAGCAGGAACGCACACGGTGCCGGTGACCAACTTGTGATGATGCCCTGATACTCGGTCGATCTGATGTAGATTTCGTGGAACTTCTTGTCAATGAAGTCCATTATGTCGACACTGTCTTTTTCTTCTTCGTCTACTGTACGGAGCTTATTTTCGTATCGTTTGATCTGAGCGGACACTTCATTCGCCGTAGCAAAGTCAATGTCCTGCGATTTCGCAAACATTTTCCACGCAGCAGAGGCTTTTTGTGTACCGTAGGCTAGCATCTGCACTGCGTGGTCTCGGCCGCAGACCTGCGCTTGCCCTTCAGCGAAGATATCCTGTTCAGCGACGTTTTGATCAAGATCGGGAATGCTCTGTGTTTCGAGAATACGTTCCGCAGTCATAAAACGTTCAGGGTACATCTTGACTTTAGCGGCAATTCTGTCTACCTCAGTAAAGCCGAGCAACTTATTTGTGAAGAAACCGACGCAGCTACCACGACCAGTTGTAGTTAAATGGCCGCCGAGCTCTTTACCGCGCTTCATAATATAGTAGTCGTCGATAAAGTAATCGCTCATACCGCACTGCTTAACGGTGTCTGTTTCTTCTTTAATCGCCTGTTCGTAAACCGGATACAGTTCCGGATCAACCTCCGGTTTGTATGCTTCCCAGCCTTCTTGCACTAATCGCATATACTCTGCATCTTTCTGTTCCTGAGTCCAGTCTGGATGAAGAGAAAACAATTTGGTGCTGTCGTCGAAAATATCGCATTCATACTCTTCGACTTCGAGGAAGCAGTTCGTCTGATTGATCGCTGACTCAATCTCAGTCTCGTTCAAAACGCCCTGATCTCGGAAGCGCTGAACAGCGGTGTCGCCATCCGGGTAATCCATGAACCAATCTTCCTCATCGTCGTAGGCCTTTCGATCTTCTTTCGAAACGAGAAAATCGGTTCGGAGCTCTGCTCCATTAACGTCGATGTAATGGCTGTCGCAGCCCATGATAATCGGTGCGGGGATCTCTTTTCGGAGCTCCAGGATATAACGGTTCAGCTCCTTCTGTCGCTCTGACGGATGATACTGTACCTCAAACATGAAGTTGTCTCCATGTTTGTCGTACAGCTTCTTCCAGAGAGCTTTGAGACGATCCTCTTCTTCTGAGCGGTACTTCCAGCCTGCAACACAGGCCGTCGTAATCCAAACGTCGCCGGCCGGCAGCAGGTCGAGAAGCTCCTCGTCAAGTCGCGGCTGATAGTAAAATCCACCTTCGTTCGCTTGACTGAGCACTTCGTTAATCCATTCGCGGCCATTTTCGTTCTTCGCGCCAATCCAAATGTGGCAGTTGGAGCGGTCTTCCTCGTGCCGATCCCACACCCAGTATGCCTCAGCGGCGAACAGGAACTTCAATCCGTACTGCTTTGCGAGGTCGTAACACTCGATGTATCTCCCCTGCCAGCCATGTTCACAGCTGGAAAGAATGGAGTGGCCGAGCTCGACCGCGCGTTTCGCGTAATCTTCGTAAGTAACTACAGAGTCACTAACTCGCGGGTTACTAAATGTTGTGTGCTTGTGGTAATTCTAAAATTTAATCACGTGATCTGCTCCCTCTTGCTATATAATGTGTTCCATACGTCCGCTCCATTGTCTACGGGAGCCATTTTCTCGCCAAGGAGCCTGTCTCTGTTGCGAACCCAGTCGACTTGGCAGAAATGCTTCAGCTTTTTGATTTCCTCATCCTTACGCGGGTCTACTTCCTCATCGAAAGCAATTACAACGCGAACACGAAGCGAAAGAAGGATTCTCAGCTGATAAGGGTTAAGATGAGATGTCAGCGCTGCGCAGCAGTTATCATAGCCATAGCCGGCAGCCTTGAGCACAGACTTTGCGCCTTCGAAAAGGATAACTTCCCCTTTTCTCTGAATGGCTTCTCGGTTCTCATACAGTCCGAAAAGCGTGTCAAGGACGCCGAGCTTCATAAGATAAGTGTACTTGCGGAGCTTCTTCTCCTTAAAATCCGGGTCGAGGGTTCGACCGCAAATGCTGAAGATACGGCCGTCCGGCATTCTGATCGGATGCACGATACGATTTGACAGCACATCATATCGGTAGCCGAAGCGCTTCATCTGGTCAAGAGGAATGCCCTCATCGAGCCAAGACTGAAACTTCTCCGGCCGCCATTCATATTGTTCCATCACATCTTCATTCAGGAAAATGTGATGATTTTCACTTTTTTCGCTATGAAAAGTGTGATCGTTCTTGGGGATGTACTTTTTCAAAACCTTTACTGGGGAGAGATGTGCTGGCGGAAGCATAACATCTTCTGTAATGCCGGCGAAGGCTTTCATCCTCTTGACTGCTTCATACATGGAAACGCGGCTGTAACGTCTTTCGAAGTCTGCTACATCTCCATGCGCTCCGCAGCCGAAGCAATGATAAAACCCTTTTGACCGACTAACCGTAAACGAGGGAGTTCGCTCATCATGGAACGGGCAAGACGCGACATACTCATCTTCGCTGTGCCGCTCGAGGTCGAGATACTGTGAAATGTAGTCGACGATATCAATTTGTTCAACTACTTCTCTGATCTCCATGATTTACTCCTCGTTAAAATGGTGCGTTGGGGTCGTGCTGTTTTGGTGCCTGTTCGTAAGAAATCAGGTTGCCGTTAAACTTTAAGTCGATATATTCTCCGGGAGCCATCTGTTCTCCGTTACGATTGAGGACGACGCGGAGCTTCTTGTTTCCACATTCCACTCCATCCTACTGGATTTCTTCTGGAGTCTTGTTGTCGATAATCATAATGGTCGAGGCGTTACGAGCAATTTTTGCACTATCCGCAAGCTTGCCGGTTGCTGTTGTCTGAGCAGCGCCAAGGCCAATCAGACCAAGGTCTCCGCAGAGGACATTTTTGACCATATCTACGAATTTGCCTAAATTTGAGTAGACCTCGTAAGCGGCTCCGTCTCCAGAACCTGAATCTGACGCCTTAAAATAATCTACTATCAGAACCTGTGTATCCTGTGCGTGCATAGATTTCTTCACAACAGAGTAAACGCCATTAGGATCGAAGATCGGCATATACTTATGTGTGAACTTCTGTTCCTTAATCCACTTGAGCGCGGCCTTAATTCTCTCAGCTTCTTCGTCTGTATATTTGCCAGAACGAATTCGGCTGAACTCGATCTTTGTGAGATGTGCGATCAGTCTGGCTGTGAACATTCGAGTGTTGAGCTCGCTGTCGATATACAGTACACTGTATCCCTGCCTCAAAAGGTCGACAGCCTCATTGAGCAGAAACATACTTTTGCCCTGTTTAGCATTCGCGCCAACTATGACGAGTTCCCCTGCCTCGAGCTGAACGTAGTTATTCAGAGCTGGGAACTTGAACGGAACGCCAGACATTCCTTCGCCCTGCCGCGCCTTAATTTCTTCCCAGAGATCGTCTACGACATCCTTATACTCTGGCAGCTCATTCGTCGTGGAATAATCCATGATAACGCCATCCAGAATGTTGTAGATTTTCTCCTCAATATGCTCCTCGTTTTGTGAAAAGCAGAGTCTCTGACATGCCTCGAGTTTTTTGTAAGCGTCGCGGCGAAATGCCTTGTCGAGCACGTTGTTAACCGCCAGCATGTATTCAGAAACCGAGTTTCGGGCAACGCCTTTGCTCAGTTCCAGGAACTCGTTCAGACTGCCGGGAGTGAAGTCAGTCGCCCACTTCTTCGTGCTCTCCTCAGCGCTCAGCATGTTGATGATGTTGTAAGCATCAATCTGTTCGACGCCACGCTTTGCCAGTTCGCTGATCGCGTAGTAAAGGCTTGCGTTCTAATTATCTGTAAAGTGCCGCGGCCGGAGGTTCTCTGAGTAAAAGCTATAGTCGGGATGCTCAATCAGCGTCGCGACAATTCCGGCCTCGGAGTCTACACTTTTGATGTCGTTTACATTCACTTTCTACTCACTTTCCTACTCTTTTTGCTTGGTTTCTTTTCTGTTTTTGGCTTCACGTAAACCGAGGACATAGGACAGTGTGTTCGCACGGAGCAAATCTCTGAGCAGAAGAAGTCGGCCTTTCCGGCCTTCTTTGCATCTTTTTCAGACAGAAAGTTCTCTCGTGCTTTGATAGTGTGCTTGTCGAGCCATTCGTCTGTCTCACAGGCTGACTTAACTGCATCGATAAAGTAATCCTTAGCAGCGATGCAGTCATCTGGAGTGCACGGCATAATATAATGCTTCTGCCCTCGGAAAAGGTCAAGGTCTGTGTAAGACGGCCAGATCCCGTAGATCTCATGAACGAGGTAACCGTAGAATTCGAGCTGCTTTCGATACTTCTTCTCTTCCGCTTTGGATGAGAATTTTTTCTTACTCTTGTGGTCTACGATAATAATTTCTCCGGTCTCTTTGTTTTTAATTAGCAGATCGATGTAGCCGATCACTTTGAAACCATCAATCTCAGCGCGAACTTCAAGCTCGACGCCGAGTATTTCATATTTTGGAGAGAGTCCTTTGAAATGCTTTGCAAATGCAAGACCGTCCTCGTAATAACTTTTCTCAAGGTCGACCCATTTGTTAGGCGGCCACGGAAGAGTTACCTTCGATGTGTAATCCGTGAGATACAGCTCAAGCAAATCCTCTGGCTGAATGATGCCTTTGAAAGTCATCTCGAGCCATTCGTGCATTTGGCTTCCGTATTGGGCGAACACATTCTCGTCCTATTCGATTCGCGGCTTGTGGAGCCGCTGAAGATAGAAGCCGTAGGGACACTCATGTGCCTGCGTGGCGGATGACCAACTCCAGACTCTCTACTTCAGCTTTTCTGTCCACTCGCTCATAGCTTAAAACAGGGCGTCGTCGGACTCGACCGGATTGCTGTCAATGCCTTCCTCGAAGTTCTTCTTCTGGCCGCCGCCGTTGCCATTAGTCTTACCGCCGCAGAACTGAATGTCGTCTGCGTGAATAGACCACGCGATGCGATTGTTGCCGTCCTTGTCGGTGTACTTGCGGGACTCCATAGCGCCGCAGATTGCAATGGCGTCGCCCTTTGCAAAATACTTCGCGAGGAAATCCGCCTTCGCACCAAATGCAGAAATATCAAAGAAATCTGCCTGGCGGTTGCCGTCCTTATCCTTATACGAACGGTCGACTGCTACAACAGCGTTGCATACGTTGGTGCCGCCGTTAGTCTGCTTCAGTTCCGGGTCACGAGCCAGTCGGCCGATGATGATAATCTTGTTCATGTAATTTGAGTCTCCTTATGTCTTTTACTTCTTCATATTCTTAATCGCTGCCGCGATTTCCTCGCAGAGCGCGATAGTCGGGATTTCAGTCGGCGAGTCATGGCCGTTGTTCTTTTCGGCAATCAGCTCGTAGATCTTCGTGCGGTCGACGCCTCGCTTGACAGCTGCCTGTGCAGCGGAAACGACTTTCTTACGAGCATCAGCCAAACCGGTGCGTTCCTTCTTGACGCCCTCCGGCATATCCTCGCCCTCGTAGATGTAGAGCCCGAGGCCGAACTGTGCGCATGCCTTCGCAAGAGCACGCATCTTTGCCTTGTTTGCATCGGTGGAGGTGACCTGATCTGCCTTCATGGCGTTGTTCTTGAAGTCCATGATAGCGTAGGTTTCCTTAGCTTCCATACCATTGATGGTCACGCCGATCTCAACCCATGCACTCTTTCCGTCGTCAAACCACGGACGCGGCTGCGGAGTGCGCTTAACAGTACGGGATACGGTCGGAATGCCGTCCTCATACTCCGTGGTAGTCTCCTCATACGGCTCCGGCTGACAGGTGTAAACATGGTATGTCGCGTCAGGATAACGCTTCTTAACCTCTGCCCATGCGGCTGCCCAACTGATGTAGGACAAACCGTTCTTCTTCTTTACCTTTCCGGTGACATCTGCATCATACAGAGTCTGAAATACGCTCTTTGTTGCTTCGCTCAATTAGCTGCCTCCTGCTTCTTTTCGCGGCGCTTTGCGAAATACTCGAGACGCTTCTCGTGCTTCTTCTGGCGTCGCTCCTTATTCTTTGCGAGACGGTTCTCGCTCTGATACTTTGCGCAGCCCTTCTGATGGCTGCTTGGCTTGTGCTTGGGCATACCCATGTTAATCACTCCTCGTAGTAAAATATCTATATAAACCCTTGCAGGGTGTGTTGACTAAAAAGTCGGATTTGCGGTTAGTGCTCAATCGTGATTTCGAGCATGTGGCTGGCTTCCATGTCGGCCAGCTGAAGCATCGGCACGAGCTTGCACTTCTCGGTTGCTGCGCTCATTGCTCGGTCGCCGCCTTTGACAGCGTTATCGAACCCGTTCATGTGCCAGCGGATTGCCAGATACTCATCGGGCGTCAGCTTCATGAACTGCTGGATGATGAAGCACGACTTCTCTCCGTGGCCGCCCGGAAATACTTCGTCGAACTTGTACGACATATACTGTTCCCAACGACCGTCTGCGTCTTTACGGAACGCCGGCTGTTTCTTGTACGTCAGGCACTTACATAAATCATGAAGCAGAGACGCGATTGCCAACGTTTCGTCGGTGTACTCGAATTTTTCGTACTTCTGATGAAGAGCCACCAGACAATCATAAACATTCAGCGAATGCTCGCAGAGGCCGCCTTCATAGTTGCCGTGGAATCTGGTCGAAGACGGAGCAGTAAAGAAATCATTATTCTCCAGATAGTGGATCAAATCCTCTACACCTTCGCGCTTTACCTTATCTCGCAGGATCTGCAGGAACTCTTCCCGATTCTTAGCGAGCTGCTCCGGGCTTAAAAACTGTGTTTTGTCCGCCATTACTTCTCGCCTCCATGATAGATCTTGCCGATGATCAGGTTTTCGCATTTGATCGCGTCCATCATCTCTTCGCGCGTCTCCTCAATCTTCTTCAGTGCCGCGAGATGCTCTGCCTTTGCTTTCTTGCGTCTGGCTCGCGCTGCGGCGAGTTCAACGCCAGTGCTGATCACAAAATGGTCATCTGGGCGGCAAGAGGCAATACCGACGTAGCCATCGTTGCAGACCTTGATTTTCCACGACTTGTTCTTGGGCTTGCTGATGTAATACTCAACACCAGACATTACTTCGTGATGTGGGCCTGCCCATTCGCGCTGCTTCTTCTGATCTTTGTCACACCACTTAACCGAGCGTTTCAGCATTTTCTTGAAGTCCTCGTAAGAGTAATTGGCTGCGTTCCAAAGCTCATCAAGCTCGGTTTCGGTATAGTCACCGACAATTACCTTGTCGCCGGACTCCCTCTTGAATTTTTCCATGCCGATGACTTCGAAATGTTCGGCGAACTCCTGCTGAGAAACGCAATAACCGGTAACGCCAATGCCAAAAGTGACGTTCAGGAAATTCTCTATGTCATATTCGCGGCTTCGGATAACGGTAATGGATGTATCGTCTGCATTCTTTACCGTATAAATATCGCCGATTTCGTCGCTTTTCTGAAGCGGCTTAATCAGTCTCACTCGGGTTCCTTTTGCTAAATTCATGATGCTTTCTCCTTGTTCTCGTATCGTTTATTCCAAGCATCGACTGCTCGACGCTGTTCTTCTGTCATTGGCTGGTTGTATCTTTGCAGAGCCTGAACAATCTTGTTTCCGCGAACCTCAATCGTGACTAGACTCTGATCGGGGCATTCTGCATATCGCATAAAGAGGATATGACAGCAGCCGTCGATAACTTTATCGATATACGAAGCCACGCAGTTGTTCTGCTGAACAGCCTCATCCTTGATGTCCTGCGAAGTTTTCGGATATACGAATACAAATTGTCCTATTTTGCACTCGAGAGATGGATCGCGCCGAGCCTGAAACTTTGTTTCGTCGATTGTGGTCTTGAGTCGTTCATAATTTCGTGACGCAATTCTATGCGTAGTGAGAAAATTTCGAGGATATTTGTCGAATTTCGGGCTTATCTCATGCATCATGTACGCATAATCGAAAAGTTCGTTCAGTAGATAGGCCGGGTTCTCTATCGCTTCGTATGTCATCAGATGATCGATGTAAAGGAAGAGAGCTTTCGCTGTGTATCCGTGTTCTTTAATCAATTTCTCGATTCTGTATTGATCTTCCATCCATCTTTTAGGCAAGGCTAGCAGATCGCGCACACTAGCCATTGTCAGCGTCTGATACTCAAATTTGCATGCAGTCTGATAGACGTCTGGCATGGCAGCATATGTATCGTACAGATCCGGGGTTAAACGCCAACCGTATTTTACGCATGCCTTAAGCAGCCATTTTGGTGTCTCGTTGATGCTCCAGCGATATTGTCTACTCATATTCCTGATGCCTGCTGAGAAAAACTGTTCGAAGCGAGACATCTAAGCAGCTCTTTCTAGGAGAGTTCCCGGATTTGTGATATATGTCTTCTGCGAGAGACGCACAAAGTCCAGAAAATTACGATAATGCTCGTCTTCGAAGCTTCGAACGATGTTTTCGATACTATATCCACGCAGCTGCGACTTTAGATCCTTCACTGGTTTGCCAAGCTTGCCGTAAGTAACGCCCGTCGAGAGGTCATACCTGACCGTCGAACCGTCGTCGAGATCAAAAATAAAAAATTGTCGTTCTTTTCTAGTTTTCAATTCGATCTTCCTCAAATACTCTCTGTTTCGTCATTCTTCGGTACCGAAATGTTCGGCATATTCTTCGATAAATTCGATCATCTCAGGTTCTTCTGGGAAGAATGGATCTTCCCCGCTTGCTGCTATTGTGCCCAAGCAGTTCATCATGAATTGACCGAAGCGCCAGTCTGGCAGTTTCTTCCACGCGGCCTTCAAGCGGTCGCAGAACTCATCAATTCTGGCCGGGTCTCTCATCGTTTTCCTCCGTGATCGGAACCCACTCGGTTACCATGATCGTCCTCTTATACTCGCGTTTAGTTACTTCTACCGGCTGGCTACAGTATTCGTTCTCCTGACATTCGGTAAGTCCGCGATCCCAGTCGATTGCGAAATATCGGTCGCCGATCTTGAAAACCGTTGTCATGCAAGTTGTCCATCGACCACTATCGTTCTCGATCTGATCGACTTCGGTGCCAACCTCGCCCCACGCCATCATCTTGCGTTCCCATTCATCGAAAGCCTCTTTACGGTCAAAACGTTCCAGAAACGTCTGGTTCAGATTTTCTTCTTCGCTCATATCGTCACTTCCTTATATTTTCTCTACACTACTTACAATCGATTTCGAACTCCATTTCTTGCAGCATAAAAATAATTTTTCGAAACTTTTTTGCTGTTCAGAGCTTAAATTATCCTTACACTACTTACAATCGATTTCGGGAATCGTTTCTTGCAAGTCCCCTAAAATATTTTTAGGCTGAATCCCTTGTAAATCTCTACACTACTTACAATGGAATCCAGCCTATACTTCTTGCAAAACACTAAAAAATATTTAATTTTCAGACGTAAAACTCAGCCATGTCTTCGAGTCTCAGGCACGCGAGTCTGCGATACGGGTTCGTCAGATTGCCGCAGCCGCAATCAATGCAGATGAAGCCTTTGCCGTGAAAAATCTGATACGGCTCATTGAACTTCTCGGTCAGATAGCAGGTCGGCGTGTGACCAACGATGTAATGCTCGTCTCCGAAGTCATCGTCTGCCGCGACCCTCCCCCAGATCATGTCGAGGAATTTAGTCGACGGCCGGCCATGAACTAAAGTCCACATCGTGCCGTTTACTTCGACGGCCTCCATTGCTGGACGTTTGTGACAATACCGAAGGATCTTGCCGCGCTCAGCAGTGGTGCGGTGGTAAAGAAGATCGCGGCGAGTCTTGTTTCCTCCGTTTGCCGCCCACATTCTGCGAGCCTCCGGGAATGAGTCTTTGCTCAACGTGCCGAGCATCATATCCTCGTGATTGCCGAGAATAAGGTGAATGTTGCCCTTGTCGATGATTTCGAGAAGGATTTCTACGCCCTCAGCTCCCCGATCGATTACGTCTCCGACGATGTAAAGCTGGTCGGCCGCGCTGAAATTGATCTTTTCGAGCATCTCATGGAAGCGGTCAATCTCTCCATGGATGTCGGACATTACGTATGTTGCCATTGGTTTTACTCCTTGTGTTATGTTCAAAATTATGCTATTATATATGTGTGAGGTGAGATGATGAGCCAGTATAAAGATATTTTAGATAAATACCATCTTGGTATGAGTATGAATCGAATTGCGGAAGACCTTTCCATCTCTCCGCAAGTAGTCCGAAGAGCGCTGATAACCGCAGGACTTTATAACTCGCCCAAAGCTGAATGCGTTCAACTGCTTCACAATAAAAATATGCCTGTTCCTGATATTGCCGCATCCCTTCGTATGTCGAACAGCGCCGTGGCGTCATACCTTCCGTACCCGCGAGGTCCCCGAAAAGATTGGGAAGTTACGGAGAACGCTCTCAAAATCAGAGAGTGCCGAGAGAAAAAGAAACAAAAATCCAGTGATAAAAAGAGCTGACGTATGTCGGCTCTTTCCTTTTTTTACTTGAAGAAGCCTCCCCAGGTCAACAGGCCAAACTCAACCAGAACAGCAAAAAGCGTAACCCAGAAATTGTGATTCTCGTTTTTCCGTTCGCCATGATGTGCCGCTTCAATGCCAAGACCTGCGCCCCAGAGGACAATCATAAATATCTGTGGAATTCCCATTACTTTTCTTCTCTCTCTTTCTCTAACTTCTCTCGGATTTTTGCTTTCTTTTTTCTTACTTTGCTATTGAATGGCTCCGGCATCAGATACTCGCCGGACATGATTTTCCGGTACAGCTCCTGCGCTTTAGGACTCAGATCTGAAATGTTAACAGTCGTGCGATTCATTGGTCGTCCTCCATTAAAAACAATGCCGATATACCATTTAAGCCATGCCAGTTCAATGCTAACGTAACATTCGCCGTTGTGGAACAAGATAGTCGGCAAGATGAAAAAATCGCGAGTGTATGTGCCTTTTGTCATCCGCAAGTCAACCCCAATACTGCAAGAATTAAGATGCTACCGATTACACAAAACTGGCCGGCAGCTTGTTTCAGCAGCGCCTTATTTTCGTTTTCTCCGAGTATCCACTCAATATCAGAATCTCCCACGAGATGAATTCCTGCAAAGAACAGAGCGACACCGATAAGGCATAGAAAAATTCTGAACATTATAATCAAGCGTGATACCCTTTCTCTTTCTTCGGCGCGTTCTCTTTTAACCATTTGCGGTTTGCCTTGCACTGGTTGCAGTTGTTCGGGTTCTTGCAAAACCAGCAGCCGTCACGATCGAGCCAGACGTGATGCGGCACTTCTGGGCGAGGCTTTCGTTTCGCTTTACCTATTGTGAATCACTCCAAATTAACCTTTTGTGTTATCGAAACTCCGCTCATACAATTTTGGTATTCTATCAATGTAAGACGCGATATTTTTGGTACATTTGGAACAGACCTCACCATAGGAATATGATCTTTCGCCACCATAAGGAATTCCATTTGTGAGCTTCATATCGATCTTGTAAATCGGCTCTGTGAAGCTGTGATATAGCTCTTGCCCGCAGATGTCACAAAATGTTCTTGTCATCAAATTACTCCTTAATTTCCACTACGATTACCGTTCCGCCATCAAATACGGTTCCGAAACCGCCCTTCTCTGTAAAGGTGTGCGTCTCAGGCTCCTCATCCTCGCGCATCGGTCGAGTGAGATACCAAAGGTCGTCGTCTTTCCAAGTGATTTCCTCGAGTTTCAGATTTGGTTCGAGGGTGATGGTGGTTGTGCCGCCGAAGTCTCTGGCGAAGCTCTGTTCCAAACGGTTGTTTCCGGCCATCTCCGCATCACTGCATCCGGCCAGCAGGGCGAGAAGAGAACAGGTAACCGCAGCCGCGATAAAAAGTTTTTTCGTATTCATTCCTCTACCTCAACATAAACACGATATCCTGTGCCGTAATAGCCGTTGTCATAGCCTTCGTAACGAAGAACCTCGGTTGTTGGCTGGTTTACAGAATACACGAACAACGAAAAGACTTCGTTTCCACTATTAAAGTCATCTGAACACTTAACATCCGTAATCATATTTTCACAGGCGTTGAGTTTGGTTAAGTAGAACCACCCATTGCCACAACCACCGCAACCCTCATTCCCGATTACGATCAGTCTCGTGCCATCGTCTAAAATAAGCCGACCGGTCTGACCGTCTACCTCTTCGACCTTTACGATAGAATGATACAGTAATGCCTGTTTCATATCTTTTTCCAAATTCGGGGAATCCGAACTGGTGAATCCTCTGATCTTCATATAAGAACCTCATTTCTCATCACTGTTCTTTAATTGTTCAATGTACGCTACAATGTTGTCTGCACAATCCGGACATACTAAGTTGTAGGTCTCCTCCACGATACGCCCACTGAAGAACGTAATCTGATATTTTTCGCCGCATTCTCGGTTACTCAACTCTTTACCGCAGGTATCACAAAACATGCCGCTTCCTTGGCTTGATCTAAGTCCAGTAGTCGAGATGACATCGGGATTTTCAGATGACTCTCGCACCGTGACCGAACAGCCAGTTAATGTCACCAAGGATAAGCAAACAACCGTAGCAGCAATAAAAATCTTCTTCATCCGTACACATCCTCATAAAAGTAATCAAAGCATTCTGAACTGCAAAGTCTTCGCCCAAAACGGAGATCGGAGAATTGAGTTTTCTTCCCACAGATACAGCATGGTAAGCTGATCTGATGCTTGAGAAGTGCGTGCTTTGCTTCTCCGACTTTCATGTCAGGGAATCGCTCAGAAAAGTCCATGTAAAAACCTCATTTCTTTGTCCGGGAAGATTCTAAAGCTCGAAAATATGCTTGCTCTCGGGTTCTCACATTCAAATCACTGACTGCGGCAACATAAACCTCTTCTCCGCATCCTGGACAGAGCGCAAGTCTTTCATTGTAAGAAAAAGTTATTCCTTTGATTGTCACCCATTGTGGTCTTATTACTCTGTCATACGAAACACTTTTCCCGCATTGCGGGCAAAACGCAACACAAGTCACTCGCTATTTCCCTTTCTATTTTCGTTTATAACTTCCACTGATATATCGCAGTCCAGCGATTATTGATTCTCTCTCTGGTGTTTGTCCAGCCATACGGGCACGCCATATACAGCCAATAGAGAAAATTCAATCTCATTCTGGTCAGCAATGGGATGCTACTGCGATGTCTTACACGCTTGCGGCCTTCTTTTCGGATAGCTCGCAGGCGTTTTTCGAGCTCTCTATCAGTCATCAAATCAGCCTTTCTTGTTAGGGCAATAGGAACTACATGTTTTGTTCCAGCAGTCTGTGTTACAGTGAGACACACCTTTGGGTTTATAGTCTTTTGGAGCGATAATGCTCAAAATGGAGTCCTGTTCATTCGGGCAGGTCGCCATGTAGCACATCTTTACTTCAACCGCCTCTGCGATTTTTCTACGATACCATCTCAAGAACATTGCAATTCCTCATTTCGATACGCAAGAACCAGCGCGGTATATAAAAAATATTCAGATGATTTTCTGAACACTGTCTGATATTGAACTTCAACTTCACAGCCATGATTCTGAAAATCTTCAATCGTACTCGCTAAGCGATTATTAAAATCGTCCGCGGAACCAGAAGTAATCATTGCTGTGTTCACATATTTTTTCACGTTACGCACCTCTCATCGTACAAATTAAATGGAATCCGAATGCCATCCAGAACAGAACCGAGAAGATAAAGCACGATTCTGCGGCGCTTTTCAGCTGCCATCGCAGAATTCGGTCGCCTTTTACTCGGCCAGAGGACGTGTTTAGGATAAACCCGGCCACACCGAATAAGAGTGCAATAATTCCTGCTGTCATAAAATCTCCTTACCGCGCAAAGTACACAAGTATCATAATCATCGCTATGATTCCGAGAACTGCTGCGACTAGTTCTTCTTCTTCTGTTGACGCATTAACAATAAGCCAATCCATTGTCACAGTTATAACGAAGAGCGAGACCCAGAAGATCATCCGACCACCCCGAGCATCATCAGGATCATCAGAATCGTGCAGACAATCAGTGCGTACACGGGGAGTCCGAGATTCAGTGCGTCAGCACGAGCTTCCGGGTTCCTGCGGGCTTCTTTGATCTTCCCACATGCCTTCTTTACGTCTATGACAGACAGAACAAGGAACGGGATGATAAGTAAGAGCCAGTAAAGTCGCATTTAGGTTACTCCTTTTCGTTAGAATAAGTGTGTTTTCGCCGGAACATCTTCAGAGGGCGCTCATCTTGACCGATGACTTCTGCCTCATCTTCTGGCTCGTATTGCAATAAAGCAGCCGATGTGTAGCTGTATACTCCCTCTTCGTTTATGAATTCCGGCTTTGTCACCCAGACTGTGCCGTAGTATGGGTCGGCGATTGCTACATATGTAAAGTCGTCTCGCACAAAAACGTCGCCAGTCCTGAGATCACGCATTTTCTTTGTCTGTGGAAAGTCCATCTTGAATTACCTCTTTTGGGATTACTACCAAACTGATTCGTTTTGATTGTGGATTAACCGCGGGCATTAAGCCGGCCTTCATCTGGCTCTTCCCTGCTGTTACTCTTAAATTCTGCTAAGCTGCAAAAATCAAATTCCTTGGAGAGGTATAACCCATACGGATTAAGGCAATCCTTAATGCCTTCCTATCCTACTCCGTAGAATTTGCAGTCTCGGCAATAAATGATTTGTGTATCACCAATCTGCATTGACAACCACCTTATGACCTCTCAGCAGAGCGACGGCCACGAGCTTTTCAATATCATTGTTCGGCCAGTAAATCTTCTTGACAGAATACTCGGCAAGCTCACGAGCCTGTTCGTCCGTGAGTGCCATGTCTTTGCCGTACCAATCGCTATCGCCGCCCTCAGCGTAATAGTCGATTGACTTTAAGAAATCGTACCAGTCAGGCCCTCCGGCATTAACCTCGTTTACATCCTTTGTCGTGACGAGCTTGCCGCAGTCTGGACAGCGAAATTCTTGAACTTCCTTAATCGTAACGTCGAGACCCATCGTCGTTTCCTCCTCCATAAAGTCGTGAGCCGCAATCCAACGTTTTACTGAATCGTCGTTCTGTTCTTCTGGTGTTTTCCAGTCTTCGATAAGCTGCCCCCACACAGGATTTCCCTCCCAAATGTCGATGAAGCTGTCGTACATTACCTATCTGCCTCTTAATCGTTTAGCATTCTGCAAGAGCCAAAATCATCTTCATTGGCGAAATCCGCGCTTATGATAAACGTCGGTCGCACGTTATTGATAGCATCTATCATATCTTTTTTAGTCGGCCAGTACATTCCCTCATCATCATAAGCGCCGAGCACGGCCTGAATGGCATCTTTTCGGCTAATTAACTCGATATCTGGAACTTTCGATGCATTCATTACCATTCCTCCTCTGAGTCGTATGACGGATTGAACGGACAATCGCCGCAGCGAGATTTCAGGTCGCCGTTCTCATCCTCGTACCAGTCATCACCGTATCCGGTACATTCGTAGCAGTAGTCATTATCGTCCCACATTACAGCTCCACTCCTTCGATTTCAGCGCGGATTTCAAGGTCGTGCAGATATTCACCCATGTGCCTCTTCTGTTGGCGGAGTAGGTCAAGAGAACAGTTGGGAGTGAAGTCAAGCGTTCCGGCCTCGTACTTCGTCACCATGCGATGCAGCTTCTCGTAACGGGTCTTGAGGTCGTGGTATTCGCCCTGCATACGTTCCTGCCAGCTAGGCTCAACAGAGATTGCTTCACATTCATGAGTGTCTTCGATAGGCTCATCACAGCTCACCGGTTCCAATGGTTCATACATTTTCTCAAATGCGTCTTTCTCATAACGATTGATTGTTCCATTTGTACCTTTTACAACAAAATCTCCCGGATATACCGTTGTCAGATGACTGCCGACGAGTATACCTAAAGTAGCATCTTTAAACCAGAAAACTCCACAATTACCTGACTCACACATATTTTCAATTTCTCTGTAACACCCTGCTTCCTCTGTCCACTGGACAGCTTCGACAAATTCTGGCTTTTTTTGATATTTCATTCAAGCGTGCTCCTTTATCTCAAAACCAAAAACATCAGAGACGATAAGATTCACTCCACATTCCGGGCAGCAAAGATTGCCGTCACCTAGTTTCCTTCCGTCTCCATTTTCGTAGTACCATTCAATTTTTATATCTTCACCGGAATACTCAAATAAGCATCCACAGTTTACGCATTCGCACCGGCGAGCTATTGGTTTCAGTGCTCGACGAAACCCGTGTTTAATAATTTTCATTCTTCTTGATCCTCCTGTTTGAGACGATAAGCTGTCCACAAGTCCCAATAAGCACAATTACGATTCGCTCCATCTACAAACGACAAGACAGTCCCCGGTAACAATGAACCACATACCTGATTGGTCGAATCCACCACCATGCACTGACTTACGACGTAATCGTTTTGGGTTTTAACCCAAACCACTTCACCGTCTAAGGACATCAACTCGCGCGGTGTAAGTGGACGGTTGTCTATCAACTTAGAGTCGCATAACTTTCGCAGTTCTTTCAGTTCGGTCAACCAACGCGAAAGCTGCGAAAACTCAACACCATCTTCATCTGTTTTTGCCCAGTATATACGCTTAAAATGTTCAATCGCTTCATCTAACGTCACGCTACAAACACCTCATCGTTCAAATAGGTTTTCAAAGGCATGGATAACACGAAGAAGTCGTTCATCCAGATAAGATTCTGCCTTTTCTCTTAATTCCTGCGGCACGCCATAGTATGCTTCGGCTACACCGCCGGTAATTGCGGCAATATCGCTATCGCCACCGATTGAAATCGCGTTGCGGATAGCATCCTCAAAACTGGTCGATTCAAAAAACGCTTCGAGCGCCTGCGGGACGGTATCCCAGCACGCCAGAGAATACGAATACGTTGGCCGAATTTCATCCAGAGTGAAGTCCATTTGGTAAAAATATTCGTTGATGTGTTTCTTGATCTGTTCTTTTGGCCACCCGATTCGCGCATAATACGTTGACACAGCCACCGCGCTGGCACCAATGAGCGCGTCCATATGGTTATGTGTTACGTCGGTAATCGTATCCGCAAGTATTATCGTCTGTTCACGACTTGTGGTAACAAAGCCGACAGGAGAAATTCGACTTGCGGCTCCGTTTCCATAACTATTGGTCGGCTCATCAGATTTGCTATTGACCCAATCTTCAAAACGTGTGCCGTAGTCTGCGTCAGGGTACTTCTTTGCAAGACCTCGTAGCCACACTTTTGCACTCTTCTGTAATTGCGAATAACTTGGTCGGCCACCGTCTAGCAATGCACCCGCGACAGCAACTGTCAGAACTGTATCGTCGGTGAAGTGGCAGTCATCCGTGAACAACTCAAAGTCTTTGATTTTAATGTTGTCGTACTCGAAACGTGAGCCGACGATGTCGCCGATAATTGCGCCGATCATAATCTCACCTCAATCAATGGTTTTATTATGGAGCTGGCACTCGGACTCGAACCGAGAAAACCCTCTGATTACAACTCAGATGCGCTACCAATTGCGCCATGCCAGCATATTGGCCCGCGAAACGCGGGCGGTGTTTATCGAATGTCAAAATGGCCAAAGCCGCGAACTTCCTTTTGAGCCGCGAGGTTTGCCTCGTACAGCCCCTTAAAGAAATGCTTTACGTTCTGCTTTACTCCCACTAAAATCACCGCCTCTCCTTTTTGGCCATAAAGTTTAATCCGCCGGTCTATTCCGGCAACTGTCGCAATGTAACTTAATGCGAGTTTGACATCCGAAGATCTGAGCAAACCCTCGGACATCTAAACTCTCCCCCAATTTGCGGGCTTGTTCTCAACCAATCATACCGCTGTGCGGCCGTTTTCTGATCGAGCGCGGAATCCGCCGTGTGCGTCCGTCTAATCACCTGTTTGCGAGGGGTATCGCTTGCAGATGATGCTCATTTTTGCTGGCGGTCTCTTTCCTTTTGCAACCAGTAATTCAGAAGCCAGACGTAGCTTTCGCTTCCTATAAACGCTACCGTTTCAAATTTAGACGCTTTAATGCGCTCTTTTTTCATCTTGGCTACGTCTCCGAAGATGCCTGTTCGCACGAGCAGTGCTGAGGTTTATTGTTGTTCACGCGGACTTGCAATCACCCGCGCCGTCCGAGGCTTTCTCGAACTGCTTCGTCTTATCAGGTTCCCCTCTTATTCCTTACGCCCTTTGGGCCCCCTGTTGATTTATTCACGAAGTTCTGCTCATTTCAGACACCTTATTCTTGCGGAATGCTTGCGTCTTACACCATCATTCTGGTCGAGCATTGGGCGTTGGGCTTGTCGCCCTAACCACGGTTTAACCAAAACACCGGAAAGGTTGTGCCACTCCTCTTTTCTGAATCAACAGGAAAGGTCAGCCGATTCTCCCTCGCCGGAGTCGAACCGGCCGAACCAGATCCGCGGTACTGAATCCGTAGCCATTATCAGGGAGATATTGTGAGGGTGGGTTTTAAGTTTTTAGTCGTGGGCCACCCTCTTCGGCCAAGACCACTCTCGATAAAGAGCTTCGGTTTATCCCAACACCGGAAAAGGTTTCTCCCTTGCCGGAATAGAACCGGCCGAGCATCGTGCCGCGGATTGCGCTCGCCGTACATGGAGGGAGATATTATTCCACGAAAAAGTTGAGAATTGATTCATTCGTAATCTCTGTGCCGTAGCCCTTTGCATAAGCACAGATCCACGGGTTTTGATGCTGAGTGATTTCGACAAGTTGTGACGAGCTGAATGGCAGACATTCAAAGACGATACCGTCGATAAGTTCTTTGACTCCCCTAGCCAATATCGGATTTGCGACTGCGGATACTGGAATATGAGCAGAACCGAAAATACAAAATTTGCGATACACTTCCGGAACTACTGGCCCAAAATCCCAAGCGACGATTTTCTCTCGGAAACATGGTTTCCGATAAAAAATAAGAAACTCAGCTTGAACGAAGTACAGTAGCTTCTGTAATTTCAGATTGCTGACAGTATGTCCTTCGTCGGAGCAGCGCCGAATAATGTAATCTGAAATCGTCAATGCATCAAACAAAGAATCACAGCCTCTCAACAATAGTTGTCACGCTTAACGGACGCGACGTGAGAGAACACCGTTGACCAATCGCCTTTGGTCAGAGAACAGAACCATCTACACCTATGGCGGCACAGGAGAATTTCGAAATCTCACACCCTTACGGGTTACTGGTAGTTTTCAAGACTACTGCCTTACCTTTAGGCTTACTGTGCCATGTGGCTCCCCGGTCGAGATTCGAACTCGAGGCCGATATCGCGAATTGCGGCCGAAACCTGTCCCGAGGAATGTAGCGAGGCGTTTTTCTGAATTATAGTCCGACGACTCCTCGCAGGCACGAACTGTTCACTGCAGATGCTTGCAAGCCTTGTTGATCTGCGGTGCGATTCGGGTGAGGTAGGATTCGAACCTGCTTTTCGATGATGTTACTCTCCGGTGTTTCCTGTTCACCACTCACCCACAAAAGTGCGGTTTAAGGTTGACCGCAAACCTGTAGCTTAGAAGCCTTCCAGGGACAACTGCTTTTTGAAATACGGCATGAGCGTAATCTTGTGAAGGTTCTTATAATGCAGATTGCAAATCTTCTTGTCGATCTCTCGATCACCACAGCTGCCATCTACGATATGCTTCTCCAACTGAGCGTAAGTAAAACCGAGATTTGACTCGTCAGACTTTCCGCAAAGTCCGTCAGATGGAGTCTTGTCCACCAGATCGGCAGGGATCGGCAGCTCGTGACCGACTGCTACGACCTCGCTGACAAACAAGCCGGACAGTGGACTGAAATCACCGGCGCTGTCACCGTACTTGGTGGAGTAACCAACGTAGTCTTCGGAATAATTGCAGGTGTTAGCTACGCGGCCACCGTGCTCTAAAGACTGCGCTACCATGTATAGAGCCGCCATTCGAAGTCTAGGTGCCAGATTTACCTCCGCCTGCTTGCTGATAGGCAGTTCGTGCGAACCTTCGCTGAGCATCATAGAATAAGCGCCGCCGACATTGATTTCGACACTTTTGATCCCGAGAGCATCAACCACCCGGTGCGAATCTTCGATGTCTGACTGCTCGTCATTCGGCATCAGCACACCGATAACACGGTCTTTGCCGAGTGCCTCAGCACAGAGAGCTGCAACAACGCTGCTGTCCTTCCCTCCAGAGATGCCAACAACGGCGTAACAGTCTTTGCCGTTATCTTCGAAGTAGTCTATAATCCACTGGACGATATGATTTTTCAGTGTCTTTGCGTTTCCCATTAGAATTTACCTCCGTGCAATCTGTCGCGCACCTCTGCCAGCGTGTATTCATTGACCATAATACCGTGGATGAAAACAGGTACCATCTCATTATCAAGGTCGTATGCTTCCTTAAAGGTGTGTCCGTCCTCGTAAGAATACTCGCCGTCGTTCTCTTGCACGATGCAGCATCCGCGCTGGGACTTCTTAAAATGGCCGGTGTCCGTCTTTGGATTTTTGAAAATCATAATCGGCTTACCGTTCTCATCCTCTGCGTAGGTTGCCTTGACCGCAATGCCGAACGTGTCTCTCGTATACGGGTTATACCGGACATTCCCATTTTCGTCAATCGTCTCCAAACATTCCATGGAGAAGGAGCCGACACCCAAAGCCACGTTGTTAATTGCGAACCCATTTTCTTTCAGGATTGAGTAAATCTTTTCGCAACGCTGCGGCGTGATGCTGTCTCCGTACAGCGCCTTGATATGCGGATTCAGAACTTTGAATCCCTTGCTGTTTCTCGTGCCGCCAAAAATATTCCAGAGATGAAATACTGTCTGGGTGACAACCTCGACTGGATCGCCGCTATCACCGCGGATAGAAAGAATTCCGTCGTGCAACAGGATCTCATCCTTGAGCTGCGGCAGCAAATTGTCGACCAGATTCCAGTAGTCGTAGCTGTCAGATACAACGGAGAAACTGCTATGCGGATAAATCTCGGTGAGCAGTCGGCGCAGATGTGTAATCTCATCACCGTCAACTGCGGCATTGGAACACATTACACTGTGTTCGGTCGAAATGCCACCATATCCAACCGGTTCCTGATCGCAGCTGCAGTTATAATTTCGTTCCAGCCAGAGAATAGCTGGCACAGTCGCTGTGTTGAGGAAACTCAACAGAAACGCCGCTGAACTCTTTGTCGCGCTCTCAACACTCTCCTGTCCTCTCATGGAGAAGTCTCCAAGAAGTCGGGCACGATCAACGTCGTCATCACAGGTCAGGTCTGCGTACTTGTCGACAATCTGGCGGTATCGATAGCCAACCTCCGCACTAACCTGAGTGTGCCACATCGTGCAGGACAGCATGGTTTCGATGCTGTTGACCAACCAGACGAACGACGGAAGCGTGTTGGTGATTTCAATCTGCGGAACATGGATATTGGTTCGAGCGCCCTCCGGCACTGCTCTAATCATCAAAGGCAGGAAACCGAACCTATGCAGCTTCCGCAGTCGCTCTTCTCCTACTCCGTAAGTTCCGATTGTTGCTCCGAGTACGCGCTTATACTCCGGAAGGATTTCCTTATCGAAATCTCGTTCGAAAAAGTATTTGTTGAAGCCATCAATCAGGTATTCCTTGATGAACGCTTGCAGGCCGAACATCGTCACTTTATCTGTGTCTGCCAAACGGCTCATGCGCGGGGTGTAATAACTGACCATGCGAGTCAGCCTCTTCGGATACTGTTCGGCGTGGCAGGTCTTGTAGAAGTCCAAACATAGCAGCGGATTGTAGTTAATCATTGTTTCGTCTCCTTATCACAACAGAACTGTAACCATTTCGTGGTTGCCGCGGTAAATGCTTCCGGTGGTGTAAACGTGCTTAATCAGGCCGTCGGTCAGGATCGTGCCCTTTTCGATGGTATTTTCACAATGGGTGACGTAAAGGAAAATATCCTTTGCTCCGACTTCTTTGAGCGCTTTGGCTGTGTGAGTAAATGTGCCGCCGCGAGAGCAGATGTCATCTACGATCAGAACGTTGCGTCCCTTGACAAGCTCCGGGCTGGTCAGTTCCAATCCTTCAATATTTCCCGTGCGCCAGTCGCGGTGTTTGATGCAGAAAACGTGTTCGCGCTTTAGAAGCTCAGTGTAACGTTTCGCTGCGCCTTCGTCGGGATAACAGATCAGTAGATTGTCATCATATGAGAGACAATGTTCAATCGCCTGATCGATATAATGTTTAGAATCAAGAACATAGACGTTATCAATCAAAGCTGCGGCCACATTGGAGTGCGGATCACGAACACTTACGATATCAAAAGCCAGACTGTTGATAAACTCCGCGAAATATTTTAAGGTGAAAACTTCGTCGAAAGCCTTGACGCGATCCATTCTCGCATTGGGGATGTACGGAAGCTGAAGTGTGATTTCGGCGCGAGAATCACATCTGCGAAGATGGTGAACGAGATACCACAGCAAAATGCATTCATGATCGCCATCATATTTCCATCTGATTGTGAACGTTTCCTCCAAGCCGGGAGAGTAGCGAAACGAAGTTGTTCCATCCGGGAATTGAGTAAAATCAATCGGCTCCCCATTTACGGAAATCATACAGATTCCTCCTCATTTTCGATGTTGATCTGACACATTTTCATGGCGGCCAGCGCGTTCTTATGACGCTCTGGGGTTGTGCCGGCACAGCAGGACGCATCCACCGTGATCTTTACCTCCGAGAGATATGCTTTGATAAGCAGAGCGTTGGAAATAACACAGATGTCCGTGCAAAGGCCGACCAGAATAATTTCATCCAGATTGTCGCCCCAAACCAAATCCAGCGCGGCACCAAGATCAACAGAACCGAACGTTTCTTTCTCGTATGTGTAAACTTCTTCTCGCTCATCCAGCGCATTCTGCACATTCTTTTCGATGTTCCATCCGTAGGTTTCCGCGATACAATGAGGGACGGGAAGTAATTTTCCTTCCTGCGTATCGAGATAATCCGCATAATGCGTATCCTTTGTTACATAAACGATATCGCCAGTTGTTTTGATCTTTTCGACTACTCTCAGAACGATAGCTTGCGCCTCCGGCGTACCGAGTGCTCCATCAATGAAATCGTTCTGCATATCCACTACTACTAAAACTTTCATTTGTCGTCCTTTCACTTTCTATCGATCAATCGTTTTTGAATAGACCATGTGCAAGAGCCATTCCGACAGCAAAAGGCCATAAAAACCCTGCGACAACCATGAGTATATCGAAATCATCAGGATCGAGTCCTTTGCTTCTTAAGCTCTCTTTCAGTTCCGGTTTATATGAGTTTATGAAGAACATGAAGCCTCCGCTGATCACTAGACAGCGGTTTAAGGATTACCGCAAACCTCGATTACTTGTGTCTTTGAATGTACTGGTACACTCTGGCAGCAACAACACCGATGCAGAACGGCCAAAAGACACCGATAAAGATTGAACCAACTGTGCAGCTGAGCTCATCAAAATCCCACTGGCCTTCTTTGTCCTGCATAACAAAGTAATTTGCTCCGCAGACGACAGCACCGATTATGAGATACATGAAAAGCAACATCACGAAATTCCCTCCAATGCCTTCTCAACTGGCTGATAACGCTCGCTGTTGAGCGTTTCCATCAGGCATTCATACGGATCGAGCTTACCGCTCATCACCATCGAAGCTACATTCTGACTGAAGCCGCTGACCAGAGCTACACCGAGATCGTTTTCCTTGACCGGGATTGTTCCGGTGCGACTGTTCACGTTCCAGAATACCAGACGCGGCAGCTTATATCCTGCAGCCTCATATCTGTCGGCGATTAGCTTGAACAGTCGGGCGTCTGGACGCTTGCGCTTCCAATATCCGGTACACTCTCCACAGCACGCGCAGTAATCAAATTCCATATCGGAAATGATCAGAATGTTCTGTGGCAGGTCTTCCTGCTTCATGTGATTGTTAACCGCTGTGGTAAGAATCAGATTGAACACTGCTTCGATATTGGTGTTCGCGACTTCGGAATGCCGATGTGCAATCATAAGCTTTTCGCGAAGGTTCTTTCCGTATGACAAATCAACAAGCTTAGGATGCTCAGAAAACGTGATATATTTATCCTTAAACTGGCCGGAGGAACGCTCAGCGAAGTAAATCGCGAGAGCGTTAGCTACATCCAGTGCGGTTGCGTTTCCGTTTGGATCGACACGAATGCCCATGCTGCCGCTGCCATCCGCGACCACGATTGTATTACCGCAGCCGTTTACAGTATCCGGCAGAGCTTTCCAAAGCTCCTCCAGAGTCGGGTTTACAGCACTTGTCGCGTCGTATCTGTTGAAGCGATATTTATGAACAATCTCGTGCGGAAACAGTGTACCTGCGTTGATCTTAGTTTCGCCCTTGGCGAGGCTGGCCAGATAAGAACGGCGGCGTTCCTCGTCATTTCGAAGGAATGCGTCGTTATAGATCAAATTCGCACGAGCCGGAACAGCTTCGTACTTGATCTCAGACCAGTTCTTCTCCGACATCTTGCGTTCCACAACATCGAGATAGCGACGCAGCTTGGAAAGCGTCAGGCGGTAGTCCCGGCGAGAAAGTTCCAGTCCGCGCTGAAGAACTTTGGCGTAGTGCCGCATTTCTTTGGAATGCGCCTTTTCTGATGGCATCCATTTTGCCAGAAGAGAAATCGGCTGCTGATTATTCGCGCGAGCAAGGTCTGATCCAAGCTCCCAAGAAACATAATTGATAACCGGCTGGCGAAGCTCTGTATCGAGCAGCGGCCAAAGATCGTCATAACGGGCAAACTCAGCGGTCAGCTCAATCATCGGCTTGATGTACTCCGGGAACTTGTCCGCCATGTACTTCATAATAATACGAAACAGGCGGCGCTCGCCCAGTCCGCCGCGGATATCTCGGGCGAAGAACAGCCACTTCATTGCGGCCATTTTGTCCTCAAAGAACGCCTTGACGAACTTGTCGATGATCTGAGGGATCTCAGCAGTTCGAAGCGATGCTACTGAAAAGTTTAGGTCGAGAAGCGCTTTTCCGGTCGTTCTGTAACCGACAGCACCATTCTCGGTGGCGCTGACGTTGTAGTCTTTGTTCAACGTGCTTGTCATTGCTTCGGTGAAATTCATGTTTCTTTTTCCTCCTTTTTTTCGGTTCCACAGGGCGCTTTAGAATCCTTAATTAACAGTTAAGTCCTTAAAAGTTGCTGTGAGCGCCCTTTGGAGGGATACGGGACACAAAGGTGTTTTGATTTCAAGTCAAAGCCTTAAAGTTTGCTGTGAGTGTCCCTATTGTACGGCGGGCTGGAGTCGAACCAGCGCATGCCCCCTGGAGCCAGTATTTGCTGTGGGCGAACTTATCGGTTCGCGTTATAGTGGGGGGGAGTCTTACCTCTTGACTACCGCCGCATATTGGTGAGACCGGAGAGAATCGAACTCTCATGGGATTGTCCCAGCGGAGCTTAAATCCGCTGCGTCTGCCAATTCCGCCACGATCTCATATGGTGCCGACGCGGGGATTCGAACCCCGACGCTCTGTTGAGCAAGCGTGTTTGAGACGCCCTCGTGAACCTATTCCGACACATCGGCATATGGATGCGGGAGCCGGACTCGAACCGGCGACCTTCTGCCTATGAAACAGACGAGCTACCAACTGCTACCATCCCGCAATATAATGGAGCAGGCAATGGGAGTTGAACCCACATCTTCGGATTGGAAATCCGACCTATTGACCGTTATAAGATACCTGCATATGGTCGAGGTGACAGGATTCGAACCTGCGGCATCTTGCTCCCAAAGCAAGCGCTCTACCAAGCTGAGCCACACCTCGTTGTTGCCCGGAGGCCGGACTCGAACCGACAACCTCGAGATTACAAATCTAAAAGAAATTTGCTGTCAGCGAACTTATCAGCTCGCATAATACGCGCTCTATCCGACTGAGCTACACCGGGCATATTCATTTGGCGGATTTTTGAAGAGCCGCGGAGTTGAACCGCGAGAGAAAAGTGTTGTTAGCATCTCAAAATATTTTGCTGTCAGCGTGCCCGCCCGTCACGCCATTGCACTGCCACCGGACGCTCCTCATGTTGCCGGTCTTTCCCGGCTGTCAGCGGTCTTCCCCGCCGTCGGTAGTGCTAAGCCCTTCCTGCATTATTCCTACACTACTTACAATCGATTTCGTATACCGATTCTTGCAGTGCCTCGAAAAAATATTTTCTTTTTTGCTGAATGACTAAATTGCTCTTACACTACTTACAATCGAATCCAAGAGGCATTTCTTGCAGCTGTCTGAAAAAATTTTTCCTTTTCTGCTCGATTCTGCCTCTTAAAACCCTTACACTACTTACAATGGATTTCGGCTACCGTTTCTTGCAGTTCCGCGAAAATATTTTTACTTCGCGTTCGTTACGACGGTGTCGCTACCCTGAACAGTAACCCAGCCATGCTTCTGGCGAGCTTCCATCTCCATCTTCTTCAGCAGCTGATCGGTCAGCGAAGCAGAGATGGTTGAGTTTGCCTTTGCTTCAGCCTCGGCCGCGATCTGCTTTGCCTGGGCATCTGCCTGAGCCTCGAGAATCTTGGTCTGATTCTGAACCTTGATGGTCTCCTGCTCAGCTTCGGCCTGCTGCTTCTTCTGCATCGCGGTCACGCGGTCGTTGATCGTCTGCTGCAGCTGCTCGTCCGGATGAACGTCAATAATCGAGGCATCGATTACTTCGATGCCGAACTCGTCGCCGAGCTTTTCAGAAAGCATCTCAGTCAGCTGGTTGTTGATCTTTGCGCGGTCACCGGAGTAGATGTCCATCATGGTATAATCCGTCGTGACCTCCGAAATCTTAGACTTCAAGATCGTGCGGACGCGACTGTTCACAATATCCTCGCCGTCCATGCCGCGGAACTTCTTGTATGTATCAACTACCTCGTCCTGCTTGAAACGGTAAGACATCTGGAAGCTGATGTTGATGTTCGCGTTATCGGCCGTCGCGACGTTGAAAGAATCATCGTCCTTGCTGCCGTCACGAGAGTCCTTGGTCAGAACGAGCTGCTCATTGCCGATCGTGAACTTCTTGACCTTCTTCGTCGGCGCGACTACATGGAAACCCTGCGTCAGAATTTCATCCTGTACGCCGCCGTTCATGCTGTACACAACGCCAACGTAACCAGTCGGGATCCGCTCCATGCAGGTCACCGCGCTGATACCTCCGAAAATCAATGCGGCCGCAAGAACTACGCCGCCTACTGCACCTTTACCTTTACCTTTACTCATGTTTGTTTTCTCCTTTGTTTTTATTATTTTCGTCCTCGTCGGACATTTCCTTTATCGCATCGCCGAAGATGCTTTCCAGAACACTGCCGAGCTTCTTGAACATAAAAGCGCAGCAGGCCCAGATAAAGATCCCGGCGATGATACAAAGCGCATAGAATACTGGATTCAAGTTTGTTTCTCCTTTTGATGTTTCCGCATGACCTTAGAATGGATAGGATTTAAGCTCGTTCATTTCAAGTCCTCCGTTATTCTTTGGCTGATAGTCGCTTCCACAGCTCATATTTGCACCGTGGGCGCAGCTTGCCATATCATCAGTTGTGCATTCATCACAATATCTGCAACTATCGCAGTCACATACTGTTTGAGTTTTCATTTTGCCATTGTTCTCCTCTCTGTTTATGCTCCTCACCGGATCAAACCCGTCCGGGTATCGCCGTTTCAGTTTCTCAATGTTGTGCTCCATCACGAAATCCAGCGACACATTGAGCAAGTCGGCCATGAGGGCAACATACCAGAGCACATCGCCCAGTTCCTTCACTACCTTCTCAGGGTTCGAGGGGTGTCCGTGAAACAGAAACTTCTTGATTTCGTCCGCAACCTCGCCCGCCTCGCCTGTTAAGCCGAGCGCCGCATTCGCCATATCGCGGCATTTGCTCGTCGCCGTGCGCATCGCAAGTCTCTGATACTCATTTCCTGTCATTCTTCCACCCTCTCATACGTCTTTGCGAACACATCCGGCTTGCAGGGATAGAACTCGCCGTTCACGCCCTTTATGATGTAATCACCGGGACGCGCGTACATCTTTCCTTCAAGAGTGTGGATGCACGCAGCCGAAACAGGATCAGGTTCGTAAATGGTTCCAAACATAACGTCAGCTCCACAAAACGCCTCAATTTCTTTCCCGTTGTCACCTGTCCATCGGATAGCCTCAATCACAACAGGTTTCTTTCTGAACTTCATTCCATTACTCTCCTTTGCGTCAATTAAACATTTCAGTCCGTAACTCGTTTCTTTCTCTCGGCCGCGCGTCCGAGGAGCGCTGATAGTTCGTCTTCAAATGTGCGCAAATTGCAGTCGTCGCATTCCCCTTTACTGCACATACAGCAAACATCGGCCAGCGTGGTATCAAGGCTTCTGACGTCTTCAAACAGAGCATCTAAAAGATCTTTGTAGATTCTCTCCTGTGAAGTTGGCTCAATGTCAGAAACATTTTGGCATTGCTCCAAACACTTCAAAGCCTTACGAATGCCCCCACGCATCGCCATACCATGCGTATTCGGTTTTTCAAGCATAAGTTCATACGTTGCAGCAGGAACCGTCAGTGGAATGCTATCTCTGACTTCTAGTAACTTGTTCTTATATTCCTCGTAGTTAATCAGTTTCATGATTAACACTCTCCGTCCTTTCTCTCGCCATAGCTGCAAAAGTCATCCAGCCAAAAATTCAAGCTGTATTGTGCTCCGCCCTCATGGTCGGTCGAAACGGCTTCATTTTCACATTCCATGCGCTCGTGGTTAAAATGCTTGCAATCCTTGCACCGCACCACTGGAACAACGTCGGCGGCAGGGTGATTGAGAATTTCATTGAGTACAACAGAATATGCGTAATGTTCTCCGCTGCCTTCAGGTGTATGCGTTACATAATACTTAATACGCGCAATCAAATTAGCGCGATTAATGTATTCAGTAATTGTCCACACCTCCGTCCTTTCTCACGCCGTAGCTGCAAAAATCGTTGGGGTTACGAGATTGCCACGAATCTTTTTGTGCGTTGCCATCCGAATAAATTTTCAGGCAAACTCCTAAATCATAGTGTATACAGTCCTTGCACCGCACTACCGGCACAACGTCGGCGGCAGGCGCAGCGTTAATCGCCTCTTCGATTTCTTCCCACTCACTCTGAAACAGTTCGATAGGGGCGTTTTCTACCGCGTTAATCGCGGCCTTTTTCGTGATGTATTCAGCCATTGTCTGCACCTCTGTCTATCTTTGCCCTTTCCGCGAGCTCCTGAATCAGCTCCATCGTGCTGTACTTGCTCAAACCGTCGTCCTTCGGCGTATCAATCAGCTCTTCCGACACGACCAAAGCCGGACGCACCGCATACGCGTCCGAGCAGCTGCCGCTGCCCCAAGCGCCATTGGGGTACACGAGCATCGCGGCGTCCACGCCGTAGCGCCCCGTTGCGCCATCTCCGGTTGCCAGCCAATAGCTTCTCTCGCAATCTGGAATATAGCGTGAATACTTGCGCCACTCATCAAATGTCAACGGTGCTGCTAAGCGATCAACAATCCCATAATTCGCGCGCCCGTCCACGGTCAATAGAATGATTTCTCTCTGGAAAATCAGTTCCTTGTTCAAACCAGATACAAATTCGCTATACCACCGCCCTACCTCGTCAAGCAGTTTACTTTCAGTATAGTCGTTGCCGTCCGTGCTGAATGGTGTGCTTCCAAACGGCTCTTTGAGCAGCACGAACAGTTTATCTTTTCCGTTTGCCGTGCCTTCTTCTACATCCAACACCGCAAATTCCGTTCCCTTGATGGTGACAATTTCACCGGGCTTGTATTTACTCATGTTTTACATCTCCTCCAATTCTTTCTGTTTGGATTCCTCCACATAGCACCAACTCTGGGGCGGGCGGCGAAGCGTCAAAGCCCCATTGTTGCAGATACCGTTGTTATTGCTGTACATGGCGCAGGCCTCACAGTATAGGTCATTAGGACAAGGCCGCCGGAACTCCGTCAACTCCCGCGGCTGGTCATAGATCAGCAGGTCGGAAATGTGCCAGCCGTAGCCGGTTCCCTTTAGGTAGTTCACAATTTCTTCCCGTGTCAGGCAGGCTTGCTTTTCTACGTCATCCGGTGCATGGTTGATGGGCGCAAGTTCATAAATCCGGTCACAGGTAAACTCCCCGATGACCTTGCCATTCCCAAGCGGGCAGTTCAGCGACTGCATGGAACCTGTATCTAAGTAGTCCTGCATCAGGCGTTCCGGCGAAATAGGAATGTTCAGATCAGGCCTACCGCTGGTGCAGTAGATGTAGCACTTAAACGGCGTTTCCAGTTTCGGCTTGGTCTTTCTGACTTCAATGGTCTTTTCGCCGTTGGCAATCTTCTCACACCACTTCGGGCGAATGCTTAACATCACAGATTTCATTCCGTTCCTCCCATTCCTCTGTTTTACTCGCCTAATCTCCGCTTCGTGACCGCGATTGGAAAGCTTTCAATTTTGCTTGCCCAGAGTGTTTCACCCCCGAGCTCTCTCCAGATCAGAGGGAAACCTCCAACTCCATCAAACAGGCTTGCCATCGTTGCCGGCCGATCAAACTGTTTATACAGTCTGCTAAGCACCCATCGCCAGGGCGGCAACGCAATCGAATTTCCCATTGCCTTGTATCGCCCCGTGTTTGCGCTCTCCTTATGTACCTTCCCGTTTGAGTCTATCCATTCTCCGATGTCAGTCCAGTTATCCGGAAATCCCTGCAGCCTTTCGCATTCAAGTGGCGTCAGCCGTCGAATGAATTTACCCCTGCCGGGCTTTACTTCCATCACCGCCATCGGGTCGTGCATGCAATTCAGTGTCTGGCACACATCCGGCGTGAGATGTGTCGCAATGTGTGCCTGTCCATTTCCTACACAAACCGGCCGGAACAAAAGCGGGATTTGGTTTCCGCCTGTTCCCATGCGGGCTTGGAGTGTCGGCACATGCTGACCGCATTCTCTGATGACATCACAGGCGTGCGTCATATCAAGGATTATGCAGTCCTCGACTGGATCTCCAACACCAGCCGCAGATACTCCGGAAGCTCCTTCTTGTTTCGTTCTGCTCTCTTCAGAATTCCCTGACACGCTTTCGCGCTCAAAAAGTATCTCGGGAGCGGATTCTCCTCCAAAATCTGCGACAAGTGCGATTCTACGGCGACTCTGGGGGACTCCCCAAAACTGTGCGTTGAGTACGCGCCAAGCGATGCTCCATCCGTCTCCCATGATGCAGCCGGAAGTTCTCCATTTACCTTTTGGAGGTTCAGGAATAACGGCATCTGGTTCGACGATCCTCGCGATTTCTTCGAGGACTCGGCGGAAATCTTCGCCTTTGTGGCTGCTGAAAGCTCCGGCAACGTTTTCCCATACCATGTATCGAGGACTTGCTGTCCCTAAAGTTGCTTCACTGTATTCCCTCATTTCTCTTACAAGTCGTGTCTGTTCGAAGAAAAGAACTGATCGCTTCCCTTCAAATCCCATTTTAGATCCTGCGATACTAACATCTTGGCAAGGACTGCCGCCGATGACGCAATCAACGACCGGAACTTCGCGGCCGTTTATCTTTGTGATATCTCCCAGATGTTTCGTAAACTCGTTCTCCTCTCAAACTTGACTTTTATTTCTGTGGCTTTTCCAAAGATTCGCCAGACTTATTTATTTTTACTCCACGAACTGACCGGTTTTGATATTGATCGTTTTGAGTTCTCCAAACGATACGCCCGGCTCAGTTCCTTTTTTTATGAGGCCGACCTTCGTCAGAATTGGTTCGTATCGCAGACCTTGGCATGTGATGTTATCGCCGTCAATGTAACTCTGGTCGATCCACATCTTCCTCGGCACAAGCACCGATTGTACTTTTCTGCCGTTGAAATCAAACGATACACAGACATGAACCGGGCAGCCCAGAAGAAAATCATAGCTGCAGCAGTGGTTGGCTGACTTCTGATGGTGGATGCAGTTCGGATTAAAATCGCAGTTGCGAAGAATATCCTCGTAATGTTCCCACGAAACATATTCCTTTCTGGCCGCCTCAGTTTTTGGCACGAAGAACTTGCAGCATTCTTCTAAACCTACCGTCAGACCGGTTCTCTTGCAGACACGTTTGAAGTCTTTCGGCTTACCAGTGGCAACGAGCTCAGTATTTCCACAGGTAGCGCATCTCCAAATTGCCCCGCCGAGCTCTTCATACTGGCATCCGTTGCACAGCCCATCGTAGTAATAATCCTTGATAAATTTCTTACAGGCGGCAAGATTATCAAAAACCTGAAAGGCTTCGTATTTGAATTCTTCAATATGAAGTTCCTCTCGGAGTGCCAATCTCCTATATGGAAGATCGACCGTATAATTCGTATCCGCATTCGGATACGTTTCAACCGCTTTGATTATCGTTATGTGTGGTTCCCATAATCCGGTTATCGAATGCGGAACCCACACTGTATCTCCTACTTTGAACATTCCTTACTCCTCCCACCTGTTGTTCCGGAATTCTATGTAGAGAGTAAGAGTTCTCTCTTCCCCAGTGATCTCATCGCAAACATTCTGAAGCCGGCTCATTTTGACTTTTCGTGGTTGTGGTTCCTGGGCAGTTTGTTCGCAAAGAGCCAAGAACTGCATCATAATGACTTCCTTCGGCGCGGAAAAACTCTGGCGACTGACAATCTGGTTTCCAACATACTGCTCAACCAGAACGTCATAGATCACATCGAAATCAAAGAACATCGTTGCTGTCCTCGGAGGGGCTGTTCAGCCACTGAACGAAGTGGTTCATAAACTGTTCCTTCGAGAGGAAGGTACCCAGATCTCGGTTCATCCTCAGCAGACCGTAATCGCTGTACATGTATTCGGCGTATTCCTGCGCCGACATATTTCTGATCTTGTCAATGTTGCGCATCGGAAGTTCGCGGACAATTCTGATTTCGTCCCAGCCTTCGTAGATACGAGGCTCGTCCATTGCGCAGCTCATTTTGCGGATGACAGCGTTCGGAACGGGGTTGTCGCGGTCAACATTCTGGTTGAGCGCTACTTTGAGCGGAATGTCGAAGAAGATACAAACCTTGCGGCCGACTATATTCTTGATGCTCTTCAGATAATTGACACGCTTACCGGAGCTGATGTTGGTCGCATCGTACACGACATCGTGCGCTGTGTCATTCGTCAGCTGGTCAGCGATACGCTGATGGAGAAGCGCGAAGACTTTCTTGTGTGCTTCCTTGTCGCCACCATCAACACCGAGCTCTTCGCGGATTGCATCACTGCTGAAAACCCTCGCATTCGGGATTTTTCTGGCGTAAGTCGTCTTCCCGACTCCCGGGATGCCGACCATCATGTAAAAACGTGGGTTCTTCTCTGCCATTTTTATCGCTCCTTATCTAATTTTTCGTTGATTTTGTTGACTGCGTCGACCAGCTCGTTTAGTTTCTTCTGAACCGTATACCACGGTTTAGAGCACGAATAAGGGCCGAGCATCACTGGTTCAATTAGGGGAGACGGAAGTCGATCATCCCCTATCTGAGCAAAGTATTTGATGGGAGATTCGACATTGTCTATATGCACAGCCATTTGAAAACCCTTATCTCGGTCTGGGGTAAGAATGTTAATCTCAATCACTCTCTCCGTCCCTACACTTCGAATATCCCGCACATAACCTGTAACTCCACTGCGGAGCTCAACATACATACCCGGATAAAAGTCCACTTTAATCGCCTCCAATCGTAATCTCTGAGGTCAGGTCAAATCTGCCCTTGATTTCTACTTTGGCAATAACGGAGTCTGCGAGTATTTTTTTCTCAAAAACGCCCGGAGCGATTTGCTTTACAGCTTCTGTTTGATCAACGGTTACTTCAATCTCTGGATTTTCGATCTTGAATAACCGAAAACCATCGACGAGAACTGTAACCGTGTGCTTTTCGCCATCGCCTAAGATGCCAAATTCAGATTTCAATTTTGTCCTCCATTCCGAACATTCCTTTCACCATATGGCTTTATCGCTAAATCAAACTGAAGGCTGCGGCCACTCCTAAAAACACGAGGAGCAAAACGGCCGACAGCATACTCAATTTATTTCTCACTTGTTCAACCCTTCCAGATCATCGGCGAGCCATCTTCGTTTACGAGAAGTGTAAACGTACCGGTGTTATGTCCTCCATCCGATACCGCATACATCACTCTGTTTGCAGCGTTGTACACAACTTTGTAGCCGATGTACGAACCGACTTCTACAAATTGAGCCTGAAGACTGTTTGAACCATCAACACCCGCCGCGGCCGGCTGAGCTTCGCAGGCTGCCATTGTTACCAGAATGACTGCGACGAGCAGACCGCTGAGAAAATACTTTACTTTGTGAATGACCATGCTTCTCTTCCTTACTTTACGAGATAAACATTTCGGTACTGGATGCCGAGCCGATTCGCTTCGGATTTGCTACCGACTGCAATATCAAGAATCGAGCCATGAATTGCAGACCCTGTATCCTGAGCAACAAAGATTCCATTGTATCCTTCAATGCGAAGCTTCGAACCAAGAGGAATCACACGGGGGTCGACTGCTACCGTATACCACGGGGTTACTGGTGTTCCCATCGCAGTAATGCTTCCACCTTCGTCTGCTGCGCCTGTATAGAAAGTCAACTTAAAAGTTCCAAGCGCTACACCGTTCGATGCGGCCTCCGCGGCCTTCTTTTCTTCCGCGAGTGCTTTGTTGTACTCCTTGGTTAGTGCCACAACGTCTTCGTTATGCTCTGTCCAGAGCTTCTTTGCATACCAGATCGTGTAGTGGCTTTCATCGACGCCAAGTGCGCGTGCATTCTCCGCCAGCTGATGCGCTGCTTCGCATTTTGCGTTCGCCGCGTCGATGTCTTTCTTGATTTCTGCCGAGCTAACTGCTCCGGCAGAGGTAAGTAATGTGGTGAGTGTTACGGCCGCGATGGCCGTTCGCTTAAGTGCTTCCTTCATAGATTTCTCCTTTACAGATTGATTAGTTCATCATAGAGCTCGGTTCGAGCCTGATACGGTTTATACTCAAACTTCATGGCTTCACGAATGGCCTGAATTTGAGCTTTTGCTTTTGAGCGTTCCTGAACGATAGCAGACAGTTTTGCGTAAACCTTGTATGCTTTTGGTGCTGTAGGTCTCGGGTTGTTGCCAACATAATGGTAAAGGTCTACCATCTGCGCATCGTAATTTCTCACTTTATCTTCGAGAGTATCTACAAGTTTCTGGAACAGATCGTTTCGAGCAACGCTCGTATTAGATGCGTCTGCAAGCATCTGACGGACGTTTCCTCCGCAAGGGATGATATTGCAGAACTTGAATTCTCCCAAAGCGTTCTTCTGCTTGAAGTTCGATGCCGCACCATATGTGAAAAATTTAGCCTTGTCAGGGTTAAACACGAAAATAGGCTTGGAATCCGGATCAAACGCAACATACTTCTTAAACTTCGGGTGATACAACAAATACTGATCTTTTCCCATGACAAACACTTCCTTTTTAATTGTTTGGCGGGCGCGTCCGGGTTCGAACCGGAATTACCGCGGGCAGACCGCTGCGGTTTTAGAGACCGCTGTGTTACCTTTACACTACGCGCCTGTCTTTCTGCCTGTTCTGCTCTCGGCCGGATTTGAACCGGCATCTCCCAGCTCTTCTTGAGCTACAAGAGCAGATCGCTCGTTGACGGGACGAGCGACCCGTTATGAAATTATGCCGACATCTGGGCGATGTCTATTTTGGCCCCGCGCGGCCGTTGTGTGTGGAATTTCAGCACTTCGAAAAATATTTACCCTGCGCGGCGGGCATTGGTCCTCCATCGGCGACTCGAACGCCGGACTTTTCGGTTAAAAGCCGATTACTCTACCAACTGAGTTAATGGAGGATGTCGGGGCGCTTTCGCGCCCCAGAGGTGAAAGGATGTGTGCCGGCTTTCGCCGGTGGTGGATCCTGCAGGGAACGATCCTGCACCCTTCCCGTTATGAGCGGGAGGCTCCGCCGATTGAGCTAAGGATCCATGTTGCGGCGCTCGAAGCGCCGCTGCCAGAAAGAAGGAGTCAATGCCGGCAGAACGCCGGTGGAGCGACTGACGGGAATCGAACCCGCACTCTCAGCTTGGGAAGCTGATTTGCTGCCGTTACAACACAGCCGCATTTTGATACGGGACGAAAGTCCCGTAAGGCGTTATGCGATTTCGCACTCCGCATGTTTTTTGAGGGCTCGTTTCAGCTCTCGGGAGACTTGATACTCCGGAAGATCAAGCATTTTTGCAATCTCTATCTGCTTGTATCCCTCATGTTTGAGGAAGAGAATTTCGTTTGCCGGCCACGGAAGATGCTCGACGAAATCGAGGAACTCAATGGCTGAGTAATCATCCTCAACCTCGCTTTTGGAAAAGTCGACCTTTGATTTTCCGATCATCGTCAGCTGAATCTTCCTCTGCCGACGCATTCGATAGCATTCAGCCGACACGCGCTCCAAGATCCGCTTCTTGGCGAACGCGGTGAAGTTGATCCCCCTGGAGGGGTCATACTCCATAGCTGCCTGCCAGCGAGCAATTCTCATCTCCTGCTGAAGATCTTCGTTGTACGCGAGCTTCTTGTAAAACATGTGAAGAATTTTCAAGCCGTACAGCTCAGTAGTTTCGAAAAGCTTCATACGATCTTCATGCGAAAGGTTTACATCATCATTCATTCGGAACACCTCCATCATCGGTACGCCGAACAAATGATACCCTTGTAATTGCACCACAGCAGTCTAAAAAAATGACTTGCGCATTTACGCTGTCAATTCAACCCTTGTAATTGCACCATAGGTCTCAAAAAATTCGGCCGATTTATCTCTCTACTACTTACAATCGAAAATCGACACTGATTCTTGCACTCATGTGAAAAATTTTTTAATTTTTTTGAAACCCGCTCTGACACGTTTGAACGTATTTCCCTCTACACTACTTACAATCGATTTCAGACCCCTTTTCTTGCATGGCAAAGAAAAAAAACAGACGACTTTTTTCGTCGTCTGTTTCAAAGCTATTTGTTTGCTTTCCAATCCTGATATGTCTCCCACAATGTATATAGCGCTTTATCGCTAATCGGCCGACCGGTCCAATATTCCACCAATTCTCCAGCTGTCGCTTTTCGTATTCCTTTCTTTTGTTCAAAATCCCATAGCTTGTTTAGCAGGTATGAGATTTTAAGATTGGAAGGCAACAATGATCTTTCGCTCACTCGGTACTTTTTTGCTGCTTTTATTGCAGCTTTTTGCGAAGAATCTTTCGTAAACGGTCTCGGATTTACATCAAAAGACTTGCATATCCTTCCGTATGGAATACCGATATCTCTTGGTACGATAAACTCGAGTATAAATCCTTCTATTTCCCTGTACGTCGTTTCCGCTGTTGTTATAGTGGATTTCATTACGTCAATCTGTTCAAAACAGAGTTGCGCAATCTCTTTGTGTGTTAGACCTATAGCTGACAGAAGCAAAATACTTTTGTCTCGCCACTCCATTGATAGGAATCTGCAGGTTCCTATTTCTCGTTGGAGCTCTTGGAATGAGAGATAAAATCTGCAGAGACTTGAGTTTCTATCCAGATCTTTTTTATGGATTTCACTCAGTCCTTTGAAATTGAAAAACTCGCCGAGAGTATTCAAATACTCTCCATAGCTTCGCAACACATGACGAACCCGGAAAACATCCTCCGCGCTTGTCCATCGTCCTGAGTTGAACAGTTTAATGAAATCCTCTTTGCTGAAATGTTCTAGCTTGACGTTCTTTTCCTTTTCCAGTTCTTCTGCTACGTTAAATATCTGCAGAAGAAGATACATCAAAGAGCCGTCTAAAGAATTGGCGAATTCGTTCCGGTATTCATTTTTCATATGCTCCACCCCAAAATAAATCAAATAATCACTACACAACAACATAACCGGGTGTGTGATTAGTATAACATACGTTCGGGGCAATTACAAGGGTTATTTATCGACTACTACAACAAAATAAATTGGGTACTGGTCAACAAAATTCACAGTGAGGTTAGCTGTATCGTCACTAATCGGATGGATTACTGCTCCTGCAAAATCTCCCCGTATCTTCATCTTGTTCTCCCCTGCATAGATCAAGAAGCCGTCATCCAACTTTTCAATCTCCTCTCCTACGAAGGATATGTAAGAGTCGCCCATGATACCATGTGGCAAAATTACTTCAGCGCGGACATAACAAGCATCCGCAAGATAATTGCACAGCTCTTCGATTGTCTCTAACTTCTGCTTCAGACTCATAATTTCCTCCTTGGAATTGCATCGAACGTGCGTTCGACTTATGTTTATATAATACCACAAACAGCAGTAATATGCAAGGTCAATTTATTGACTGCCATAGGTAAAACATCATCGATTTTCCTTGCTTTATGCTTTAATTTTACAACGCTTCGTCACTGTTTTCCATGGTAATTCTATGAGAAATTACCAATGTTTTCACATTTTGGGAAAAAGAAAAGAGTCCTATTTTTTGGACTCTTTCCTCTCTCTTGAAAGTCTCTCTGCACGAACAGCTAAACGTTTCTTTCGAATCTCATCATCGATTTTTTTACGTTCGGCTTTCGTTTTTGCTATTTGTTCCTCCTCTACTTTTTTCTTCGCTTCGGCTTCTTCCCAACACTTACGGTTGTATTGTTCGTTGTATATGCTTTTCGGCTGTACTTCATCTTCCCAATAGTAGAGATGAGCTGTACGAAAATAAGCGCGTTTGAAAATATCATAGTCAAACGGGATTCCACGCTGCTTACAAGCCCACTCCACATACTCTATTTGCAGATTTGTAACACTCGTCCCGTAAAACGATGCGAGATCCTTCCACGGCGTCCGATCATATTCTCGAACATAAATGTATTTCGGCCAATGTTTTGGAGCGAACACATCAGTACATCTGTCGTGCCTTATTTCGCAATAAATGTTGAATAATTCACGTTCTTCCGGGGTGTCTTGTGGCGGTTTTTTACACTGACCTGCGGCGGTTCCGTAGATCAGTGCTCCTAAGCCTAACAAAAACTGAAATCCTGGTAACATATTCAATCTCCTGTCATGATCCAATCGCATTTGCAATGAAGCAGAAAATCGCGACCCAGATACCAATGCTTACGGGGCCTGCCAGAAACAAACCGCCGAGTACGATTTCGTACCATTTTACTGTCGGATGCAAGATCTTCGTAACCTCATGCGCCGTGATACGCCATGCCTGATCACGCTCCTTCGCCGTAATCTTGCCTTCTTCGTAAAGCTTATTAAAATTCTCGTTGTTCCAATCGACATCGGGCGCGTCCTTGAAAAGCAACTCCATAGCTCGGTCTCCGTCGTAATCCTTGTACGAGGTGAAGTCTTCTGCTCCTTCCTTCGTAAGATAATATCTGCGTTCCTCATACGATCCTCTCTGGGGCAGATTCGGTTTTCTGAGTCTCTTCTTCGCGTACTTACCTCTAGCCATTTTACTTTTCCTCCTTTACGTCACTGATATCAAAGCCAAAATCGAGGTTCTTGTACAGTTCCTCTTCTTTTTCAGCACTCAAACCAATGTAATTCAGCGTCACTGCGTTACTGGAATGCTTGAAAATCCTCTGCAGATAAGCAAGAATCTCCGGCGAGCTCTGATTATCCATGAACAAATGATAACCGAAAGTCTTTCTCATGCTGTGAGTTCCGAGCCGATACGGAAGCCCAAGATCCTTACCTGCGTCTCTCAGAATTCTTCCGAACGAGTGCCGACTGATGCTCTGATTGTCTCCCTTCTGCGACTGGAAGAGCATTGAGTCTTCTGTGCAGTTCGGGATCGTTTTGACCAACTCGTGGTAACAGGTCATTGCCAAATCGTTCAGCGCAACCGTGCGGTATTTGCCGGTCTTCTGCTCTTTTGTGCGGTATTTGCCATCTTCCGTGATATCTCCGACCTTTACTCTGCAAAGGTCAACTCCGCGCAAACCGACGCTGCATCCGATCAGGAACATCAGAGCGTTGCGAATCTGGTGCTTATCATAGAAATACTGCGCGATCTTCAGCACATCTGCCTTATCGCGGATAGGGTCAACCGTGCCGTTTGCACCATGAGTCGTGCGTCGCTTCAGCGAAGCTTCTGCTTTCGCTGCCTTCTTCGTGATTTTTTCATGCTCGGCCTGCTCTTTCTGGAGTCTCAGAATCGCCTCCGCAAGTTTATCGTAATCGAGTCCGACAAATCCCGGGACACCAGGTAACGGCTTTACGTCGTCGCTAAACAGTTTTACTACGTTATTTGCTGCCATAGTTATCCTTCTTTCATCATATCAATGATTACCAGTTATTACAGCAGATTCTTTCAGACGCCGACCGCATTTGTGATGGCTTCGCATGCCTCAGTCATCGACGCCAACGCGTCATCCAGAAAATCAATTACTTCCTGAAATACTTCGGCCTTGTTGCTGTCCTGCAGGGACTCCGGAATGTTGTCCAGCTTCTCCTCTTCTCCGTCTCGGATCCGTTCGATGTCGCTCGAAAGTTCCTCAACCTGCTCGCTGATTTTCATGAGATCGTTTCTTAACCACTTGTTCATACGTTATTATCCTTCCACTTTTGCATTATGCAGATTTTGTATTGTCCTTTGCCGCTAGATAGAACAGCTCGAGCACCGTCTGAAACATATCCAGAGGCTTCGATGTTCTCTTGCTCAAATAGATCATCGTCTGTTCAAGCTGTTCAGCTGTGGCATTCTCAATCATTTTCTTGATGGTTGCCAGAGGTTTCATCACTCCGGCAATCCAGATGTACTGGTCGCTTCTGTTCATAGCAACCTTCAAGATGTTCAGCACCTGTTCAACGACTTCGACTCCAAACTTCTCAACTAATTTTTTCTTCTCTTCTGGAAGGAGCTTTCCCTTAGCAGTAAGGTCTACCTTCTTCTCTAAAGAAGTATTATTATATTTATTATTATATTCAGTATTATTAGGGTCCCAAAATGGGACTCGCCGGGTACCAGGATGGGACTGGTCAGTGGACAGAATGGGACTGCTTGAATTTAATCCAGTACCAATTTGGAACGGGTCACCAGTACCAGGATGGGACTGCTTTTCCACAGGCCAGTCCTTTTCTGGTACTGCTTTATCCACAGCCTCAATTCCCGAGTCCCATTTTGGTACTGCTTTATCAACAACGTTATCCACAGGACAACCCGTCCCATCAAGGGACTCGAAGAGAGATTCAGGATCTCGAACGTAGATTCGATTTGCTCGGCCGTTCTTTTGTTTGACTTTTTTGATCAGGTCATTATCGGCCAGCTCATTGAACAGCCGCATGACCTTTTTCCTTTCACAGCAAAGATCTTCGGCCGCGCTGTCAACCGAGTAGTACACGTAATAGCGTCCATTCTCATCAAGCCAACCGTTCATTACGGAAAGATGCGTTCTGTCGAGGAGAAGTCCATATAAAAGCTTGGCTACAGCCGAAACATTTTTGTATCGAGGAGACTTGATCAGCTCCTTCGGAGTCATAACGAAAGCAATATCACCAATAGCGCCTTTGATATAACTCCATTTATTGTTCATTTCGTCCATAATTTATGCGACCTCCTCTTTTTCCTTCACCTCATACAATGGAAACCACACCCCCTTTCTTGCAGTTCACACAAAATATTTTTTAAGCGACGCCGGGATCTTCTTTATCCTGAGAGATGAGGAGCTCTGCCGGATGATGGCCGACGCTGATTAGGTCAGTGTAGAACTGCTTGTAAATCTTCGCCGCCATCTTTGCCTCGGCAAGCTGTGCCTTCAGATAATTGATCTGCTTGATATAATGCTGCGCCTCCATCGAAGTGCCGTCCGAGGCAGATTTGCCGTCGCCGAGCGAAAGCGAGAAGCGAATTGCTTCATCAATCGCGGCCATCTCTTCCTCGCTGCAGGAACACTTGTAACCGCTCAGTCGAGTCGTGTCGACCGTCGTGACCTGCTCACAAAGTGCTGTCGACGGAAGACCGGTCGACAGGATCGGAACGTGGGTTACAGCTTCACGCTTCGGCTGTGTCGTGAGATACACAATCTCAACTGTTTTCAGTGCGAGGTTGAGGGTGTCGGTCGAAACAACAATTGCCGGCCGGCCGCTGCGCTGCTCACAACCTACGGTTTCTTCTCTGTCGATATAAAATACATCTCCACGGTGAATATCGTACATAATAATTTCCTCCATTTGTAATTCAAAACTTATTCGTAAACTCGGCTCGAAAGAATTCTTACAGCCTGTTCTTCTCCATCAGGTTCCTGAATGTAGATTGTGATTTCATTTCCGGAACCGCTGACAACCAGCGACGTTGAGCCGTGTGCCTTAAACCCTGCAACCTGATCACAGACAAAATCACGGGCTCCGCGATCGGTTGTGAACAGGTACGTTGCATTGTCTCCGCCCTGATAGGCAATCGTTACAGCATAAGAAGTTGCTTTTACCTTGCAGGCAAATGCTTCGCTGATGCGGCGCTCTCTTGTGTCGCCTTCAACAACATCACGGCCGCAGGCGGGACACGCCGTGAACATATCGTCGCCGATCAACTCGTCATGAAAAAGGCCGTAGTCAAACCATTCGCCGCATGCTTCGCACTGGCTGATCTTTCCTGCTTCCCAAAGTGCGTCGAAGCAATCTTCGCACACGATTCGACGATTGGGAGTTTCGTCATTAAGGATACGATATCCCGGTGTGTAAGAACCATCATCGTATATCTTTGCGCCGCATTCATCACATTCATAGGTTGCTTCCATTCCGATATTGCTTTCTGCCATGTTAAATTACCTCCGTTTCTACGATTTGCCAAACAACCTTTGCATAATTACAAGGGCTGTACCAGTACGAGTAACAGACATAACGCTGATTAGGATCGTCGGTCAGGAACTCGGTTTCGTCCTCGTCCCACTCGATTTCCTCCTCATCCAGAACGCCACTCTGCTTTACCTCGTCCCGCATGACAGCATTCAGAGCATGAAGGTTCTCGCTGGCGGCGATTACCTCACCGCCAGACATCTCATCGTTATCAAACCAATATCGCAAAACATAGATTTTCTTCATTTGTATTCCTCCAATCGGTCGGATTTGTCATTTTCATTCGGTCATTTTAGTGTTCGTTGAACACGACCTGCTCGCCGTGCTTCAGCGTCCAGCAACCGCCATCAGTCGTTGCACACTCCGTGCAGTTGCCGCCACACGGAATGGCATCTTCTCTTGCCGTCGTGCTACCGTCCTTGAAGCGAACATGGGCTTCGGGCAAATTAAAAGGGTTGACCATTTCGAGGCCAACCCAGGCGGAGAAGATCAGATGCAGATTGTCGGGGAGCTCAACTCCTTCAGCGAGCAGCTGATTTACATATTCATATCGCTTCGTGAAGCACAGGATCTCGCAGTGCTGATTGCGATTCGCGATGTCGATCATTCTGCGGAGATAATCGATCGTCGGAATGTCGCCGCTGACATGGAACCGGAAGTAACGATTCGTCATCACAGCCGCTTCAACCTCTCTCCAGTACGCTTCCGGATCATTCAGAAGAATGTCGAGATTGCGCTGATATGCGTTTCTTACCGACGGGCGAAGCCTTTCGAGCTTCGCCGCGTAACACTTTTCCTTACAGAGGCAGTCCCGGCAGGTCTTAATTGCCGGGAGAGACACACTCTGAATTGCGCCCATCTTGATGTTACCCTTGGAGATGGACACATTACAAACATTTGTTCGGTTATTTTTCATTTAATATCAACTCACTTTCAATCTTCATCATCAGAAATGTTCTGATTTTCCATTTCATCATGAAGCACATCCCGAATAGCATCCTGAGCCAACTCGTTCCAGTTACTGCAATCGCTCACGTACTTCGAGTAACGGCTAACCATCTCATCATATACATCTTCGGGAATGTCGTCGATGCTGTGATAGCCGAGCTTTTCAGCCGCGTCACAGTTTTCAAGTTCGTCTTCAAGCACGCTCCGAACATCTTCTTCCTGATAGCTGTCACGGAGCTGGCAGTAAACCTTCAGCTCAGCAAGGCAGTCGAGCTCAACCGGAGACACTTCCCACATAAAGCGGTGGCACTCGTCAGTGATATAATTCTCATGAGCATAAACGTTGTCCGCGAACTCTTCGTTTTCGCCATAGAAAAGCTCGTGATCTTCTTTGTTTTTGCCGGTTACGATATCATTAACCTGCTCTTTGATGTACGCATTCGCGGCTTCCTCAGTCGAGAAAACTTTTCCAGCAGAGAAATATTCCTCATCGGAATCATCAAAACAGCGCAGACTGGCTACAGCATATAACATCATTTTCGTTTCCTCCTCACTGTGCGATTGCGGTGTTGTTCAGTCTCTGGCCAGGCTTGAAAGAACGGCCGTGCTCCACTCCCTTGTCACGGATGTCGTTTGCCCACGAATCGGCTCTCCTCGTGTGGATCTTGCTGGTCTTCATGCTCATTTTGCCGTAAGCATCCTGCACATCCTTCGGCGTCATCATGACGAGACCCCATTCCTGATGCTCAGCGTCCTGCCGCTGATATTCCTGGTCGAGACCGCCGACAAAACCGTCACCGTAAGCGTTGCAGACGAGACGAAGATCGGTCGTGCCGTAGCCCTGCCATTTCTTCATGCGGTAGATATTGCGCTGTTCGACCTTGACACAATTGATCGCGTACCGCAGGATGCGTTCGGCGATTTCAACGTCGCTCTCAAGGCCCATCAGAACCAGCGTAAGCGACTTGCTGCGAGGCGGCTTGATGCAGTAGCTCTTGCAGCAATAGTGTTTTGCGATTACATCGGACAGCTTATAGATCCAGAAGTCGGTCATCGTCGTGCACTTGATGTCGTCGAGAACCCTCTTCACAACGTTTTCCTTCGTTGCCGAGCAATCCTCCGGACGCAGCTTGTACTGCACCATCAGCTCGCGAGCCTTGAGCAGCGCGACCTTTGCTTCGTTTTCGTTCGGGGACTCTGCCAGCGCGAGGAGCTTTGCAATCTTTTCCTTAATCTTGTTGTTCATTTGTACATCCTCCTTAAATCATTCATCAATGTCATAATCAACACAGAGCATTCTGCCATCACAGGCTTCTGCAAAGGTATAAGTTTCAATATTGTATACAGCAAATCTCTTTGCGTCCTCTTCAGTTTCAATTTCTCTTCCGTTGGCATCCCAACCATTCAGAAGATCGGCTCTGTCTGTTCCGCCCCCGTAATAACCGAGAAGCATTACATCGGCAAACCCCGAGCCGCCAAACAGATTGAGCAGCTTAATTCCGTACCAAGCAGTCGGCTCCCCTCCTTCGCTGATTGATTCCATATCCTCGTCAAGAGTGAAGTCGAGCTCTCGAATTTTCTTTTCGAACATGAAGTCGATAAGCTCCTTTGGCGTCATGAAGGTATAACCGCGAACCCTTTTCATATGAATTCCCTCCTTAGTAAGTCATGGTGCCGATGCAAAGTCCGGCTTCATCCGCGCCATATTTCTTCCAGAGCTTCTTGAAGAGCTTCACAACATCGTCGAACTCTTCCTCGTCCATCGCGATATCGGCCAGATCATATGCGCTTGCCTCATCCGGAACCGTAAAGATCCAGATCATATACGCATTCTCATCGTTCATACACGTTACGAGGTGGTGCATCGCAACCAGCGTATCGTAGCGTTCCTTCTCTGCCGGGGTAAGTTTGAGCTCCTCCTGAGCCTTCTGTAATGCAATGTAATTCATAATTGCCTCCATTTGTAATATAAAAGGAAGAGGCGGTCGGCCTCTTCCTTATTTTCGTTAATTGATTTTAATGTATAACTAAATCATCGCTTCATCAAATTCATTGTCACCCAACGTTTGGCACTGGTCAGCGATTTACATTTAGCCAGTTCTACGAAATCTCCAGAATCCTCCACTTCTACGGCAAAGTGATCGCCCATATCACTGATCCAACACCAGTTGCCATAATCAGGATGGAAAATTCCCGCCGCCCACATTGTTGGTTTTCCATTATCGTCATCAGCGTCGTGTAACGCTGTCCATTCGATCATGTTGTCACCTCCAACTATTGTTAATATTCAATTTTTTCGATCCCTTCATGCTTTTTGTAGTACGAGAGAGCTGCTAGAATTATCCTTTTGGTTTCTTCCGACCAGCTCCGAAGCTCAAATTGTCTCATGACCTCCTGCTTGTCAACGAGATTGTTGTCCATGTGCCTGATTGCATTTTCAAACAACGTAACGAATTCCACTGCACGACTAATGCGAGGAAGAAATTTGTTGTTATATTCCCAAACAGTCATGTTGTCACCTCTAAATCGTGTTTATTTATCGTCGTCTTCAGCTATATCTTCGGCATAGCATTCACCTCCGTTGTTATACATACAAACTGTACAAGAGTACCAACAGTTCTGCTGTCCGCAAGGACCTACAACACCGCCCCAACCGGTTTGAAAGCCAGCGTTATAGGGACAGCTGTCGCAGTCAAAATCGTCGGGGAGGCCAAAGCATTTATTCTGAAAAGCTCCATCCATGGTGTTTTCTCCTCTCTGTTCATCGTTTCATTGGTCAACAATCATAATCGTGAATTTTTCACTTTCAAACACATCACCGATGGAAGCCATCGGACACCACGACGATGCTTCAATGTACGTCGGAACCCCATTGCTTTCCTCGACTTCATCTCCAACGATTCCGTAAAGATAATCGGCAATATCGGCTTCGTTGATGGATTCAAAAATGCGAGTCGTGCCATTCTTAAATGTAATAACCACTTTTCCGTACAACTTAATCCCTCCAAAACTCTTGTTTGCTTATTCCTCACGTTCGAATGCTGGCGTGTACTGGAAAGCGATGTCATACATCGGCTTACCGGTAATCTGATCTCTGAATGTGCTGACGAACAGGCTTCGTGTAAGTCCATTTTCCTCGAACCATTCGTCAATCACTCGCTTGGTCAGCGGAGTGAAGAACACATAGAGATCAGATTCATGATGGTACATTTCCTCTCGCGGATAACCTGCTGCTTCGAGTTTTTCCATCAGTGTCATAAATATCTCACCTCTTAACTATTTAGTCTGCAAATCCCAGAAGATATGCGACGCCTTTGCTGTGATGCTCGTCGAACCAATGCCAGATATCTTCCTTGTCGGTTCCTTTGGGCCAGATGTAATAAGGTTCGTCGAGCTCTTCCGTTTCGGGGTCGATGGGAACATCCGTGAGATTGTTCCAGAGTTCTTCTACAACCACATCCCTAAAAGCTCTGTCTCTGGGGAGTTTAGGAAACCGAAATTCGGTTACTTCTCCATCGTTCTCAAACAACACGATGTCCATGTGAAGGCTCGGGATGTAGAATTTACACGAGCTTGGAGTTGGGTCCACATGCCACCCACACTCAGGTTCGAATTTACCTACATACCACTCACACTCAGGTTTGAATTTACCATAGTGCTTTTCAAAATATTCATCTAACGTCATGTGTCTTCACCTCGCAAATGTTTTAGATTTCCATATCGGCGAATGCTTTCATCTCGGCGGCCATATCTTCCGGTGTCGCTGCGAATTTCTTCAGCCATTCATAAAAATGCTGGCGGAGATAGGATTCAAGGTTGTCCAAGTTAGCAGGGTTTTCCGCAAGTGTTTTGATTGCTTCGCAGAACTGCTTTGCGTATTCCGCCGTGTCACACTCCAGCGACCATCTAGCATACTCAATGCCGCCCGGAGCATAGACTTCAGCAAAGTCGGGCGAATTCAAAACACGAAGATATCCATTATCCCACATCTTCTTTGTCATATTAAGTTCTTTAGTGACGGCTTTTTGTGCTTCTTGCTCGGTTTCGTATTCCGAAACGCTGTCGTTACAACCAGTGTGATCGGTGTATCTTACTCTTACCATGGTGTCGCTCCTTTCAAAATTTTCCATAATTACTGACAACAGTCTTTTTCTAACTGCCGGTAATCTTCCGACAGACGTTCCAATAGCATCTTATAAATATTGGGCTGATGTTCATGCAGGTAATCACATAACTCAATATCCGTGCCGAAGAACTTTTCTACAGCTGTTGAATTTGCCCATCTATCAAATGAGGCAATAGGAGTTACTCTAAGCATCCACTTATTATTGGTACCATCATGCGGTGATACTGCCATAAAAAGCGCACTATCTGTTTTCGCCTCTAAATGCCCGTCGTACTCACAAATATCGTAATGCTGGCCGCTGTTGATCGTATCATTTTCAAACCATCTTTTTATATTTTTCATAGACTGTTTCCTCCTTCAAATACCCGTTTTAGCACGGAGTTCCTTCAGCTTTTCGAGATACGCCTGCTTGTCGACTACGTTCTGAAGATGCATATCATACTCTGAATCCATGGCGCTCGCAATTGTCCAGATTGAATCATTCTGGACATCGTCCTCAACATCTTTGATTTCTTCGTCATACAGGCGAGCCAGCCACTCATTGACCATGGTCAGATTGGGCTCACGGTTGGTTTTCAGCATAGGTTTTACCTCCTTCTGTTTTTATACAAACTGGACATACCACCAGTCGGTGTATTCGTCATTTTCTTGGTTTCTTTCAAATCTTAGTTTCAATGGTTATCTAAACTCTGGCTTCCATTCAAGCTGATTTTTATCATCAAGCCAGTCTTTGATATAGTCTAATGGCATTTTTTCAATACGCTCAATGAAATCTTCTGCCTTAATCATTAAGTAACCTGACATTTCGTTCCATTTCAAAGCGTCATCCGCGTATTGCCGAAGCCATGAATATTTTTCATGCCACTTGAAGCTATCAATTTTTTCATTGAATAATTTATATCTTTTTTCTCGCCATTCATTTATAGTCACACGCTTTCCTCCGTTTTCCTATGAAACACGTATTTAGATGATGTCAACATACCAGTAACCGGTATATTCATCTTCTTCACGATTTCGTTTATCTTCCTCTGGGTCATAGTAGCCGGTAGAGAGCATCACATCTTCGCCCTGTTTTTTGTAAAGCTCTTCAATTCGGTCTGCCATCAACTCGGCAAAGCCTTCGGTTGCACAAAGGATTTCTCCTTGGATGTCTGACCAGTAAGCTGCGTTGCGATCATGGCCTACGCCCTTCCGGATAACTTCGAACCATTCAACCATCGGGTCGTTTCCCATATCGCGGAAGCAGCGACCATTACCCCAGTCGCAAAATGCTCTCGGATTATCTTCGCTGTGGATGCATTCATCACACAAGAGAATTCGTTCACCGCAATGCTTGCAGGTTGTGCGCCAGCCGTCTTCTGGTGCCCAGTCGGGCACCGTGTTTTCTCCCATGCAGTGAGGGCAAACCTCAACTGCTTCGTGGCGATATTCAGTCATTTTCGTCCACCTCTTCAAATCCTTTCGGAATGTCGATCTCTCTGCGCATCCAGAGTTCTACTTCGCAATTGTTTGTACGATCCTCTACATCAGTGTCCTCTTCACCGAGACGGAGAAATTTGTAACCGTAACCGTCTTCGTCTTCATGATCTTCGAGCTCGCCCATGATCTCTTCAACCTTCGCGACGTCATCAAAATCGCTGTACCACTTGACCCATTCCCAGATGAGCAGGTGATAATCGTCGCGCTGAAGAACTTTGTGAGGGCAAATCACATCAAACTCTTTCTTGAACATCTCGTATGCCTTGGGCTGACACATAATACCTACATCGCTTCTGTATCCCATAAGTTTTCCTCCTTAAATCTTGTCGCCGACAGAAAACCAATCATCGATTGTGTTCGGATCAAACCATTCTGGCCAGCCGTCATTTTCGTCTGGATAGTCGGTTCCTTCAATCAGTTCGTATTTAATGCCGGCCGCGTCAAGAAGGTTTGTCGCGCCTTCTTCATAGCCGAGATCCCAAAATTCATCGTCGTCCTCAGCCCCAAACCATGCGTTCCAACCTTCGAGGGCGAGAGCTTTTCCGCGTTCATAATCCTCATCACTGAATTTTATTGCGAAGAACATATCGTTGCCGAATAAACCGTAACTGCAATAGCACGCGATTTTACTCATTCTCAACACTCCTCATATCCTGTGAACACAGCTGCTCCGTATTCGTCTTCGAGGTTCTCGTCCATATTTACATCGAGGGTATCCCAGTCGGGAGCAGCTTTCTTCATGAGAGTTTCGCGGGTAAGTTTCTTGATTAAAGAGAAGCCCTTGTCAAAGGCTTCCCCGGCGTTTTTTGCTTCGACTGCGACACGGCCAGCCACCTTGAACTCGAACGGAACGTAAACTTCCATATTTGACACCTCTTTCTTACCAGCTGCTCACATAATAGAGCATTTCGTTATCAAAATCTGTGGTTGCGAGAACATTTTCGAGGACTTCGACAGTGTGTCGGAGGTCATCGAAATAATACTCGTCATACTCGTAACTTCCGAAGAAAAATCCTTCCTGAACCGGCAGCCATCTTTTCGCTTCCGGCACCGGATTCGAAGAATTGAGCACCCGTTTGCAGGTTCTCAGCAGCTCTTCAAGGACTCCTCTCGTGCATTCTTCGTGGAAATCGCAATCGTCCTCGCCGCCTTGAACGTTATTGACGAACCATCTGTGAATCTGGTTTGCTTTTCGCCAATAGCCAACATCACTGATAATATTATTCTGAGGAAACTTATGGCTCGTATCCCATGAGCAAAACCTCTCGATGTAGTACGGACGAAGCGCTTCCATGACTTCATCAGAAGGAAGATCGTCTCGACTTACACCGCACCACTCTTCCAGAGTAGAGGATTTATATTTCTCTGGCCGGTTTTCATAGCTAAACCAGCCTTCGGTAGCTTCAATTTGCTGAATTGTCACATCGTCCAATCGAGGAGCTTTCATTAAATACATATCCAGTCCCATGTTTATTCCCCTTCCTTGACTTTTCTGACGAGCTTGTCCGTCAAGTAATTGTTGATGTTATTTTCGTAGTCGGGAGCGCCCCATTTATCTACGAACGGCAGGTCGCTTACGTCATGACCGTTCATCATTGTATTCTCGGGGGCAAACCCTACAACGGTATGCTTTTCAACCTTGCCGGTGAAATCCTGAATGAAAACCTCATCATAAAGGTTGAGCGTTTTCGGGTCTACCAGATCGGCGGTGATAAATCCCTTGCTGAGGTGCTCCTGTGCCGGTTGGCACTCATCAATTTCGCAGAGCGTTTCGATGAGGTCGTAGCCCTCGTGGGATTCATTTTTGAGAGCGATCACATTGGGATTCCAATGCTTCACAATTTCCCATTTTTCAATTTCGTAAACGCCGTTGTCGAGGTAAAATTCCTGAACAAGCTCAGGCGTCATAACGGTCGTGCCGCTCATGTTTTCAATACCGACCGAGCATCTGCCGCCGAAGTAATTGCCGATTACCTGTGCAAGCCGTGCCGTACCGTATGCAGGATCGTTATCAGGGCTGCGGTAACCCTTCAGCTTGCAATACTGAGTAAAGGCGAGTACCGAATCGTACCCGCCATTCCAGTGAACATATACGCCGATATTAGTACCGATGCCTTTGATGATCGCTCGATTTCCCATGATATACTCCCCTTTTATTAGTTGCTCTGCGGCTTTTTCTGTACGATATAGCCGCGCTTGTCCAATTCTTCGATCATCTGCTCGTCTGTATAAGACTCGAAGTTGTAGTCAATTGTGGCGGATTCTTCAACCCATTCCTGTTCGTCTGGGTCGAAGCGGAAACGCCAAATACAACCATCTTCGCCGGTATAATTTACTTCACCCTCTGCGACATACGGCGCTAAGGTGTTAAGAAACTCAATGGTTTCGTCTTCGTGGTAATTATCGCTGTCGTAGAAATCTACACTGTCTTTGTAGATGCGCCAATTAAGCCAGACATCGAGCGCATCCAGTTTGGCCTTTAATTCTGCAATATCCGCATCTCTTTTAAGATTTGCGAAACCGCTGCCATCTGCACAATACCCCATGCTTTTCTCCTTTCAAATTCACATTTTAGGCTTGAAAACAACTTCTACGACATCTCCACACGGTGTTTCAATGTAACCGTTTCGGAGAGTGATCTCATCGTCTCGGAGCCCAGACAGGTTGAAATATGCTTCGTTGTCGTCGGAAAGCAAGCCCATGCCCCTTGCAAGGCTCTTTGCGGCGGCTTCCGGACTTTTGTAAACAGCAACGATGCTCTCGATTTTATCGCGATACGTATTGATCAACCAGTCAATGTCGTCATTTTCAAGGGGGTTGACGCCAAGGTAACAGTCGAGCTGTTCGTTAAAATTTTTGTGAGCGTTATCGAGAAGGCTCTGATATGCAAGATCCGCTGCCTTACGGAGCATTTCATAATTGATCACCATTCTGCGAAAATTGATATCCATGAGAATCTCCTTAGTCCGTTGTCTGATAAAAATATGTGAGTTCGTCACCCTTGAGGTTTTCCATCGCGTACTGATCAGCACGTTCCCAGAGGGTGTTATACAGTCTGGCAAGAGGTTCATTGCGTGGATAGTGCTGCCAGATCTTCCAGTTAAGCACCATGACCAGTTCGGTAAGGTACTTATAATCGGTTTTCCATTCCTGAAAAGCACGGTTGTAAGTACCACAAACTGCGGTAAAGCCGAAATTATCTGCAATGCTGAAATCGTCCCAGAAGGTCGTGATCGGTTTGTAACCGAACATTTCTTCGATGTTCCAACGAGGGAGTTTCAAAGTGATGTCCATTACGATTCCTCCTTATAAATGCCGATGTTAAATTCGTTTGTATAATCCTCGCTGTCCTTATCAGCGTAAACCAGAACACGAATACCTTCGTTGAAGGTCAGTTCATCGTTTTTGCAGTAATGCTCCTGCGCAACAGTGGCGATATCCTGCAACCACTGTCCGTCCTTTTCAAGACTAATGTAGATTTCATTCGGGAAGATCGGGTCTGCACTCTTATCTACGGTCAGAGTAGCAAAGCCGAGATCAATTTCAATGCGGTTGTTCATGTTACACCTCCCAAATTCCTGTCACGTAAGGATCAACGAAGTGATTTTCCTTGAAGAAATCAATGATGAAATTGAACAGTTCAACATCGCAGTATTCTCCGTCTTCATCATCGAGGTTGAACTGAGTTACACCGGTGTCCGGATCGTCCGGATCTGTGCCATGCACATAGCTGACGTTGACTGTGTGACGAAAGAACTCCTTCGCAATGTTCATGAACATCTGATATTCTTCGAGGCTCATTTCGTATCTGAAGGAATCAAAATCGTGACCGTCGGCATCGGTCGGAAAGACATCAAAAGCGGTTTCTTCATAGGTTGGATAATCTGTATTGTAAGTAATACTGATCGTTGCGCTGACAGCTTTGCTGCGCGTTTCCTCGTCGAAATAATCCTCTCCGAGATATTCCAACGGAACATTGAAATAAAGAGTGCGTTCGCATCCGATGTGATCATCACAGACGAATTTGTTATCGATCACATCATCAAACAAGATGCCGTTCCAATCGTCGGAGACTTCTTCGACCGGCTTTCCGGGTTTGTAATCGTAGTTCTCACCAATTCCGAGCACGACCGCCTTTGGTTCGATAAAACGGAACCAGCGCTTGGCGAAATCTTTCGATTTGGCAACAATGATTCTTGCCTGATGAATTCCGTTCTTCCGGAAAGACACTTCAAATTCTGTTTTCGTGTTAGTCGTCCTCCTCGATTTCCATACGCCACTCAAACTGGTTCTCGTCTAACCAGACCCAACCATGTTTTTCAGCGAATTCCTCTGCTTCGTACTCGGAAGCAAAACCGGACATGAAGTCCTGCTTCACACCGCTGCTTGCAAGAACTATCTTCCAAATCTTTTTTGGTTCATCTTCTGCTTTTTCCAGCGCCGTGGCAAGATCGTCGAGCATTTTGTTGATGGCGTCTGCATCATCCAACAGATCACGAAGACCCGTAGAAACACAAGGAATTTCTTTACTTAAACCAAACCACATAACCGTATGCAATTCTGGGTCAAAATCCTGCTGATATGTACGCACCTCTTCCACAATGTCGTAACCGGAGATTGTGAACGAGAAATCTTCATTAAGCGGCGAATGCTGGCTGAATGTGATTTTCTTGCCGTCTTCCTCGATTTCCCAACCAAGGTCTTCGCAGATTTTGCGCTGCTTGTCGGTCATAGTTCGTCTCTCCTTTCAAATCTTCCAGCCGTATACTTCGGCGATTTTATCACCGAGACGCTGCGTGATTCGGGTGATGTCTGCTCTGGTGATGGTCCCGCGACAGATTTTATTCAGGAAGTTTTCCTTTCGGGTGTCGCTTACGTCCGGCTTGAACACTCGGTACAGATAGTGGTCGGTTCCGTCATGGTGGATAGCTTCACAGCAAAGGTCGCCGCGACCGTCGAGATACCATGTTGCGTAATCAGTATTCGCAACGAGGCAGTCCTTAATCGAGCGACCTTGGATTTCTTTATACCCCGGAATACGACCGTGCCAGCGGCCGAGATCGGCAATTACGACAATCTTTTCATCCACGGGAATGTCGAGGTTCATGCGTTCATCGTCCAGATACTCGTCGTTCAATTCGTACATCATGTCGATGCGCTCATCCACATCCAGGCCGGGATACTCTTCATCGAAAAATTCTTTCCAATCTTCATAATCGAGATTGGAATTGCTCCAGATTACATTCCTTTTCATATGTATTCGCTCCTTTTAGTGATGCGAAAGTGTAGTTTTATTAAATATTTGTCATTGATTTTTGGGTAAAATGTCATTTGTATTCGTTCTATGCGGTTTTCAAGGTACAATAATGAGAATTTACGTCAATTTCCGTCGTAAATTCTGTCGTAATATGTTACCGCTTCGCACAGGGTTCCGAGAGCGATATCGTAGCGCCACACATCATCATGCTTGGTGTAGATTTTGTACTGCCATCCAAGATCGAATTGATTGTACAGAAGCATCTTGCGCTTACCTTTGTAGAGAACGTCCATCCCTCTGAACTTTTCGGTCGTATACAGAAGCTCAGGAGGCTTTGTTTCGCGTTCCTTTGCATAACGGTAGCAGAACAGAAACATTTCGTTCAACTTGCCGACCATGCTGTCATCGTCGCCGAGATCCCAAATCCAACGGTCGAGGATCGTCATCATCTCACGAGCAATTTCAGCCTGCTTTGCGATGTCGGTTCCCTCGGCGATTGCGATTGCGTCATCATACTCGCCGTTCGGGTCATTGCGCTGCATGTATTGCAGAATGCTTTTTAGCGTCACTTTTTTTATTCCTCCTCGTCATATATGGCTGTGATGTTCCAAGCTTCGCCGAATGCGTAATAGCATCCGTATTGTCCGAAAATCTTCGAAAGCTCTTCGTCTACAGTATAGTCATCACTGTAGTTCAGAGCCTCATACAGAGGGCCCTCGAAAATCACGGTGAGAATATCGCCGGCATTTCCCGTGTAATCGTGCGGGTCTGCTTTCTCTTCGATTACGGATTTTCCGGTTCCGGCTGTGCCATAGGTGCTCCAGCGTTTGCCGTTGAAGTAAATCGCGCAATCGAACCAGAGATCGTTCGCGATGAGGTAATCGTAAATGTCTTTGGCCAGCGCGGCCGTTTTCTTTTCACCCAGAGGGTTCATTTTCGTTTCTCCTTTCAGATTATTCCGAGTTTGCGCAGTGCCGTTTTGGCTGCGCTGATAATATGGCCGTCGTGCACATGGTACAGACCGTACCAGCTACACATCGTTTCCGTGCCGATGAAAGCTCTCATGCAGTCACCGGCTAAACGGGTTTCGAAATTGTTGTAGCCACCCTGTGCTTTCAGCTTGCGAGCGTACAGCCGGATTGCGGCTTCGTTTTCTTTGAATGCCCCGTAGATACGAGGCATCTGATCCATCAGTTTCAGCATACGGGGTTCTCCTTAAGTTCGGTTTCGGTGTAGTCACCGACAATTACCTTTTGCGTGATAAAGCCCGGCTGCACCTTGAAGAGAAAATGCTCCTCGTCATCAATCGTTGCCTTGGGGCCGCCAAGGCACCAGAGCATAGAAATCGCTGCGTCACCCGTGCCATTTTCATAAGCGGCTGCGCGGAATTCGTTGAAAATCGCTTTGGAAACTTCGACCTTGCGGCAGTCGTACATCAGATTGTCGACATTGCGGAAACCAACCGCGCGAGCCATGTTGTCGTACAGCTTTTCGATGCTGAACGTGTGGACATCCTCCAGAGTGAGCTCATACGTTTTGTTCAGATCGATCATTTTTGTTTCTCCTTTCATTTGCCGTTCACTTATTACAATGGAAACCGCCTGCGGGTTCTTGCAGGCGGTTCAAAAATTATGCAGATTTATTTTGCGATGCTGCCAGCTCGGCCGGAATTTCTTTTGCCAGCCAGTTGAACATTTTCTTACAGATCGGAATGCGGTTCAGTTTGCGAATGCAGAATAATTCCTGAACGCCTTCAAGTGTTAAGAAACTCGTCCGCATCCCGTTCGGAAACTTTTCACTTGGTGCCTTCAGCATAATTCGGATATCCTGCGTCAGCGAGCCGATATAATTCTTTCCAGAGTAGCCGAACATCCTGCCGATGTCCATTCCCTTGTAGAGAACATCATCGTTCATCACGGCAACTTGAACGCTACCGTATTCCGGATGGCTCAACGTGGTGTATTCGATTGTGTTGAACCGAACCAGCGAACACTGCGAGGATTGCGAGACCGGTCTCGTTTGCATTTCGGCCGGTGTTTCCAACTTATCAGGGTACGAGATCGGGCTCGTAGTTTCCGGATTGCTTTCGTTTTCGATTTCCTTTTGTGCCAGCTCGACAGCGTGAGCAAGCACATCAAGGATTGCCTTCATGGTGTTATCAGCCATTGCGACGCGCCTCCTTCATCATGTGACGATTGAAATCCTTCCAGAGAGTTCCCAGGGCGAACGCTCCGGTGCTTACCGCCCAGACGGAAGCGATTACGAAGGGACCATAATCGCCAGCAGCGCCATCCATGTGTGCCGCTGCAAAGCAAGCTGCGGCGAAAAATGCCGCCTTTACGGCCGGAAACAGTCTCATGTAGCGACGACGGATACCAAATTTCATTTTCATTTCCTCCTAAAATTTTGCATAAAAAATGCACCCTTTCGGGTGCTGACTACTATCGTTTTACGCCTTGCGGCGTGGCTGCGGAGCTTTAGGATGAACTCCGCGAGAACCTTCCAGCAGGAATCATTTTATATGTCCTGTTTCTTGGTTTCCTGTTTTCCGCCCTGCGGTGCAGATCGCAAGACCTAAGAAGCTCGGCCTTTTCTATTGTTGGGCACAGGCTTTTTCCCATGCACGGCAATCATAAGCATTCCCCCTTTTGCTTTTATTGCGGATCCTTAGATGTGAGCGATTGCTCGACATCCGATGATGCGGCCGTTTTCGTCGCGAACCGCATCGTCTACGATGTAGACATCGGAACGCTCCGGGCACGCTTGCGCGGTCAGCGCGGACACGATGTAAATCGTTTCCGGCTGCGCTTCCGGAAGGCCGGTCACCTCGCCATAGCGACAATGGTTCACCGGCAGGCCGTCAATGTTGCCGACCAGTTCGCGAGTCTGAGCGGCGCGGGCAATCGTTCCGGAAGGCTCGACCACCTTCAGAACGGAATTGTTTCCGTCCAGAAATGTGATTGCGTGCGGCGTCAGATTGATAATGGTCATGATGTTTTCCTCCTGTTTTGGGTCCGTTCCAGCCGTTTTTCGTTTTGGTTTCTACTTCGTTCCCGGCCGGTTTTGTTCTGATTTCGTTCCGTTTGCGTCAGAACACCGGAATGTGCTTGACGCAATTATTCAGGAGCGAGTATGCAACAGATCGGGTTGCGTCCTCGTGGGTGTAACCTTCGAAATCGCTGTAACGTGCTATCCAGCCAGCTACATATGCGATTTCGTCTAAGGTGCACTCGTTTGTGTGCACGTGATAGAGGAGCGCTTCGTAATGCTCACAGTCCATACCGGTGCAGTAGTCGTACCGGATGCACATGGAGCGGACGTCGTCCATACACCAGATCATTTCCGTTTTCATATTGTTTCCTCCTTGCGGTTGTGTTATAATTAGGGCGTTACCTGCCTGCGGTACTTCCATTTCGTTCGGGGAATCTATCCCCATCGTTCCAGGGTACTTTTGATTTTTTTCGAAAGTGCGGCGCGAACACGCCGTATTCATGAGGAATGGTGGTGTGAGTTTTGAAGCACTATGTTTTTATTCTGTGCTTCGGCCTGATCGTACTGGCGATCATGCAGGGGTGATACATAAGGCTGTCGAGTTACCGCTCGGCGGCCTTTTGTTTTTGGCAGGTAACGCCATGGCTGCGGAGCTTTAGGATGAACCCCGCGAGAACCTCGCGAACCTTTACCGGATTTCGACGGAGATAATTTCGTCGTCGAGGATGTCTGCGGTTCCGTTTGTTGCGAACGTAACCGTGACGTCTCCGGTCATGGGCAGATCGTCGCGGACTGCCCACAGATTGCCGTCATCGGTTGCGATGAGGCAATCGCCGTGATCATAACCGCAGAGGTGGCCGGTCGCGGTTCGGGTTTGCGATGGGGTTGCGAACGAGGTGGACAACAATGCCGTCAGGGTGAGACTGAGGATCGTTTTCATTTTTATTCTCCTTTTTGGGCATAAAAGAAGCACCCGGCTTGGGTGCTTGCGTTTGTTTATTTGTTGTGTTATGATGGTGCTGAAGGGGGTGAAAAAGATGAACAATAATAGTTATTTCAAAGACGCAAGAGATTTAGTAGATGAAATTTATGAAGAATACGATGAATTCATTTCTAAGGCTAAATCTGGAGAGGAATTTCCGGAGTCTGTGAAAGAGCTTAAACGAGCTCGTCTAACTTGCTGTATTGTAGAAATAGCTGAACGAATTGCAAGCGATATTGTAGAACAGCGAATTAAATCGCTGTTAGACGAAACACATGAATGAGGCTATCAAAACCGACCGAGTTATTCTCGGTCGGTTTTTTTAAGTGTTACGTCACAATAACTTTCGATTGCGTCAGTTACTAATTCTGTCACGCTTTTTTTGCCACGAATAGCGGCTTGTGTTTTAAGAAAATCTTTTGTTCCTTTTGGTAGTTGCAATACAACTCTATCGTAATTCTCTTTTTTGAATTTCTCGATATAATCATTCCTATTTACAGCCATAATCCCACCGCCTAAAAATTAGTATGGAATTATTTTAGCACACGCATGATTAGTTTGCAAACTAATCGTTTCCGCGACGGTGGAGACGGTGTGTACTCAAGGGTGCACTTGCCCCACGGTTACGCATTACGTTTCCGTGGGTTTTGTTTTCGATTTCGTGCATACCATTTCAGTATACATTTATCTTAAAAAGAGACCTTGCCAGCCGGCTTCACGATTGCAAAGCCAGCGCGACGAATGCCGTCAATCAAAATCATGACGGTCGCAGAGGTCGCCGCGTTTTCACCGCAGACCTTAACAGTTGCGTACTTGCGATTGAATGCAGTCGCCGCCGCTTTTGTTGCGCGATGGTTTTCGTTCACGCAGAAGTCACGCAGGACATTTATTGCGTGACGACGGCTGCGGACAGATCGTTTGCTGTCCGGGAATGCCACCGCGACAAACAATGCTGCCGCAACGTTTTCGGGCAATTTGCGACCGGTTGCGGTTGTGTGGTTGTACACCTTGCGCGTTTTCGCCAGGGTGCACTTTTCCACCATACGGAGGCCGGTGGAGGCTTTTACTCCGTATGCCTTTTCGTACTGAAAAGGCACAAAGCCGCCGCGCGGTGTGCTCATACGAAGCCGCGGCAGATCGCTTGTGAACGTGCGGACTTTCGCACCGCTTGCGTTGCGTGTTCCGCGTTCCCAGTTTTCCATCATGTTCTTACACTTCCTTTGCGTTGTTTTAAGTCCGTTGGTTGGTTATCCACCTGCGCCACGTGGAGGCCGGACTGTTGCAGGCATGGGCGGTTTGCACCGCCCTTGTGTTAGAACTTGCTGTTGATAGTGTAGGCCGTGTTTGCACGAGCGGTTGCGATGCAGGCAAAGAACTGCTTGTAAAGGGTCTTTTCGCGTGCCGTGTTCTGTTCGCGACCCTTTGCGCAAACAATAGCGTCAAGCATACGGTTAAGGTCGCGCTTTGCAGGCTTGACGTAAATATCGTCGGGAAGCAGTGCCGACCAGACCGCGGTCATGTTTTTCATGAGCTCGGTCTTAGAGTGTGCCCCCTTGACCGCGTTTGCATCGGCGTTGACCGCGTTGGTCTTTACACCGTCTCGGCTCTTGCTAACAATAGCCGCCGCCTTGCCACCCTCAGACTGAAGAATAGCGCGGTTCTCTAACAGCTTGCCAAAGAACCCTTTGAGCTCGGTCTCGAAAGTCGGGTCTTTCGACAGCGGTTTTGCGTGCTTTTCGGCATAATTGACCGAGACGGTCGACCATTCCAGCTCGGGAGTAGTAGTGCGGGTGGACAGCTCGCCGGTCTTGCTATCGGTCTTGAGACCGATGCGGTCATAAATCGCAGTACCCTCTACCATCGCGAGAATGATAGCGGACTGTGCCGGCTTTTCAATCAGCTTGTCAAGCGCGGTCTTATGGTTTTCGTCACTTGCCTTTTTGCAAGCGGCGTCAATGCTTGCAAGCATAGTCGCGGCGTCGGCGGCGGTCATAGTCGTGCGCTTGCTATTGTACTCTGCTACCATGTTTTCGATGTTTTTCATAACTTTTACCTCCAAAAAAATGCAATGTCATTGTGTAAAATTGTACGTGCCTTTCGGCATGGCTCCGGGGGGTTAATTCAAGGGAACCCCCCGGGGGTAAACCTGTCATTTGTACTTGCCAACGCGGTTTTGGATAACCGCAAACCCCTCCACCGCTTGCGCGATTTTGGCGCGTATTTTTCGGGATACACTAACCCCAGCTTGCTTTACAGGGGCTGAGCCTGTCCTTGCCTATTCCGCGCGGTTTACCTGTCACGTAAACCGCATATGCGGAATGCAAGCGCTTTTCCGTGCACAAGTGCAAAGCGCTTGTGCTGTCCCCGTGTAATTCCGTTATACCCGGGCGAAAAGCGGTATTCTAACAGCTGTTCAGACCGCGCAAGGGGTAAACCGTCCACCGCCCCTTACCGGGGGACAGTGGCAAACCCGTGCCCGTCCACCCCCTACCGGGGGCGGTCGGCGTTGCGCTGTCTGTCGCTGTTTACTTTTCCAAGGTGCACGCCCCCGGCGGTAAACCGCCGACGGAACTTGACGCTATACGGGGCGTCCTACCCCGGCGATAATACGGGACGCCGCCCCCGTCAACCTGTCCGGGAGTGTTGCTCCTGTCCTGTTGACATGACCAAGTATACACGTTGGTGCACCTACTGTCAACCCTTTTCTCAAAAAAATCTTTTCCAGCGCGCCGACCGCCCTTTTTAAAAAAACAGTGTAATCGCGCGCGCGAAGGAAGTTCTGAGAAATGCGAAAAATAGGCAAAAACAGCATTTTAGAGCGCGAAAAAATTTTTTCGAAAAATCGCGAAAAAATCGCGAAAAAAAGAGACCAGGAATGCGAAAATCGAACGCCGACCGACCGCGAACAGGCCGACCAGATCGGCCGACCAGACCCCCGACCGCCGACCAGATCGGGGAAAGTCGACGCGCTGCAAAGGTTACAAAACGGTAACAAGATTACAGAATGGTAACAGAGGTTACAGAACGGTAACAAAAGAGGGTGTAAAGGCGAAGGCCTTTACAGGCGAAAAATCTGTATTACTCAGCTAATACAATTTTAGCGCACTAAAATACCGTGTTTTTCAGAACGTATCAGCTGCCGAAAATGCCTCTTTTTCGTGTTAGGGGGGATATTTTACATTTTACGCGATTTTTCCGCGATTTTCCCAGGGTAAGTTGCTTCGTCTCACTCTGCCCCATATTTTCCACCCTTACCCCGTTTTTCGCATCCTTTTCCTCTCCCCTTCTCTTCATTCCTCCTCTTTCGTTCCATATTTCCCTCATTTCAGCCAGTTTTTCGCTTCTTTATACCCTTTTAATATACCGAAACGAGGCGTGCACGTTTCCTCGAACTCTCGCTACATCGTCGAATCGAGCGAAGAAGGCCTCCAGATACCTCTTTCGGCGCTGTATTTCCGATGCCTCGGAGCTCTGAACTCAAATGGCCGGCCGGCAGTTCAAAATGGAGCATTGCATCTAGGACAACAGCTCTCCCTTTTGGTTAGCAGTGTCTAACATACTCATTCAGAAAAATATTTAAAGCCACTTGCAAGAACAGTCATCTGGATTCGATTGTAAATAGTGTAAGGTTCTTTAGAGCCTATCCCATCAGAAAGGACAGACAAAATGATATCAATGGACAAAACCACTTACGCCGCGAGGTTCAAAACACTTACTGGGTCTAAAGCACCAGACAATATCACGCCAGATGACAGCGTTCTTATCCCTAATGTGCTCACCGACCGCAGCGAGTTCCACCTGTCAGCGAATGCGATCCTGCTGTACAGTCTCCTGCTGGATCACGCAGTAAGAACTTACCGGCCGGATGAAGACGGAGATCTGTACTTCACCTATCCAATCCCGAAGGTGATGGATAAGCTCAACTGCACACAGTATGCAGCAACGAAAGCTATGAAAGAGCTCGTCAGAGAGTATTTAATCTACAAATACTACGAAACGAGCACTCATGAGACCCGGTTGTATATTAAACTGCCTTTCGCCCCAGAGGATGAGTCGGAGCAAGAAGCAGCTAGTGAGGAGGAGTAATTATCAGAGACAAGAGAAATTATGCGAATTGGCTGCGCATACCTAGAACGCTCGGCAAACGAGCATATACAAAAACGCCAAAGGTAATCTTTGAAATTCCAGACTACAAAGATATGTCAGCTTTGTCGAAAATCCTATACAGTTGGATGCTCGACCGATATTACCTGTCGTTAGCGAACAGGGAAAAGTGGACAGACGAAGACGGAGATGTATTCATCTACTTCTCTAGAGAAAGCGTCGCAGAGCTTCTCGATTGTAGTTTGAAAACTGCAACAAAACTGTTCAAAGAGATTGAGGACGCAAACCTGATATACATTGTTGAGCAGAGAGGCATGAAACCGAACAGGATTTATGTTTTTGATCTGTTGGGTGGAGACGGTAGAGACGGCGAAGAGGGTGAAGAGGACTCTCAAGCCGAGGAGCTTAGCCATAAAGCTAATGTCGAAAATTACACCTCAAGAAAAATTTACACCTCAGGTACTATCGAAAATTACACGTCAGGAAAAATTTACCCCTCAGATCCTGACTGTGGGGTAAATCATTCCTCAACTGAGGGGAAAATTTTACCCCCTAATAAGACTGAGAAGAATAATACTTATATATATAATAATACTAAGTATATAGAGGGTAACGATCCATCTTCTCTCTCTGCAGGAAATAATAAAATAGAAGAAGATAACAGTAATCTATATAACAGTGATTATGTAGAGGATTACGATAGCCAGACTGAGTATAGCCCATCCCCTACCCCTTCCCACATCGACGCACGCCGCAATTACCTTGAGCGCACTAAAAACGTGATGCCGCCGCCGGAGTATTTTGAGCAATTCAAAACGAAGCCCGACGTCACCACAAGAGATGAACCATCCGGAGACGCTCCTGCCGATGAGCCTCCTATCAAGGAAGAACCCGCGTACTTAGCAAACATGCGCCTCGCCCTCAAGCATCGTGAAGAAGAACTGGCCGCCAAGGCACCCGATCCGACTAAGTCCGGCATGCAGATCGCTCACGAAAAGCAAATGGCCGACCAAGCCGAACTTGAAGCCGCCCTTGCCGAGTGCGACTGGTATCCGGAGGACGACGAATGAGTTACCCGACACCAGAACGCAGCTTCCTCGCTGAGCTGACGCGCTACGAAATTGAAAAGGCCGGCGCGGACATTCAATCCTACACGGCCGTCGTCCCCTTCACCCTTTCCAGCGGTCATCGCGCCTACATCCCCCTGTTAGCGCTGAAATACTACAACCCCCGTGTCGACGTCATGACTGGAGACATTCGTTACCTTGATCCGGAGTTCTTCGAAGCCCGCATCAAAGACAAGGCCGACCACCTTCCAACAGAAAAGCCGGTCGCGAAGTCATCCAAGACGCCAGCCTATGGCCCCTATGCCTGGATCAAGGTTCCCGTCTCTGGTGGAAATGCCTACGGCCTCGACGGTGTTGAAATGGCCAAGTTCATGATGCTGGCCACGACAACCGACAACGACCTGATGATTGCGGCCGACCTTCACCCAGACGATGTGATCGAGTACCTCGCGAAAACGTTCGGCAAAAACCGAACGACGATTCTGACCATGATACGGACGTTCAAGGCGAAGGGCATTCTATATGAAAATGTCCGCGGAGAACTGCTGTTTTCAGAAGGGTTTATCCTCAGAGGGAAAATTACTAAGGCGATGCAGAACGATGCTGTAAAAGCGGGCTATCGCTGGATGCGCATGTACTTCTCGGCCATTACACAGCTATACCGAGATGAGAAATTAACGCTGGCTCTGCGGTACCTAAGTTCGATGCTACCGTATCTGCACAACGACTACAACGTGTTCTGCATGCGACCAGACCACGATGATCCATTTCTGGTAGCTCCCCTGTCCGGGCGTCAATTGGCGGTGGCCGGCGGCTACTCGCGGAGCAACTACACCGAGCTGACCAACATCTGTCTCAATGGCACGATCAGAACGTCGAAAGGGATCGAGGCTGTCATGGTTCGACTCAACGAGCCATTCGAGGGCCTTCCCAAAGGCAGCATCCTTTTGAACCCCCGCATCTTTTACATCGGTGACGGAGACACAGCATATCGACTGGAAAGAATGTGTCTACGTCGGCCTCGCGGGCATTACAAGAAGCGCCGCAAAGGTGGTGATGCCTGAAAGGTGGTGATGTCTGAGCGACTGAGCTGCAAAAGCACTACAGTCTGACAAATCATTAACAACGGTACGGATGTACCGACATGGCACACCGGCTGCCATTAAACTGCCGCTGCGAGCAATCGCATTTCAAAATTAAGGAGATCTTACATGAAAAACCATTACAATCCGACCGCATGCGAAGCGTGCATCTACAACAACTACTGCCTTGCGCCGACTGACGCGGGCTGCTCCTGTGTTCAGCTACCGGAGGAGGATGTATAGGACTACAGCATCTGGTCGGAGATGAGCTACCATCGTTTCCCAGAAGGACGTTCCATGCGTGACCGCCTTCGCACTGGGGAATGAGGTGAGCGAATGACGAATGCAGTTTACATTCCAAGCGTGGATGGCAAGGACGTCTACCTCGCGAACCATTACGACCGTCCAACTGAGATCGGCTACAACATCCGTTCCTCTGATGGAGGCTTCAACCTGAAGCGCTTTCGCAACACGCTTGACTACTCGTTGGATCTGTTGAAGCTCCGCGACGTATACGAGCGGGTCTACCGTCGCCGCAACTTCTCGTTTGAGGCCGGGGGCAAGGAATACACTCATCGTGTCATCAATGTGACGGCGCACTATGCGGTTAAGGCGTACAACCGCATCCGCCAGACGCTGTACATCAAGAACGGCTGGCGCTACGACGAGGTCGCGGAAAACATGGCCGACTGTGCTTACGTGCTTGACGGCGAGTTGGTTGCTATCCAGTGTGACACGAAGGTTTAGAATCCCCTCCCCCCTTCCGTGCTCGGCAAGTATTTCTATCTGGAGAACGGCGAGTACCGAGCCAAGATCAACATCGCGACCGAGGTCAGCGTAGCAGACATCCGCGAGGAGCTTTACGAAAAAGGCTTTTACTGTGACGGAATCCACTACGTCCGTTACAAAAGGTCGGCCGGATCCTCTCGTGTTGGCAAGTGTTTGTACATCGACGAGCGTCTTTACCCTGCTATGCACAAGTGGGAGATGTGCGGCATCAAGGTTGCGCCCGGGCAGGACATTGACCTTGCAGCTCTGGAGAGCTATATCGCGCTGACTGCGAGCTCGATTGTGGACACGCTTGAAATCCGGCCGGAGAACTTCCTTGTCATCGACGATTTCGAGAGTACGTTCACGGATGATGTTATCGCGACCCGTGTACGTGATGACGGCCATCTCGTATCTGGTCCCGAGCACGTTGAGATTACGAATAGCATCTGGGATGGTCAGTCGCTGATGGACAAGTCTCTGTTCGGCGAGAAGTATGAGCAGTACGGCATGCTCCTTCTGCGCAACCGGTTCTTCAAGTCATGCTGTTTCAACTCGAACATCCAGAAGTTCTTCGCCGACCATGGCATCACTCGTATCGAACAGCTGAATGGATTTACTCTGGCAAAGTCGGTCGAGGACGTTAAGATCATCACGACTCCCTCCAGCATTAAGTATTTGAAGTTCGGCCGGCTGCGTGATTGGCTGAAGCGCACAGATCCCAAGTTCGGCGTCGTTAAGCATGAGAAGAAGACGCACTACTTTGACGGTCGCATGGTTTCGACGCATTATCAGCTCCTCAACACCCTGCAGATGTCACAGGAAGAAGTCGACAAGTTCCTCGAGCCGTCCATCGAATACATGCGTCAGCTTAAAAACAACCCGGCTGTTATGCGCTACCACCTGAAGCAGCAGTCGGCGGCTGCGGAGCTCAAGTCTCCCCTGCTGACTAGGAACGATATTGTGTTCAAGCTGCTTGGTATTAACGACCGTTTCGCGCAGACGAAGATGTACGCTGACTTCCGCGACGGGCTCATTCGCTCGTATCAGAACAACATCCGCCGCGGCCATGTGCTTGTCAACGGCAATTATTCAACTCTGGTGGGGAATCCTTTGGAGATGATGTTGTCGTCGATCGGTCAGTTCCACGGAGTGTCGTCGATTCCGGTCGGGCATGTGATGTCGATGCGCTTCGATGACGGTCAGCGGCTGCTTGGCTCGCGCAGTCCTCACGTTTGTCAGGGCAACATTCTGCTGACGGATAACATCCACGTGGATCAGATCAGCGAGTACATGAACCTGACGGAGGAAATTGTTTGCATCAATTCTGCTGGAGAAAATATTCTTCAGCGTCTGAGTGGTTGCGATTACCATAAAAGGTCGCCTGCGTTCGCGAGGGCGCAGTAAAAATTCGGTGAACCCAGAAATCTGGGGTGTGAAAGCTAACGGTGAACGCCTAAAGATAGAAAATTCATAAATAAAGGAGGTGCTATAACAACATGGAAATTTGGGAAGATGTTGAAGGTTACGCAGGGTATTATCAGGTGAGCAATTTGGGTCGAGTCAAAAGTTTAGCTCGAACAATCGTGCGCTCGGATGGTGTTCTGTGGCCAGTTAAAGAGAAGATACTTGTGACCTCGTTTAGTACGGATGGTTACAAACTGTGCAAACTGTGCCGTGCAGGAAAATATAAGATTGTTGGAGTCCACATTCTGGTTGCTAAGGCTTTCATTCCTAACCCTGATAATTTACCGGAGGTCAACCATAAAAATTTTGTTCGGACAGATAATGTAGTGACAAATTTGGAATGGTCAACTCATGGAGATAACGTTCGATATTCTATCGCCGCAGGGAGACATTTTTGTAATCGAGACCTGCATGGGAAAAACAATCCGAATTATGGTGGGACGAAGCTGAAGCAATTTTTCGAGGAACATCCCGAAGAGAAGCAACGGCTTGCGAGACATCGCGGACAAAATGGGAGAGCGAAATCCATCCAGATGCTTGATGAAACAACTGGGGATGTAGCGGGTTAGTTCTCTTGTCTGATGGATTGCGCGGAAGCTCTCATATCGAGAGCTAATCTAAATTTGAAACCAAAGAGTTTAACATATAAGATTTCGTTGGCTGCACAGAACGGTCAAAGTTATAAAGGTTTCAGGTTTAGGTATTGTTAAGAATTTTCTATCTATGGTAATACCGTGCCAAGCTCGGGCAGAAATGCCCCCGAAGGTGTAACGATCAGGACATACCGGCCGTCAGGTCGATGAAGTCCATACTGCGGCGGCGAAATTCCGTCGTGGGAAGCGCCGAACAGGTCTCTGACCTGAAGAGATGATCTACTCCCCTAATAAATATCGGGAAACCGAGGGTACAAAGGTTTGACTCAGACACAATGATGCTTACAGATAACGAGCTGCTTATCAAAGCGGCAGAGAAACACTATGACCTCTTCAAAGTCCCGACCTCTCTGGTTGAGTCTAAGAAGACAAAGCGTTCCTACACGAGCGCTCAGCAAACCGACCTTGACATCAAAACCAGTGAGAACATGATCGGCGAGATCATCAACCTCTCTCAGGAGCTGAACAGCCTGTTGTGGGATAAGCTCAACAGCGGCGCGACTTTCAACGAGGTAGCTGAGATCTACTACGATACGTCTATGCTGGATGTAATGTCGGGAATTGAGATCGACAAAGCGAAAAAGGAATTCGTTGTGAATAACCGCGATGAATACAAGCGACTGAAGGCTAAGTACGAACGCAGAGACGAAAATGGCCGTGCGATCAAGCCGAACTTCTTTGGAATTTTGGCTCGTCGCAAAGGCTACTACGACAGCGAGAAGAAAGCCTATCTATTCCACAAGACCACGATGGATTACGTGCAGCACACGATCAACCGCTGCCGCTTCTGGAGAGGTTCATGGAAAGCAGACAAGCCGTTCAGCTACATTATCGACCCCGTGATGGTCGGGACGGCTGGAGCCAGATACGATCTCGCGAAGTCGTTTTTCGATGCGGCCAGGACGTGTCGTCAGCAGATTGCATATATTTTCGCCAGCATCGAAAACAGCTTTAATATCGGAGACGTACTGGAACCAGAATTGACTAGTGCGCGGATTAAGGAAGAGATAACTGAGATCAAGGATGAGTTCACTGCTTTCGTGTCGAAATATAAGTGCAATCCGGCTACGATGTACGTAATCCTGAGAGATCTAGAGAAAGAAGAAAATAGCGATATCCGAATGACTTTGATGGATGCTCTCTTTGGAACCGCAAACTCTTCGTTCTATGAAATGATAGAAACGAGCCGCGAGCCGATTCAGATTGCGACTGAATGCTTAACTGGAAGCCTGTCTCTTTACGGTTACACATTCGAAGCATATGAAGCAAAGCGTCGGGCATTCGAAGAATTATACGAGGCAGAAAAGGAAGAACGACGGAGAGAACGCAACCGTCCGCATACATGGCAGGAGATCGCCAAGATTATTCGAGAGAACAGCCCGCGATAAAAAACTCGCAAAATAGCAGTCCACTTGTAGTAAAAAGGCAGTAAAAAAGCAAGGCTCAGTCTCCGATTTTTCGGGAAAAGGGCCTTGCCTTTTTTAGGAACGGAGGTGGATAGAGAAGGCAATTTTGCCCTCCTTCCGCATCAAATTTCAAGGAGAATTATTACATTGATCCGTATCACAAAGGCAGAACGTGCCACCATCTACAAGCTCTTCCCTGACCTGCGCGTGCCACGCACCGCGACCGGGAAGTATTGGCTCTGCGAGGAAGAGAAGTACCTCCGAGCCATCCCCAACAACAAGGACGCCGCAGCTCTGCTCGATGTCATCGACCGACGTCGTGCTCGTCTCGCCGCTCTTGCCAAGGAGGCTAACGCTTGAGAACCGAATGGCTCAAAAAGGAAGATGAAAGCGAGTACGCATACATCTACCGAATTGGAAGCAAAAAAGAAGAGATTGGCTCGTGGCAGGATGTAGCCGACATCATCAACGACCAGCTTGGCTATCAGTACACCGAGTGCAAGTACCGCAAGGACTACGCAGCCTTCAAGAAAATGTTCGACGCGAACAAAGAGACTCTGACAGACGGTAGCGCCTTGCTGTCAGACATCGAGATGCGCGAGCTTGATCTTCGAAAGGAACAGCGTAAGTTCTACGATCAGCGTCAGGCACTGACCAGAGTCGTAAATGCATAGGCTCGCGAGGAGTCCCTCCACGACTGCATTACAGCAGCAGCCGAGAGGCTGAACAAGGACTGTCCCTTGATCCCGCTCGACTTCGGCGGCAATTACGAAGGCGATTCCAACGAAGCTCTTCTGGTATTGACAGACTGGCATTACGGCATGGTCTGCAACAACCCATTCAACACCTTCGACCCAGCTATCTGTGGCGAGCGGGTTCGTCGTATGATTAACGAGACCGTCGAGCGACTGATTCTGCACGAGGTCAGCTGTCTCCACATTCATCTGCTTGGAGATTTTGCACACGGTGCAATTCATCCGACTGTACGACTTGAGTCCGTAGAGAACACCTGTGATCAGTTGATGCGCGTGTCAGAGATTATCGCGCAGGCAATTCACGAGCTCGCGGCTGCTGTTGACCGTGTGGAAGTATACGCAACCTACGGCAACCACATGAGAACCGTACAGAACAAGAAGGAGTCGATCCATTCCGACAATATGGAGAAGATTATCCCGTGGTGGCTGCAGGCTCGTCTGAAGGATGACGAGAAGGTTCACATCTGTCCACACTGTGAGGAATTCATCACAGACATCATCTGCGACAAAACCGTCATCTCCACTCACGGAGATCTTGATACGGTTCACAACCTCGGTGTCACTGCGAACATGCTTTTTGCTCGCGACCTTGGGACGCCGGTAGATATCGCCATCATGGGCGATAAACATCACGCTGAGCTGTTCGACCAGTTTGGCGTAGACAGCATGATCGCCCCTGCCCTTTGCGGCTCTGACAATCATGCGCACGGCAAGCGCCTGTATTCCAAACCGAGTCAGCTTCTGATGACTTTCAAGCCCGGAATCGGCCGCGATGCCGTATACTATCTCAATCTGGAGGATAATTAAGTGGCTAAGAAGAAAAAAGACAATGGGATCAACGCAAAGTATTACAGTGATCTCTACAATATGCACTCCTCGCTGTACAACATGTCATACGAGGACAGCAAGAAGGTCGTCAACAGTGTGCTGGCATCTATCCGTGCAACACTGTAGACCTGCGAAGTTCTTTCTCTGCCGGACTTCGGCAAGTTTGAGAACCGCAAGCGTGAACCTCGCATGATGACGGACAACTTCCCGGGTTCTAACGGCAAGAAGCGACTTGTACCGACGAAATACACGGTGAAGTTCATTCCGTTCCAGAAATTCAACTCTGTTTCTGAAGAGTATCATCTGGCAGCAGAGGAGGCAAAAGGCGGTGAGAACTAATGGCAGTTCCGCCCCTCATCCCTAAAATTCCAACAATCCCGGATAACGATAAGCTCAAGCCGAAGATTTAGCCGCATCAGATCAAACGATGCGTCTGCTGCGGCAATGAGTATCCGAAAATTACCGACTTTTACAAAGCACCCAACACAATTCTTTATCGTAACAACAATGGCCGCCTGCCGGTGTGCCGCGGCTGTATTGACGCGATGTTTGACCGTTACTGTGAGGCATACGACGAATATGATGCCATCCGACGCATCTGCATGAAGTTCGATCTGTATTATTCGGACGACATCGTGGACGCTTCAAAAGAAACGGGCATTCACAAGAACCGTATGGGCGCTTACATCTCGAAGCTGAACACAAAGGAATTCGACACAAAGACATATGACGCAACCATTCGTGAAGAAGCCGACCTTGCAATCCAGTCTTATGATGAGCTGGACAGCCAGTCTAAAAAGGCTGACTTCCAAGTCACGAAGGAACTGATGAACGAATGGGGCATCAATTACACTGCGACCGAGTACGAATTCCTTGAGAACGAGTATCAGGACTGGCTTGCCAAATGTGTGGTCAAGGGCAAATCACAGCAGTCGTTGGTCCGCGAGCTTTGTGTTATTAAGCTTCAGCAGAACAAGATGCTTCTGGACGGCAAGATTGACCTGTATCAGAAGCTGACGGACACCTACCAGAAGACGCTCGACCGCGCGGCATTGACTCCGAAGATTGTCGAAGCAAAAGACCGCGAGTCGGAGATCCCGCTCGGGAAGATGATAAAGCGTTTCGAGGATCATGATCCGATTCCGGAACCTCTGCCGGAGTGGAGAGACGTTGATGGTATCATCCGACTGATCACCATCTACTTCCTCGGCCATCTTTGTCATATGCTCGGCATTAAAAACCGGCACGCGAAGATGTATGAGGACGAGATGAATAAATACCGCGTTGACGACCCTGAACTCGAAGATGCCGACGACGAGGATGTTTTCGACGCAATTATGAACCGAGCCATGGAGGGTGTCGACCTCCTGGCAGAAAAGGAAGCCGAAGAGAAAGCGGAACAGAACGGCGGTGAGCCGTAATGGACGCAACTAAGGCTGAAAAAATTGAACGAGGCATGTGTAAGTGGGTTAGCTTTTACCGAGCTAACCCACATCGTTTTGCTCAGGACTATCTTGGCATGAAGTGGCTGGCAATGTTCCAGTGTATTCTGCTGGATCTCATCTGCCTGAACACATACGTCATGATTATCGCGTCGCGCGGCATGGGTAAATCCATGATTGTCGCCGCGGCCATTTGTGTACGCTGTATTCTGTATCCCGGACTCGAAGTAACTGTTGCGGCCGGCGTCCGAAGTCAGTCAACGAACCTATTGAACAAGATAGTCGAAAAGTTTATGCCTGACTCACCCAATCTAACAAACGAGATTGAGGACTACAAGGTGACGCCCAGCGAGGCGTATATCAAATTCAAGAATGGCTCCGTAGTCAAAGTTGTAACAGCGCGTGATTCTTCACGTTCTGCGCGTACAAACTGGATGATCGCGGACGAATTCGTACAGATCCCGAAGGATATAATTGATAAGGTGCTCAGAAAGTTCAAAGCTGGCGAGCGTACTCCGGGCTTTTACAGTTTCCCAAAGTATAAGAACTACCCAAAGGAACGTAACACGGAGACCTATATCAGCTCGGCATATTTCAAATGGCATTACAGCTGGGCGAAATTTAAGGCCTATTTTAAGTCGATGATCAAAAGCGAACCGTATATCGTATGCGGATTCCCTTATCAGTTACCTGTTTCTGCGGGATATTATCCGATGGAACAGATTCGAGAAGAAATGCAAGAAGACGATTTTAATGAAATCTCATGGAGCATGGAAATGTGCTCAGAATTTTACGGCGAGTCTGAACGTGCATTCTTCTCTTATACAGACCTCAACTCTGTACGGCGCATCACGCGCCCAATCTATCCGCGGCCTATGTATGCGGCACTCGGTGATCCTAAGCTGAAGTACCCAAACAAAGAACCCGGAGAAATCCGTCTGCTAAGCTGTGATATCGCAACCTCTGGCGGTGCAAGAAACGACGCAACAGCGATCACCCTGTTGCAGCTCCTGCCTAACAACTCCGGACAGTATGTCCGCAATGAGGTTTACATGGAGACAATCGAAGGTGGTCATGGTCAAGATCAAGCAATCCGCATCCGTCAACTGTATGACGATCTCGACGCGGATTACGTCGTAGTGGATACCAATGGTGTGGGCATCTCCATCTATGACTAGCTTGTCCAAGACCTATACGACGAAACCCGAGGAGTCGAGTATAAGGCATGGTCTTGCGTTAACGATGAGAACATGGCTGCTCGCAGTCGGAACCCCAATGCTCCGCGCATTGTGTACTCCATAAAAGCGAGTGCTTCGAAGAACTCTGAAATGGCCGTTTCACTCCGCGACTGTATCAAGCGTGGAAAGCTCCGTCTGCTCATCAATGAGATTGACGGCGTTGAGCTGCTCGAAAAGAGCAAGGCTTACCGCAAGCTCTCCGTTGAGGAACAGGTTGCATACCAGCATCCGTACTACCAGACGACCGCATTTGTAAACGAGACCATCAACCTCGAATACGAAATGGCCGGCCAGAACATCAAGGTATACGAGGTGTCCGGCATGCGCAAAGACCGTTACTCCAGTCTGTCATACGCGAACTACATCGCATCTGAGCTGGAGCGTGACCTTCGCCGTCGTTCAAAGGACGAATTCAAATATGCGCCACGGTGCGTATCGACCGTGGATTTCTAAGGAGGTGGCTTTGTGGCTGAAGATCCGAAGCCAATCATAAGTGAGGCGGAAGATGGGACGACCATCGTCACCTCGTTTATTGATCGTGAGACCGCCGAGCGTTACAAACATGCAATGGCAACTTACGATCCACAGAACCGCTTGTATAGTGCTTATCTGAATGACGGCGCGTCTGCAAGCAATTTGACGACCAGTACAATCTCCTCTCTGGGTGAAGGAGCTCAATCTAACCTGTCCAGCATCCAGAGTATCAACGCCATCATCCGAAAGTACATCAATATTGATGACATTGTAGGCATGGTTGTGCAGTCGATTCAAAACAACATTAACACTGATGTGCGTCTTTCGTACCGTAACTTTAACGGTGCACGCAACAAGACAAAGACGCTCGAAAAGGCTCAGGCGATTCTGAATGATTTCAATTCTCAGGTACGTCTCGAGCATTTTATCCGCGAGGCAATCATCACAAGCTATATCGAGGGCAACTATGCTGCTGTACTCCGCAACAACACGGAAAACTGGCAAATTGACTGGCTGCCGCTCGACATTATAGAGAACTCCGGCTATGAAGTGAATGGCAACCCCGTTCTGCTGGTTGGAATTGAAAACCTGAAGTCTGCTCTGCAGAAGACAATGCTGATGAACAAGAAGCGTCAGCCGCTCTTCTTCAAGACGACACAGGAAGAAGTCGAGGCAACTTTCCCGAAGGAAGTCGGCGAGGCTATGAAGTCCAAGGAGACCTACGCTGTTCTCGACAACAACTACACTTACATGGTTCGCGTCAATAACTTCGGCAAGAAGTATGGCGTGTCCCCTATCTTCCGCGCAATGTCTTCCGTTTTGATGCTGGAGACATACCGCAATGCTGATGAGACAACTGCTAAGAGCAAGGCAAAGAAGATCATCCATCAGATTATGAATGAGAAATGCCTTGGTCCGAGCGCAGACCGCCGCTGCTTTGAAGAGCAGGCTTGGAACCATGACAACCTGATGCAGGCTTGGAAGGCCAGCACTGTGGTTGTAACTACGGGACCTTCCGTCAAAGAGATCAAGTACGTCGAGCCAGAAGTTAATGAGACTTCTGCTGAGACGGTCAACCTGTATCGAAACAAGGTTCTGTCATCTCTTGGCGTAGCTTTTCTTGCAGCTGACAAATCTCAGACGGCATCCACTGCAAACATTAACCTCTCGCAGCTGCTCAAGTGCATTAACTCTATCTCTGAGCAGGTAGAGCGCATGATTGAGCACTTCTATCGTCAGGTTCTTTCCCTGAACGGCATTGGCCCTGAGTACATCCCGTCTGTAAAGATTATTGACTCTGAGCTACTCGATATGGACATGCGCATGGAGCTTAGCAAGCTGTTGTACAGCACATTCGCCGTCAGCCGTGATACTGCTCTTGGCATGATCGGCATCGACCTTGAAGATGAGAAGGTTAAGCGCGAGAAGGAAGAGTCTGATGGTCTCAGCGATATCTTCAAACCATATGCAACGTCGTTCAATTCCGACGGCAATGCAGATGGCGAGAGTGAACCCGGCCGTCCTGCTGACTCAAATGACCCTGATAAGCAGGGCTATGACGAAACCTACAATGATACAAGGGAGTAATCAATGAGTCATAAACTTATCTGCCCGCATTGCAAGCGGGAACTTTATCTTTCCAAATCAGGCATCTGTATTTCCGCAGATGCCTTTTTTGCTGCACAAAACGCTGAACTGATTGCACAGAAGCTTCAAGAGCAAGGAATCGAGTTTGGCGTCATTGAGGGGGTGAAAAAGAACGATGAATAAAGAAAAGATGTTTCTGTCGAGCACTGCAATCGAACTGAGTGAGGACGAGGAAAATTCTCAGTATCTTACTCTGGTTAACCGTATCTGCTATTATGACGAGCCCAATCTGAATTCGGTTCTGCTTCCCTCCGACACTGCTGAGGAGTGCGCTAAGTCTCTGATCGACATGCCGGTATATGCAAAATGCCGCACGAACGCAGATGGCGAACCCACCTTTGGCAGTCATGAGGTTGCACTGGACGAGGACGGAGAGCTGTTCTTCGATACGACTCCGATTGGCGTTCACACTGCTGTCGAGATCAAAGACGACACGGTAGATGTGAACGGCAAACTGGAGACTCTCCCCTGCCTTTTTGCAACTCAAAAGATCTGGAAGCGCAACAAGAATGCTGTTGCGGCAATCAGACGTCTGTTTTCTGAAGGTAAGCTTCACAATTCCTGGGAGATTGCGAGCTATGAATACAGCTTTGCTAATGGCGTCAAAACCATTAGTGGATACGAATTCGAGGGTAACACATTCCTCGGGTACGAGTTTGCGGATCCTGCTTACGGCAAGGATGCAAAGGTTGTTTCTCTTTCTCAGACGGATGAGCTGATGGTTGCTGAGGCACTCAGCCGCGACCTGATCGACCAAAAATCTAACGAGGAGGAAAAAGACTTGAAGAAGAATAAGACTTCCGCACAGGCTGAACCGCAGACCAAGCCGGTTGTTGAGCCGCAGGTTGAAGAGCCCACTCCGGTTGAAGATCCGGTTGCAGAGCCCGCGCAGGCAGCTGAGCCCGTTGTCGAGCCGTCTGTAGAGCCTGCTTCGGTTGAGCCCGAGGTTGAACCTGAAGCTGAGCCGGAGACTGATCCGGTTGCATCTGAGGAGCCAGAGGCTGAACCTGAAGCTGCACCCGAAGTTGCTTCGCTGACATATTGGGATATTTACGAGAAAGTCCGCGTAGCTGCGAAGGGTGTTGTCAAAGGCTGGTTCTGGGTAGCTTACCTGTTCCCGGAGGAGCACAAGGCGTTTCTGCACGTCGAAGGCGACGACGAGCTGTCTTTCGTACAGGTAACCTATGCAGTTGCTGATGACGATACTGTTACGGTATCTGACCCGGTAGACGTAAAACTGGTGGTATCTGTGTCTCAGATCAACGAGAAGTTCGGCGAGATGACAGACACGATTGCATCTCTGAACCAGAAGGTTAACGACCTGCAGGCAGAGATCGACGCGCTGACTCCGTACCGTGAGGCTGCTGAGAAGGCAGAACACGATGCGGCTGAGGCAAAGCTCCGCGCTTACGCTGAGAATTCCAAGCAGTTTACTGACGAGGAGCTCCAGAGCGAGGAGATGACTAAGATCTTCAGCGAGCTCAATGAGTCCGCTCTGAAGATGATGATCGCTGACCGCGTAGTATCTTCGCAGGCTCAGCACGAGCAGGCATCTGCAACTATTTCGCAGTCTCAGATGTCGAATACGTCAAATTTAGTGGCAAATGAGCCATCTGTAGACGCTGCAAGTATCATGCATGCGTTCCTCAAACACTAATTTTACAAGAAAGGAAGATTTTCACATGATCCGTGAACTTATGACTGTTCAGAATAAGCCCGTTGAGCTGCTTCTGACTTCTGCGGCCGTTAAGAAGGGCGCACCGATTGATGTTGACTCCGAGGACCAGACCGTAAAGCACACTGCTGACGGCCTTGGCACCAAGCTGTGCGACATCAACGCAACTTATGAGGATCTCAACGCTATCGTTGAGCCGACCGACGATGCATTCGAGAAAGCTGAGGCTGGCGTTCGCGTTCGCGTTATCCAGACTCTGCCGGGCGAGATGTATGCTACTTCCGAGCTGGACACCGATACTCTGCAGGCTGGCGACAAGCTGAAGGCCGCTGACGGCAAGTTTGTTAAGGCTGATGCTGGCGCTTACGCTTGGGAGTACCGCGGCATCTACTCTGATCCGACCGGTATCAAGATGGGCAAGATTGTCCGCGTAGAGATCGCAACTGCGGGCTAATCCTGCCTGATAGTTAGGTATATCTAACCAACAGAAAACATCATTTGGAGCCCTCGCGGCTCCTTTTTCATTATTTAGGAAAGGAAGATAACACATGAACACTGAACTCAGTGCTATTATGAACCAGTCTGGCCGTATGGTTGACTGGGCGAATGCTATCAAGTATTCCCCGGCAGAGCTGACTGCAGAGGACAAGGAAATCTCCGCAGTTACCGACGCATGGGTACGTGAGCTCGGCAAGACCGGCTACGACAAGGATCACGAACTGTCCGCTCTGATTACCAAGACCTTTACCCCGGAGACCGTTTCTGCTCCTTCTGAGCTGATCGACATGCTGTTCGACAACGACTCCATCGGCGAGTTCGACGACTACCGCGTAACCGTTGATCCGAAGAACACCATTCAGGTATACGACGCGATCACCGGCGGCAACGTACCGCGCTCCTTCATCGACCACAAGGTTCTGAAGCCGACCTTCTGCACTCTGCAGGCTGAGACTTCTCTCACTCTGGAGCAGATCCGTCGTGGCGGCTACAAGACCGTAGCAAACATGATCACCCACATCAACGAGGCTTTCGAGCTCGAGCGCGTTTCCCGTATCATCGACGTTATCGACAAGGCAATTGCTGCCGGCGACAACAAGTTTGATGAGGCTGGCGCAGTTCCGACCGAGGCTGTATGCCGCAAGTTGGCTACCTACCTGATGGACGTAGCTGAGTCTGGCGAGCAGCCGGCAATCTTCGGCCAGAACAAGTACATCGTTGGCATGACTGGCCTGCAGTCTGCTCAGTACGGTTTCTCTGAGGCTGTTAAGAACCAGTACAACAAGACCGGCAAGCTCGAGGAGTACGCTGGCTGCCGTCTGTTCGGTCTGTCTGGCGTAAAGAAGCTGGCTAACGGCAACTTCATCATTCCAGACAAGCGCCTGTTCGCAGCTGCTGGCAAGATCGGCAAGGTCATCACTCGCGGCGAGACTCGCACTTATCAGGAGACCGACATCAACAACGAGCAGATTCACATTAAGGTTTCTGGCTACTCGTTCGGCTCTGTCATCACTGACATTTCCAAGGCAGCTAAGGTAGTTTACGCGCAGTAATCTATCTATGATGCACGGGCGGGCGATAGTCCGCCCAAAAAATAAATATCAAGGAGATTTCCAATTTTGAATTACAAAGCAGATACCCCAGTAAAGGTATTTAACCATAGCGTCAGTCCCATCAATCTGCCCGGTCAGCTCAGAGAGTATTATCTGGATAGCTACAGAGGCGTTCCGGTTGTTCTGACCATGCCGTTCTCCGATGTCGAGTACATCAATTCTCGCACGCCGGTGTTCCGCAATGGCCGCGTTCAGTTTGCTGAGGACGAGCGGGATGACATTTATCATGCTCTCTATCTCGACAACTGGAAGGACACTGTTCTCTTCGACGAGGAGATTGACCGTATCATTCGCGATAACGATATGGACGCAGCAGAGCGATTCATTAAGATCACCGACGTTGCAGAGATCCATCGCGTTCGCAGCCACATGATTGCGCTCCAGAATGATGAAAACGCGGAGATTTCGAACCGCATGATTGATATCATCAATCAGCGATACGACGAGATTAACCGCGGTGTACGCAACTCTGCCATCAGTATTACGAAGGCAAAGAAGCGCGTACAGGAGGATGAAGATCCTCGTCTCACTGCGATGATGGAACAGATGGCAGCTCTTCAGGCACAGCTTGCAGCTTTGCAGACTGCACAGGCAGTTTCTGTAAAGGCAGCTCCTGCTCCGAAGAAGCAGACCTCTCGAAAGTCTGCATCTAAGGCTTCTGCATCTGCGGAAGACGCCGAGTAACTGTGAGGAGGTGAGCCCTTGTCTACACCTTGCAGTGCTGTTTACGATGTTTTCTTTGATCTGATCGAGGAGGATCGTGACTTTTTCAACTATTATGAAGCGACGGACGAGGAAAGCTACATGCTTGCTTTACAGAGAGCTTAGGCTTTGCTTCGTGACGCGGCTATCAGAATTCAGATGGAGTGCGATACAGACATCGACTTCACGGATACCTACACGGAGGGCGAAGGGCGAAAAGAGAAGGAATACTTCACAGCAGATTTGAATCCTGCTGAGATTGATCTTCTCGCCAACCTCATGTACGAAGGGTATCTGAAGCGCGACGTCTCTAAACTCCGTGCATTCCAGCACCAATATACGCCAAGCGACCTGCAGGTCTTCTCCCCTGCTAACGACCGCAAAACCTTTATGGCTATGTATAACACAGTCGTGGAAGAAAACAAGGCCAAGCTCGACCGATATATGCGGAAAGACCGCAGAACTGGTCAGCAGAAGACGATTGATTATACCTCCTATGAGACGGAGGAAAGTTAATGAACGCTTTAGAGAAGAACCGTTGGATTTGCTTCGGCAAAGAGGCCACATATTCCAAAGACTCGCGAATTGCTGCGTTGCAGGAGGACTTTGCAAGACATTTCAAAGACTCCATCGACTATCAGCCTGAAGCGAAGATCAATGGAAAACAGCAAGAACTTATCGTGGCCAAAAATAAAAGTGTTACCAACGAGAGAAGGATTATCGCTTATCCAGGCGAGACTTTCTACGCGGGTGACGTTGTAGACGCATTGAATGCAAAGTGGCTGGTCACTGAAGTTGACCAGAACAAAGAAGTATACACAAAAGGCATTATGCAGATCTGCAACCGCGAGCTTATCTGGCAGAACCGGAACACCGGAGAAATTCTCCGTCGTTGGGTTACTGCCGAGAAGCCGTATTACTCCAACCTTGATGAGGCTAAACCGCTGACGGTATCAAGCCGTGAGTATAAGATCTAGGTCACGTTCGACGAAGAGACATCTCTGATCGACATTGACAAGAGATTTATGCTTGAAATTATCGGTGAAAGCCCTAAAACATACAAGGTAACTTCTGTTGATACTATTACCGACCGTTTCTACATGAGTGGAGACATTCGTGGATTCCTCGTGTTAAACGTAACTCAGGATTTGTACAATCCGAAGACAGACCGTAAAGACCTGCTCATTTGTGATTATATCGAACCTTCTGTTGCCCCAGATCCGACTCCGGATCAGACGACCGAAGGGACAATTACATTCACCTATAGCGGAAGTGCAACTATCCGTCAAGGCGGTTCAGCAAAGAAATTTACGGCGCATCTGTATGATGCTGAAGGGAACGAAGTCAACAACGCTGCTTTTGAGTGGCATTTAGAGGTTGATCCTGTTCTCGCCGAGAAGTTCACGCTTAGCCCTGATGGAGACTTTGCTCGTATCTCTGCTCTCGATTATGTCGAGCTGCAGGGTATAACGGTTCAGTTAATAGCTAAGTGCGGTAATGTAACCGGAAGTATCGATGTGGAGGTGGTTTCCTGATGCGTGACGGCAATAAGCAGTCCGAGGTAACCAAACTCAAACGCGAAATTATTAAGATGCTGTACAGCAATCCAGATATCATCGAAATACTTGATAACGATCAGGTCGACCCCGAGTGTCCTGATACGGCCGAATGGGTCTGTATCTTTCCGTATGTCAAGTTAGCTGAAGTCCAAGAGGAAGTCGGCACGTTTATTGGCGTGACGATTGATTCCAAGGGTCCCGGTACGAATGACCGCTTCAAGCAGCTGATCATCACCGTGACCTCTTTCTGTCCTATCACTAACATGCATGTGAAAGGTCAGAAAGGAACTCGGACTGATATTCTGGCTGGAGATATCTCCGAAACTCTAAACTGGAACTCTTGCCTCGGGCTCCAGCTTCGACTTATTAACGAGTCTGAAGGAGTTATGTCTGCACAGCAATACTACTTCCGAACTCTTCAGTTCTCTGCTCATCGCGGAAACGACCTGAAGAACGGACAGGCGAACATTCGTAAGTGAATGACCTGCAAATCTACCGAGGCGATCCATTGATAATCAACGAGCACATCCAAGTGCGGTAGCCCACAATTGGCGAGTTAACCGACTTTGGCGAAGAACATTATTTCGAAGCAGTATCTTCCCTTTGCGGTTCTCCCTCTGACTTTATGGTGGCACTGGATGATCTTGGTATCCGATACGAGGAGATCACGGACTTTCAATTGTTCATGATGCTTACTCGTCAATTAACACCAGATGATACCTCGATCCTGCTAGGAGATTTGAACTTATCAGAGTATGAACCTCAAATCAATGCTACTGATGGGACAGTGCGTCTGTATAACCGCAAAAATCAGACTATCATAGACGAAGCCATCTATCAGCAGATAGTACAATTCCTCCGTCGGATGCACGATATCAAGCGCAAGGTGATCATAACCAAGACCGAACACGATCGAGAGTATATGATCTCAAAAGAAAGACGCGCTCAAAGATACGCCCGGCGAAAAAAACAAGAAAAGTCATCGTTGTTCCCTATCGTTTCTGCTCTTTGCAATCACGAAGGGTTCAAATATAATTCAGACACTGTGTGGAATGTAAGAGTATTCGTATTTTACGATAGTCTGAAACGCATTCAGAAATTGACTGAAGCGCGACAGCTGGCGGCAGCATTGTACGCCGGTACAATTGAAAAAAAGAGCATCAGCGATGATGCTCTTAATTGGCTGGGAAGTCTCGAATGAGGCTTCCTTTTTCTAATTCTATGAAAAGGAGAGAAAACACATGAATATGGAGAACTTCCTGCTGGAGTCTTTTGACCTGGCATCCATTTTCGACATCACCACTGGTGAGCTGTATGCACTCTGCGATCAGATCAAGGACGGCACTCTGGAGAACACTGTTGACTCCAGCGACGTAACTGGTAAGCAGGGTATGCTTCTGGCTTCCCTCGACCGTAACAAGGCTGCGACCATTACTTGGAACAACGCATATCTGGTTGCAGGTCTGCTTGCTGCTCAGGCTGGCACCGACATCGAGGAGGCTTCCGAGGACAACAAGATCACTGTCCCGAACTTCGAGCGCGTTTCCTGCGACTCTGACACCACTGCTAAGCTGACCTACGTTCCGGTTGGCGCTACTGGCGCAGAGGTTGCACGCGTCTGGCGTGTAAACAAGGACGCTACTCAGGGCGATGAGCTGACCGTAGTTGCTGACGCTCCGGTTAAGGGCAAGTCCTTCACCGTAAACGCAGCTGAGAAGACCATCACCTTCGCAGCTGACGACTTCAAGAAGGGCGACGAGATCTACGTATCCTACGAGCACGAGATTACCGTTGGCCGTAAGATCTCCAACGTTGCTGACCACTTTGCGAAGAACGCTCGCATTCTGGTTGACTGCACCGTTGCCGAGAAGTGTGACAACAACATCAAGCACCACGCAATTCTGGAGATGCCAGTTGCCAAGATCGACGGCAACTACTCTCTGGAGGTTGGCGACGAGCCGGCTGTTCACGCATTCTCTGCGAAGACGCTCGTCAACGTTTGTTCCAAGGACAAAACCCTGTGGAATATGTATCTGGTAGCCTAATCAGATTTTCCCGGGAGACCTTCGGGTCTCCCTTCATTATATATAGAGGTGTCGTCAAGAGGAAAGACAGCGGAATTTGACTCCGCCAAGAGAGGTAACGCTCTCGCTCGTTGGTTCGAATCCAACCATCTCTGCCATACGCGAGTGTAGGCTAATTGGTAGACTGGGAATCTCCAAAATTCTCCGATCTTCGTTCGAATCGAAGCGCTCGTGCCAAATTTATTAAGAAAGGAACATATTATGTCCGAATACTTGAACGCAGTCTGCAAAGTCTGCGGCAAAAAATATCACCATTGCGCGAAATGCGAACAAATAGGCAGCTGGCGTGCTGTAGCCTGCTCCCCAGAATGCTGGAACATCTGGGTTGATGTTGTTCGCGAGCGCATCGCCGCAGAGGAAGCGGCAAAAGAACCGGTAGCAGAGGCTCCAATTGAAGAGACTGCTCCGACCACCTATGAGGATTTGCGCACTGCTGAAGGAGTTTAATGCGCGAATGTAGGCTTGTTAACCGAGGAATTGCAACTTTATCCTCGGTTTCTTTTCACTTAAACAATAAAACCAAAATTTCAGATCGGAGGCGGTCCCCCATGGCTCTGGGTAATTTTAAGCCATTTCAGACAGTGAAAATCAATAGTTATACGCAGCTCGACATTGTGCCATACGACTCGATTGAGTCTCTGACGTTCGAGAAGTGCAAAGACCCGAAGGAAACGCTCGGCAGCTTCTATGCTCGAAAAGAAAAGAAGCCGCAGATTATGATTAACGGCGGCCTGTTCAATATGCAGACTGGCCATAATGTCATGTCTTTTGTCTGCGAGGGTAAAGAACAGAATTATCAGAACGGCTTTACTGGAATGGGTATTCTCCCCGGCCTTCCAAATCTGCTTCAGTACGGAGTAGACAAGGCCTGCAAGTGGCAGTATTTCATGACGGCGTACCCGATGCTCGTTATTAAGGGCAAGGTAAACACGGATTACGGCAATGCGTCGAGCCTGAATTACAAGACTTTGCGTTCTGGTATTGGCGTCCGTGACAACGGCGATCTTCTCATTCTGACGGTAGACAAGCCGGGAATGCTCTTTGCTGATATGGCAAAGATTTTCGTACAGTACAACGCGCTGTTTGCGATGAACCTTGACGGCGGCGGTTCCGTAAGAAAGATGCACGAGGATAAAATAGTGAATACGCCGACCGAGAACCGTGCAGTCGATAACGTTTTCTGTGTTTATCTGAGAGAAGATCCGCTCGCGAAGCTGGCTGACAAGGACGAGATTTCGCCTTGGGCGCGGCCATATGTCGAGCGCATGATTGAAGACGGTATCATGCAGGGAGACACAAACGGCAAATTCAGGCCCAAAAACCCTGTAACTCGCGAGGAACTTGCGATCGTTATTGCGAGAACCCTCGAAGTGATGGAATCTTAATTATGAGAATTTTAAGTCTGGATTAGTCGTCTCTTATCACTGGCTGGGCTGTTTTTGACGACGGAAAGTATGTCCGTCATGGGATGATAGACCGCCACACGGACAAAGACAGCAAAGGCCGCTTCATCAACATGTGTTTTGATATTCGCGACCTGCTCAGAAAATATCAACCAGACCATGTGGTAATAGAAGACATAATGTACAAGAGGTCTGCGCAGGCAGTCATTCTTCTGGCTCGTCTGCAAGGCATCATCATGGGATATTGCGATATGCTCAACATCCCGTATACGGTATACTTGCCGTCTTAGTGGCGCAAGGTGCTCGGCTTTAAGCAAGGGCGCGTCACTCGCGAAAATCTGAAACAGCAGGCAATTGACCTGATTCGCGACACCTATGATCTGTCCGTTCAAACGGACGAGGCCGACGCACTCTGTATTGCGATGGCCCATCTCAAAAACATGGAGGAAAAATAAATGTCGAAGAAAACTGATATCATGGCGGCGCTGACCCCGAGCGTGGAGTCTGTTGAGAAGGAGTTCAGCATCAATGGCACTGTACTCAAGGTGAACATCAAGCCGTTTATGACTCCCAAGATGCGTGCTGCTATTGTCAGTGACGTATGTAATCACGTAGACGACGGCGACGGCCGCAATTATGGTCTGCTTGATTTTGCTTTCCGCAGCGCTCTGGTTAGATATTGCACTGATCTGAGTGTTTCGCTCGATGGAGGATTTGAAGCTGCGCTCCTTTATAGAACCGATCTCTACGATCTCGTCCGCGCGACTGTTGGATATGCCGCTGTTGGTGAACTGCAGGACAGCTGTATTCGCCAGCTTGCCGCAACCATTCAGACTGAGCAGGTACTGATGCACTCCCTGTCTCAGTCGAATCCGTTTGATCGTGTTGCTGACGCGATCACTGACCTGCTTGGCGGTCTGAAGAATGTAGTGACCAACATTGATGTTAACACTGCTAAGGCTCTGCTGTCTGGCGGTATTGATGACGACACGGTGTCGAACCTTGTACACGGCATTTTCGGAGTAAATGGAGAGGAGGACGATATTGATGGGACGCCAGACTTAGATGAACAAGCTGACATCTCCGGAGCTGACGAAGCAGATAAATCCGGAGAACATCCAGCTGATGAATGATTTTCTGGAGTACCTCCGTTCTCTGAAGCGCAGTGAGGGCACTATTAAAGGATACAAGAGCGATCTGCTTATTGTGTTTACCTATGTGCTTCAGAACTGCGGGAACAAAGCGTTTACCGAACTGAAGAAGCGCGAAATCGTCTCCCTTTAGAACTGGATGATCAACGAGAACGGCAACTCTCCTGCTCGTGTACGCCGAATCAAGGCTGCCCTGAGCTCCCTCTCGAATTATATCGAAAACATCCTCGATGATGAATACGAGGACTTCCGCCCTATCATTCGTAAGATTGAGAACCCGGCGAACGTTCCGGTTCGCGAGAAGAGCGTATTCTCCACTGACGAGATTGAGACTATTCTCACTCGCCTGACTGAGGAAGGCAAGTATCAGATTGCTTGTGCGCTCGCTCTGGCGGTATACAGCGGCCGACGCAAAGCTGAACTTCCACGCTTCAAAATTGACTGGTTCAAGCCGGAAAATGTAGTTTTTGACTACTTTTACTGCACGCCGGAGAAGGTTTTGACTAAGGGTGCAAAACTGATAGATTGCTATGTAATAAAATCGGGTTTTGACCCTTACCTTGAACGCTGGATTTCGCAGAGAAAAGCGCTCAACATCAATAGCGAGTGGCTCTTTGTAACGCGCGATGACAAGGGTTATAAGCAGGCTTCGGCAGACACGCTTGACAGCTGGGCTCAGACGATTAACCGCTTCACGGTTAAACCGTTCTATTGGCACTCGATGCGACATCTGTTTGTATCCAACCTTGTTCGCGACGGTATGTCCGAAAGCGACATCACCGATGTAGTTGGTTGGGCCAACAGTGCGATGGTTCAGGTTTACAACGACGTACCCGCAACCGAGCGATTGAGCAAGTTCTTCGAGAACAAACGCGCGGCGGAGGCTGAGCAGAACGCAAATGCGTAACGGAGGTGCTGTATGAAGACCTTCAAAAGTGTCGCGGCGCTTAAAGCCGCGGCTGAAAAAGCCTGCAAGAAGACACTGAACGATCAGATCAAGTATCTAGTCGAAGAGAAAATTGGAGAGAAAGTTGACGAGCTTGTATACGAGAGCTATTCCCCTGTTATTTACGAGCGCCGCGGCGGTCTTTCTGATACATTTGAGTCTCGTATGGTCGGAGCGTATACGATCAATATTTACGATTCCGAACCAGCAAACGAGTCAGTCGAAGGCTATCCCCTGCCGCCTCATGGAGTCCTGGCCCAGTGGATCAACGACACCGGTGTGCCGAATGTGTTTAATGGCAAGGACTACCCATGGATGCATCCGCGTCCATTTTACGATGAAGCTATCGAAGAACTCGATGGTTCTGCCGAGCTTATTTCTGTAGCTCGCGCCGGCTTTTTAGCCAATATCTGAGGGAAACCTCACAAAAATCTTAAAAATTCAAGGAGAAAACCGAATGGATATTATCAATCTGGAGAAGATTATCAGCGAAACCACTGATCCCGCGACCTATCAGTATTTCAAGGGTCTGAAGGAGCGCCGCATTATTTTTAATGCTGACGTTGACGAGTATATTGTCGAGAATGCAATGATCCCGCTTATGGAGATGGACAATGATGGCACGGGCGAACCAATCACCATCATTTTGAACACTTACGGAGGTTCGCTGTGGGACGGCATGCCGTTCTGCGACATTATTGATAATCTGAAGACTCCGACAACCATTCTGGTGACCGGCCACGCCTACTCGATGGGCGGCTATTTTCTGATGGCCGGATACAATAACCCGAACGTAACCAAGAAGTGCTTCAAGCATTCCACTGCTCTGATCCATGACGGATCGATTGAGCTCGAAGGGTCGAATTCAAAGGTGAAGGATACTTTGAAGTTCACCGAGCAGTATGAGGAGCAGCTCAAGGAGTACGTTCTTTCCCATTCCAAGATCAGCGCTAGAACCTACAACCAGAAGAAACGCAACGAATGGTTTATGGACTCGGTAGAGATGCTGAAGTATGGTCTTGTGGATGAGGTAATCTAAATGAAGAAATTCTATGACACCTGTGCTCTGCTGAATGCCGGTGAACGCGCATTCGCGGAGCCTTTTTACATCTCTGTTGTTACGCTGCGCGAAATCGAAAGTATTAAGACGAACCGAAGCAAAGACGCCGAGGTTAAGCATAAAGCCCGTAAGGTAACTCGTCTGCTGAACAGTCATCCAGAGATGTATAAAGTTGCGAACTATGCGACTAAAGCTCCGGCGACAAAGCTTTCGATATATGATGGGGCTCCTGATTATATGATCTGCTACGATGCGTTCCAGACAAAAAGCATTGAACCGATCGTGTTTGTGACCGACGATCTTTCGTGCCGATGCATCGCCCGCGACGTTTATAGGTTGGAAGTAACCTCTTCTGATGTCGAGGACGATATCTACACAGGCTATATTCAGTTCAACGGTACGGCCGACGAGATTAACGATTATATGGAACAGCTGAATACTGACAGCCTCTTCCCTAATCAGTATCTCATCCTGACGGATGTAGATACTGGGAAGTCTACCGAGATGCGTTTCGATGGAGAGAAGTTCGTTGAACTGCGCCTGCCGCCGTCCAATTATTTGAAGGGTAAAAATTCTCTGCAGAGATGCGCCCTCGACCTTCTGATGAATAAAAACATTGAGATTGTGGCTATTCTCGGAACTTATGGTAGCGGCAAGTCTTATCTGACCACCAGAATGGGCCTGTATCATGTGAACGAAAAAGGAAATCAGGCGAAAATGCTCGGCATTCGAGAGCCATCTGGCGAAGGAGCGCCGGTCGGATATCTGAAGGGTACTCTTGAAGATAAGACTCGCAACTTCTTTTTGCCGCTTGAGCAGCAGCTTAACGGCGGCGAATTCGAGCTTGAAAGCTTGAGGCAAAGAGGTGTATTGGACACCAATATCCCATATTACATGAAGGGCACGACCTACAACGATACGATCATGGTTGTCGACGAGGCGGAGGATCTCACCGAAGCAGAGATCCGTCTTGTGGGTACTCGCCTTGGACAGAATAGTCGTATCTTCATGAGTGGCGACTATGGCCAGTCTCTGATTGATAAGACCGCGAACAATCCGTTGGTCAAGATGTGTAATGAACTGCGTGGCGAGAAATCGTTTGGATGCATTTATCTGGATGAGGACGTTCGCAGCAGTGCAAGCAAGCTGTTCGCGGAACTTTTTAAATAAAACATAACGGCCGCGCCTCCCCGCGGCCATTTTAGGCTATAAGGAAGGTGAAATATTATGGCTGATTTGGGCGTAACAGTTGAATTCAAGCCCGACACTACGGAGCTTGATAATAAGATTGCAGCCCTTCAGAAGCTTGAGAAGATCCCGGTTCCTATTGATGCCGAGAAACTGACTAGTAATGTGCAGAAAGCAATCAAAGCTGGGGCTAACACACCTCTCAAGATCAAAGTTGATACATAGAGCATTACATCACAGGTGAAGGCTGCGATTGCTGCGGCCGGTTCGAACCAATCCGATAACGGGTCGAAGTCTTACAAAGGAAGTTCAGGCAAGACTTCGACCACTTCTACTTCGAGAGGTTCAGCAAAAAGCTCGACTTCATCTGCTAAGAAAGGTGCTACGGAAGCTGAGAAGGCTATCAAACGTGCGGAAAGATAGGCTGCCGGTTTAAGACAGACAATGTCGTATCTGGAATCCATGAAGACCCCGGTCGACTCTTCGTCAATCAAAACCGCTGAGTCAGCGATGAAGAAGTTTGATGCGGCCACTAAAGGCACTGCAGAAAGCATGAACGCTTTGAAAGAGGCTCAACAGGCGATCAATATTGCCTTTTCACGCAATGGTGTTCGAGCCGCTGAAAAAGCGCAAATGTCTCAGCTGAATGTAGATCAGATCAGCTCGAAGTTTGGAAAACTTAAAAAGGGACACATTATAGATTAGGAGAGCGTAAAAAATCTTGATAGTCTGCTCGGAAAATACAGAGCGGAGAAAGACTTTACGCCAGCTAAATACGATTTAGAGAAGCAGATCAAAAAAGCTTGGACGACAGCAGAACGAACAAATTCTGATGCGGCTGTTCAGAAAGCAATCGCGAGTGCACAAAAACAAGCGAATATGATCCAGCAGATTAAAAATCGAGGCACTCTAGGAGAATATGACTGGAGTGGCTACGAGACTGCAAAGAGCGCTTTGGATGCTATAGTATCTGGAACCGATCAGGCGGCTGCTGGAACCAACAGATTGGCTTAGGTAGTTGAAAATCTTGGTTCGATATACACAGAAGTGAGTGCTAAGGCAGGAATCACTGAATCTGCCAACACAGCAACTGTTCGTACTCAGCGTCAACAGGAGCATCTGGCCAACATATATCGTCAAGCGAGTGAGTCAATCAGGAATAATCCGAAGGTACAGAACTCGTATTTGCGAGGCGAACTTGAAGATATCATGAAACGCGCAGCTAATCCTGGAGACAGTGATTCCGTCGAAGGCCTTCAGCGTGATCTTGCTGCTGCTCGTAAGAGCATGGAAGAGCTTGGATTAACCTCAGAGACTCTTGGATAGAGACTGACTCGTTTATTTAAGGACCATTTCAACACCGCTGTTGCGATGGCCGGTCTTCATTTGCTCCAGAACAGCCTGCAGCAAGTGCTTCAGAATGTAGTTGATGTCGATACCGCGATGACCGACCTGAAGAAGGTGTCGAACGGTACGGACGCCGATTACGCGAATTATCTCGACAGCGCAGCAAGTCGAGCAAAAGATCTTGGCGCTTCGATGACTGATGTCATCGGGGCAACTTCTGAGTTTAGCCGACTCGGATATAACTTAGATGACGCTTCGAATCTTGGCGATTGGGCGACCAAATACATGAACGTGTCGGAGTACACGAACATTGAAGATGCGGCGCAGTCACTTGTTTCCACTCTGCAAGGTTTCCATCTTTCTGCCGATGAAGTTGGAAGCGTTGTAGACCGTTTTAATGAGATCGGGAACTCATACGCTATTTCTTCGGAGGGTTTGGGCGAAGCCCTGAAACGATCGGCAGCCGCATTAGCCGCAGGCGGCAACTCATTAGATGAAAGTCTTGGGTTAATTACAGCGGCAAACGAAGTGGTAGATCTTTGCCACGCGGCGTAGTAATACGTGCGCAAGCAGATTGGTAAAACGGTCAAAGGCTGGCGACAGCAGAGACCGTGGGTAGAAATATCCGTAGAGACTGCGGGGTTCTGATGGTAACATCGGAGCTGAACCAATCCACCCCACTCCTCTAGGAAGGGTGTAATATACAGTCCGGACTCACGCAATAATGAAATGAAACGTGAGAGTAAGGCCGAAAGACCTTGCCGCCGCTTTGCGGTCAGATTAGTGGTTTATCAGCGCTAACAAGTAACAGAATGACAAGATCCTGATACAGTGGGTGAATCCATGCGCCCAGCCGCATAGTAATATGCGAGCAAGCAAATGGCTATATCGGTTAAAGGCCGGAGACGGTTCAGACCGAGGAAAGATTAAAATTTAAGATTTACTTTTTCTTCTTTTTAATGTATAATTAAAGTTGAAAGGGTGAGAAGCATGAAAAAAAAGAGAACTATCATATTATTAGCTATCGCGGCTATGTTTATTTTTGGCAGTTGTGGAAAAGATGCAACTAAAGAATCTGAATCTACCAAAAATGAATCGCCAACCACAACATACACTGTTGTAGATGAATCTGAAATACAGCCCGATTCGGAAACCATGGAAATGCCTCTGGAAGTCACATTCAAATCTAAAGAATATGAAGAATATGAAACGGTCTCTGATTTATGCTTTTATTTCAATATTAAAAATACATCCAGCAACAATTTGACTTCGCCGCTTTTAGGTGCGGATTTATTGGACTCGGATGGGAATATTGTTTCCAGTCAAGGCTTTACACACATGGGTGTCTTAACTCCGAATCAGCAGTTTGAGGGGACTTTGTACCTTGACAGTGATGCTTCTGGTTGGGATAAAAGAGAGGACATTTCCGCAATCAGGCTTGTGTATTATGCGGAAGGTGACAGTGATTTAATCCCGTTAGATAACCCAATTACTGTTCCAATAACTTAAATTTTAATATCCGTAGAGACTGTAAAGCCCCGCTTGGTAACAAGCGGGGCTTCGCCATTCCCCCGTTCCGGGGTGAAGATACAGTCCGAACTCGCGCTATAATCTAACAACGAAACGCGAGAGTAAGGTTAAACGACCTTGCCGCCGCTTGAGCGGTCAGTAGGCGACCCGCCGAAAGTAACAGATTGACATGGGCTAAAACATTAAGTATGTATCTCCGAGCCGCCAAAGAAGATGCGGAACAAGCTGGCCTCGAAACAGACGGAATGGCAAATTCGGTAAGCGAAGTCAGAGATACCATTAAATCATTGACTCACGGCAAAGTTGATATCATGTCCGATGCAGCCGGAACTCAATTCAAGAGCACCACACAAATTATGCGCGAAATCGCCGGCGTCTATGACCAGCTTAGTGACGTTGATAAAGCCGGATTGCTCAAAACCATCTCGGGAAAGAGAATGGCTAACACAACCGCCGCCCTTATCCAGAACTGGTCGACGGTTGAAGACGTAATCAAATCCACACAGAACGCTGCAGGCTCTGCAGATGCCGAGAACGAGAAATACCTCGACTCTATTGAAGGTAAACTCGCACAGTTCCAAGCTCAGTTCCAAGAAACGAGCACCAATATTCTCAGCTCAGGGCTTATTAAAGGCACGATTAGTGCCGGGAGCGGTTTCCTTGGCTTCCTAAATTTGATCACCGAGAAATTAGGTGCGATCCCGGGCCTAATTGCCCCGCTGACCTCGGCCTTTCTTACTATGAGTGGGAAATCCATATTCGGAAAGGCAAACACTTCTGGCGGTGTTCTCAATACATTAAAGACGTCGCTTACAAATGGCGGAGCGTGGCAATCTATTAAAGATTGGGCTACATCTGGTCAGAAAAAGGCTGTTTCTGATTACAAGACCTTGCTGTCTTATATCAAGGGCGGCCAGACTCTTACGGGTGTAGATTTCGAAAAGATGTTCTCAGGGGCATCCGCTCAAACCAGGTCGTTCGCAAAGAGTCTTGATGTAGCTGGAAATTCTTATTGTCAGCTGAGGGATCAAGCAAAAGCTTTCACTCAGGAACAGATAAAATCAAATTCAATCACTTCAAAGCTCAAGGGTGCTTTTTCTGGACTGGGAGCTATGTTTGTTCAGATGGCCGCCATTACTGCTATTAGCTATGCTATCGAAGCTATAGCTGACGGTATAGATAAAATGAATATGAGTGCGAAGGAAGCTGCCGAAGTAACTCAAAACGTCATTTCTAATTACGAAAATGCTAACAATGAAATCGAGAAAAACATTTCTTCTGTCGAAGATCTTAGATCTCGATTTGACGAGCTTTCTAAAGGTGTATCCGACAGCGGAAAAAATATTTCTCTTTCGGCCGATCAATATAAAGAATACCAGGATATCGTTTCTAAGTTAGTAGATATCAATCCGTCTTTGATTCGCGGATACAATGATGAACAGCAAGCTATCATTGACAAAAACAACGCTATTCAGCAGACAATTACCCTTCTAAAACAGCAGCGTATGCAAGAAGCTCGTGACACAGTCTACGGCGGCACCGGAACAAATGACGGGCATAAAAAGAACTATGAAGCGGCTTATATTGATTTTCAAAACCAGTATAAAACTGCCAAATCTGGCATGGACGTTGTAGACAATGATATCTTCAACTATTTAACGCGCGTACAGACAGCAATGTCTAAAGCTGGGGCATCCCAGTCTAAAGAGTTTGCTAACATTATTTCTAATGCTGTCGGTATGAGTTACGACGAATACGTTGATAAAATCAAGAAAGAAACGAACGGAACTCGGGAAGTTACATGGCTTGATTATCTCAGCGATAATGACGAGGCTCTCGGAAGAAACTTCGGCAATATTCTTGGTCAACTCAATCAGATTCATGGAATGACAAACGACTTGTCTTCTGATGGAGAAGCTCTGGCTCAATCGTGGCAATCTGCCTCTGCTTCTGTTGACGCGGCAAGCAGTTCTTTCCGGCAGATGCTGCAGGCATCGTATGAGGCGAGCAACCTGTATCAATCTCTTTCTGATGATCAAAAGAACTTCTTGAGTCAATATGTTGAGACTATTGACACAGATGCGTTGTATGATGCCGGAAATCCTGACGTTGCGATGAAGTATGCGAACGCTATGCTTCAAGTGGTCAAGAATACAAAAGCTGGAAGTGAAGCCGTAGAGAAATATAACGACTTGCTTTCTAAGCAGGATGAAATGCCTTATACGGATTATATCCGAGAGATGGGCGATGTCATTAACTCCACTCGCGATGAACTTTCGAAATATCTGAGTGACGATGAATTGAATGCTATTGACCTTTCGAAAGTATTTGGTTTAGATCAGTTTCAATCAGATATGTATTCGATGCGGCAAACCATCCGAGAGAATTTTAAGGGTTTATTTGATGGTGCTGAGTTTGACGGAACCTCTTTGGAGGATATGCTTGGCGGTTTGAACCTTGAGGAGCTTTCGCGAAATCAACTGTCGGCGTTGAATTCCGCCTTAATTGATACTGGTGATCGTGCATCAGAATTTGCAGTGCGGCTTGCTGCGTTGGCTCAAGTTGGAGCTCTTCCCGAAGCCCTTGATGCGATTTCGAAATCTCTGGAAACTCAGTCTGATTCGCTTCAAACAGTTTCTGGAGCTCTACAGGATTATGAGACTGCTATGGAAGGTATTACCGACCATGTGCAGGATCACGAGAGCATGGTTTCCATTTATGATGATTTTGCCGAAGCCGTAAACAAAGGCCAAATCAACACGGAAGAAGCTCGCAATCAGATGGATCTACTGATTGGCAAAGTTGTTAGTCTTGATGAAGCTCGTCAGTGGGTAAAAGACAATGAGGGCCTTTTCAAGACGGGTACTGATGAAGATAATGTGGGACAAGACCTGACCGGGGCACTTAATACGCTTCATTCTAAATACAATCAACTTAGCGAAGATAAGAAATCTCTTGTCGACGGAATGATGAATGTAGACTGGGATACCGGTTCTATTCAAGTAGCCCAGCATGATGTTGTGGCACTCGCGGATGCCTTCGGAATTTCTTCTGCTTCGATGCAGCAAGCACTTGATCTGATTTCTACTTACGGTGACTACGCCCCGAGAACGGTTTCTTCTGTTACTTCTGATATTAAAACACTGAACGACAGCGTTTATAGTATGAAGCAAAAGATCTCAGAGGCAGATCAGGCTACCACTAAGGCGTGGGATCATATGGGTGCAGGGGCTAAAACAGCTCTTGAATCTTTGACTGAAGGTATGGACATTGATATTACTTCGATGTCTGTTACGGAGATGGATGAACTTGTCGCCTCCATGAATAGCTTCAAGGCGAGTATCGGTGGTGAGACTCCAACTTTTGACTCTCTGAAAGCTTCTCTGGAAAGCGTCAAAACCGCAGCTGGAGATGCTGCGGCAGAGGTCACCAGATTGAGCGATGGCGGTTGGTCAATTGATGTATCTGACATTAGTGCATTTGCATCCAGTCTTGGAACGACTGAAGATAAGGCGCGGATTGTATTAAATACATTAGCTCAGATACGAGATGAAAATGGAAATCCAATTCAACTTACAATTGAAGGCAACACAGTCGACGCAGAGCAGAAAGCTAGTGCTATAGATGAAGCCCTTGCCCCTATTGAAAAAGAGCGTCATGTGAATGTAAACACCTCAGAAGCTAACAGCAAGATCATTTCTACTATTGGGCTTATGAACTGCATTCATGACAAAACTGCGACCATTCGTATAAATACAATTCAAACGACAAGGACTGAAGAGCAAACCAAGAAGGATGTTCACAGTCGGAGAACTGGAAACCAAGGTTACTCCGGCCGCGTTGGCAAGATGACCCAGTACGCTTCTGGCGGTAATGCTGTCGGCGGCAAAACACTTGTAGGTGAACTTGGTCCTGAGCAATGGATTTCTCGAGATGGTAAACATAGCAAGTTTGTCGGTCTTCACGGTATGGAAGTTATCGATACGAAGCCTGGCGACGCTATTGTTCCTGCTAATCTGACTGCTGGTTTGATGCATGGCGGTATCCCCCATCAAGCATATAATATTTGGGGTGGCGTTAACGCAAGCAATCCACTCAAAAATATGATCAAAGCAAACGGAGGAACATTCACTGATTATAAGTCATCGAATTCTAAGTCTCAAAATCCTTCCAATAGCAAAGCAACAACTGTCAAGGCTAATGTAACCGCAGATACTTCAAAGCTCGACGATGCAATGAAGGAGTCTCTGGACAAGATCAAAGAAGAAGTCGAGGACATCATCGGCCAGCTCGAGCACAAGATTTACCTGCTTGAGGAGCAGCACGGCGATCCACTTCAGATTGTAGCTTATTATAAGCAGATTCAGGATGAAGCCAAGAAGGCCGCCGACAAGTTCCGTGCTCAAGGGCAGAAAGATTCCTCGGAATACGTCCGGAACATGCAGAAGCAATGGTGGGAAGCTCATGACGCCATCATCGACACGATGAAGGACATGTACGACAAGATTACGTCGGAACATGAAAACGCCATCAAACTTCTCGAAAATCAACTCGACCGTGCGCTTGACACTGATAAGATTAACAAAGCATATCAGCGAACCGTTCGCTTAAAGGTTGACACTAAACAGCTGAACAGTGTCCAGTCCATCATGAAGGAAACTTCTACGGCTGCGGCCAACTCTCTTGTTAATCTTGGTCTCGGCTTTGGCTCTCTGGCAAGTGCCATGGCATCTGCTCAGCGTGTTATCAACTCGCTGCAGCCGGTAACGGTGGACATCATCTCTTCTTCTATCGACGGCGACGCGATCGAAGACTACATGAATCAGACCATCGAGCACTACCGCGCAATGCAGGAAAACATTCACAAGGAAGCAGACTACTATCGTTCGCAGGGTTATTCTGACCTTAGCGATGAAGTCAGCGAGCTTTCTGACAAGTGGTGGGAATACGAGGATGCCGTCAAAGACGTTAAGCAGAAGGTCGTAGACTATCTGTCTGATATTGTCGATAAGGCCAGCGAGTCTGTCGACGAAATCCAAGATGTGCTCAGCACATTCAAGGATGCGGCGAAGGAATACTCAACAAACGGAGGTTTCATTTCTGTCGATACCTTCCAAGAAATCAGTAAACTCGGTCTTGAATATATGGGCTACCTGCAAGACGAGAATGGACTGCTGGCTATCAACGAGGAGAAGATCAACAACGTCATCAAAGCAAAGACGGAGCAGATGGCTCTGGAAACCGCGATGGCGTATGTGGAGCAACTTCGTCTGGCCCTGCAGAAGGACAGCATCGAAGACCTGAATCAGCTGCTGTCGGCAACGGCTGACCTGACCGAAGTCCAGTGGGGTTCGGTTTACGCGCAACTTGCAATGTTGGGTCTTACTGAAGACGGATATGCAGCGGCGGTTCAAAACATCAGCAACTACCGCAGTATGATGTATAACGCGCTTTCTGGCGTTGGCCTCGACTTTGATGATGCAAAAGACGGCATCGACGAAATCTACGAGTATGTCAAGGAAATGATTAAGGACAACGTTGACCGTCAGGTTGACGCCCTTGGAGAATTGAAGGACAAATACGCGGAGATTATCGACCTCAAGAAGGAAAGTCTGCAGGCGTCCAAGGATGAAGCAGATTATCAGGACGAGGTTGCTGACAAGGTTAAGGAGATGGCAAAGCTCCAAGAGAAGATTAACGCTCTTGCTCTGGATGACAGCCGTTCGTCCGTTGCAAAGCGCAAAGAACTCGAAGAGCAGCTGGCTGACGCCCAGAAGGAACTTAGCAAGACTCAGGCGGACGAAGCCTACGATAAGCAGACTGACAATCTGGATAAGATGCAGGAGGCTTACGAGAAGCAGAAGGACGCCGAGATCAAGAAACTGCAAGAGTCCATCCAGTCAGCCCAGAAACTCGACGACGCAGCGAGAAAATATATCCGCGAAAATTGGGGAACTCTGTACGACACCCTTTACAAGTGGAACTACGAGTACGGTTCACATCTCTCGACGGAGCTCGAGAGCAGCTGGGACAAAGCGCTGAAGGCGGCCAAGCAGTACGGCGACTACCTCACTGCGCTGGATGCTGTTGGTTCAAGTGGTTCGAGCGCGAACAAGGCCGGAAGCTCCAACATCGTTGGCCCGAGCAACAAATACGCAGACTCTGAAATGAGTAAAGCGAATGGTATTGTCGCGAAGATGCAAGCGAATAGCGAGAAGTGGAAACAAACCAGTTCCCAAAAGGAGCGGGATGCTCTTCATGACGCAAACGAGGAACTCAGAAGAGAACTTGAGTCAAGATACCAGCTTGAAGTAACTTATGACAGTAAAACCGGCACGTGGGGTGTTGACGGAGAGAAAGCAAATCTGTACAACAAGTATTACGGCGTCTACCATAGCGGCGGCGTCGTTGGCGATGCAGGTTCTCTCCGTCAGGATGAGATGCTGGCTGTCCTCCAAAAAGGCGAACTCGTTCTCGACAAGGACAAGCAGAAATCTCTCGACAACCTGATGAAGATTGCATCGGCCATCACGACCGGCATCAACTCGAAGTTCATCTCCCCTTCTGCTCACGTTCTGGATGGTATCAAGGCCGGTTATAACAGAGATGCTGTGCCGACCACGACAAACAATCAGGCCGTGAACATCAGCTTTGGTGACACGATCATCAACGGCGAGAAGGGCGACACGCTCAAGCAGCATGAAGCCATCAACCGCCGCATGGTTAACGAAATCATCAATGTACTCAAGCTCAAGAAATAACAATTACCCGGCGCGGCGTGAAAACGTCGCGCCTTTTATATAGGAGGTGTGAACCCTGTTTAACACCTATGAATTTACGTTCGCGGGCGTCTCGTCATCTCAGTATGGCCTTTACGTCTGCGATTTCGGGAACAACGAAAACGAAGACAACTCCTTTGGTTCTGAAGGAAAAATTGTCGAATCGCGCACGGTCAACCGTATCAAGCCAATTCATCAAGGCGTGAACTATCACGAGGAACCGCTCGAATTCAACCTTGTCTTTGGGACGGACGAACCTCTCGACCGTTTTGATTTGCAGGAAATTCAGCTCTGGCTGACAGGCTATCAAGACTATCAGTGGCTCTCGTTTGATCAGCCGGATATGGAGCCGTATATGTTCCGCTGTCTCGTGACTGAACTCAAGCCGCTTACTGTTGGTTGGGTTCCGCACGCATTTGAGGCGACAATCACCTGCGACTGTCCGTATGCTTATGGGCACACATTCCGCGAGGAATATGTAATCAGTGGTTCGAAAGACATTGTTTTCCGCAACTTCTCTTCTGTTCGGGAATATCTCCGTCCTGAGCTGAAGATCACCGTGAACAGCGGCTCGACCGATTTCTCTATTGTCAACGAGGACGATAACGGCCGTGAGTTTAAGTTCACTGGCCTCCCTGCTGCGGGTTGTGAAATCACAATAAGCAACGAGGGTGGTATCATCACGGAGAAAGGCGGCGCGAATCTCTACGACAAGTTCAACATGAACTTCTTCCGACTGGTACGCGGCGCAAATCATCTCAAAATCACAGGCAACGCGACGCTGACGATCAGTGGCCGCATGCTTTATAACGTCGGTGCGTAAGGAGGGGCTGGAATGTATCTCGATTACAAGAAAATTCAGTTCGACAAATTCGGCCGGCCAGAAGTTCCAAACCTGATTCTTCAGACGAAGGACAGGCGAACCATCGGCATCATCCCGAACGCTATCAACCTCACGATTGACGTTAAGTTTAGCGAACCAAGCGAAATCTCGTTCGATATCCCCTCTTCTTCTGATGGGATTCCGACGCCATTTTACGATCAGGTCGTCGGTCACAAGATTATCCGAACGGAGAACTATGGTGTTTTCCAACTCATGAAACCATCTATCAAGGGTGACGGATTAGAGGAAATTAAATCGGTTACCGGATACTCTATCGAGAAAGAGCTTGAGGGAAAGAAATTCTTTCTGGAGGAAGGCACGTTTAACTTCTGGAATCCGGCCGACCCAGACGATACGGTGCTCGGCCGAGCTCTTGAAGTCTGCCCGGGCTGGTCTGTTGGATATGTTGCTCCATCTCTGATTGGGCGATATCGCACCTTCGACCAGTACGACGACTATGTGCTGACCTTCCTTTATAATAATGCGATGGAAACCTACCGCTGTGTTGTCGTGTTCGACCCATATAAATTGACGATTAGCGCATATGACGCAGACGACGAGGTCTCCACTCTTCCGATTTATCTCGGATTTGACAATCTGGTTGAGGAGCTTTCAGTTGACGAACTCACCGACGAGCTTGTAACCGCAATGAACCCGACCGGCGCGGACGATCTTGATATCCGTGCGGTTAACCCAATCGGCACGAACTGGATTTACGATATCTCCTACTTTATCGAGAACGGCGACATCGAACCAGAACTGGCCGCAAAGTGGAAGGAATGGCAGAAGAGCGTTCTGAACCGACAGGAATACTACAAAGGCCTTGTCGGCATGTAGGCTTCGGCGACCGCTCGTCTTTTAACAGAACAGGCAAAGCTAACTGATTTGAATGGAGAGAAAGACGACCTTACAAACCAGCAGTCGGTAACAGTTCAGGCACTCGCGCTTGAAGTAACTGACAACGGTAAGAAGGAACAGCAGGCGAAGCTTGACGAAATCAACGCCTCTCTGGATAAGAAAAAAGCGGAGATCAAAGCGCAGGAATCTGTTATCGCTGAGATTAAAGATGAACTCGACGCTGACAAAGAAGGCTCCTACCCTGCTCAGATTAAAGCAATAAACGAGGAACTAAAGCTGACCAATGTGTTTACCGCAAAGGAATACGCAACACTCCAGCATTACTTCATCGAGCAGGATTTGTCTGACGAGACTTTTGTCGCCTCTGATGTTGACGCGGCCATCTCTGGTAATACGACGGTTCTGAAGGACTCTAAGTTGTCTATCGCTAACTCCAAACTGGCTCACGTGGACTTCTCTGAGGTCAACAAGACTATGTACACGATTGCCGAGGGCAAAGTAACTTTGACGACCGCATCCGAACTGACCGCAGATATCATCCGCGGCACGCTCGAGTGCAAGCCGGACAACACCTGTATGCTCAGTCTTTACTGCGGAACGATCAAGGTCGGCGACAAAACAAATCCGAGCGGTCTTATCACGATCTCCGGCCAGTTTTCTAATCTCGTGACAGATGTTCATGATGTGGTCGATCAGGAGGTTACAACGCATGAAGGCACTTCCCTGTCCTTTACTCTGCCGGATGCCTCTTGCTACATGACCACGAACGTCTCAGATTATCAGAAATATTCTGTTCAGATGGAGCTTTACGACCATGCGGTAGAGACACTTTCCGAAGTCGCGACGCCGACTTACGAGTTCAGCGTAGACTCTGGCAACTTCATCTTTGCATAGGAGTTCCAGCCATTCCGAAAGGAACTGGAGCTCGGCAAGGGTATTTATCTGCGCCTGCATAACGATGAGGTTATCACGCCTGTTCTGATTGAATTCGAGCTCGACTTCGAGGATCGCGAAAAGCTGTCTCTCACCTTTTCAAACCGCTTTAAGCGACACGACAGTGTTCAGACGCTGAAGAAGATGATTGAGCAGAGCTATTCTTCGAGCCGAAGCTTTGACGCTGCGAAGTTCATTTACAATCAGACTTCCAATCAGGCGTCAAAGGTATCCGAGTTTATGAACAGTTCTTTGGACGCCGCGGCCAATACCATTCTGGGTGCGAAGAACCAATCTGTCCGTATCGACGGCGCGGGGCTTCACATCGGCGGAGACTCGAAATATCAAATCCGTATCGTTGACAGCATGATCTGTATGTCCGACGACGGCTTCAAGACTGCAAAGGTCGCGATCGGCCGCTTTGCTACGGAAGGCCTCGGTGAATACTGGGGTATCAATACAGACATCCTCGGCGGCAAGCTGCTTATCGGTAATAATCTTATCATCGAGGCCCCGAACGACCATGGCATCATGCAGTTCAAACTGGACAGCACCGGCGCGTGGCTTTACAATTCTCAATTCGTTCTGGCAAGCGATAAGGGCGGCAAGTTCTTTATCCATCCAGAGTACGGCATCGCGGCAGGTTCCGGCGAACTGTACACCACCGATGGCACGACTGTCAAACCATCGTTCATTGACGAGGACGGCAACATCATTTTTGACGATTCTGCGGGGATTAAAGACCTGAAGATCCCGAAGAACACAAACTTCTACATCGACGCGACGACTGGCCGCGCATATTTCCGAGGCAATGTTTACGCTGACAACGGCGTGTTCAATGGTACGGTTTACGCAACTGATGGCGAGTTCAGCGGTGAGCTGAAAGGTGCTAAAGGTACGTTTTCAGGAACTGTAAGTGCTGGCACGATTTATGCGTCGAATATTCAAGGTGGTAAAATCTCTGGCACTCTGGAAGCTGATCCACAAGCTGGAGGAGCTCTAAAGGGTGTTAGTCTGGATATCGGTAACGGAAACTTTACGGTCGACTCAAGTGGTAACGTCGTGATTAAAAGTGGCAATATCAGCTGGGGAGCCGTAACCGGCACGGACGAAATCGATCAGAGAATCAATAATGCGCAAAGCACCGCGAATTCTGCGGCGAATGCCGCTTCAGACGCACAAGATGATGCAGATACAGCAAGAAGCAACGTCAAAAAGCTGGCAAACGGACAGACTATTTCAGGTGTGACTGGAACCTTTATCAGCGGTACTACCATCAAGTCTCCAAACATTGAAGGCAACAATATTACTGTTAATGGATACTTTCAGACGAAGGATGGAAGCAGCGTAACCGGCTATATGGGCGCTATGCAAGGCACAGATGCCAATGGAAACACGACCTACGGTGTTGCTCTTAGCTCTGGATGTAGGAGCGGGACAATGACAGAACCTTATGTGATTGTTACCAGCGCCGGTGTTCGTCTGCAAGGAAGCGATGATACCTCTCTTTATGTCGCCGATGGTGGCGTGTATATTCAGAGAGGATCGACTAATCAGAATCTATTCAGCATGACAAGTACTGCCACGTTTGGTTAAGAGGTGATCGTCTATGGCTAAAATTTCTGTTAGTGATATTTACACTGATGGGTTCGACGTATACATCTCAGGCTTAGATACGGGATACCAGTTCTCGGACAGAACAGTAGCATGGTATCTGAATGGTAGCCTTGATGGGTATGGCGATGACCTTCCTGCAAATGCAAGCCGCGGAGGCGATTATTCTTTCACAGGGTTGAGAGCCGGGAAAAAATATACTGTTAAGGCAGTTATTGAATTTACTGATCATTCCGGGTATCGCCCTGTAACACTCACAAAGAGTATTACCACCGAGGAAGAGCCGATACAAATCGAACCGTGGAACTGGGATATTTCAAATGGGAGTTACACAAATGGGAAAGCATATTTGACAACCAACTCTCTAAAAGCATTAACAAGTCGTGGCCCCACAACAGATTTTTCGTATCTTGTGTGGAACGATCTGTGTGAAAAAATCTCAGAACTCAGATAGGCAGCAGGTTATTCCTCATGGGATGATTATTATGCTGATTTTGGCTCAACAACTATGAGCCGAGCTGGCCAGAAATTAACAGCTGTTCGTTTTAATTCTCTGCGCAACAACTTAAAAGCTGTACGAGATAGCGGGATTAACGCTGTTTCTAAAGGGGACAAAGTTAAGGCGACTTACTTTACCACAATTACCAACACCATCAATGCCGCAATTAAAAACCTATAAGGAGAACTAGAGAATGAACTCTCAGGAAATCATTTCGAATATTGCGCTCATCCATAACAAGCTCGCCGAGATTTCTGTTCGGGGCGATGATGTACTTCGTATGGCTGACGCGCTTCAGACTTGCCGCAATCTTGTGGCGGTACTTTCACAGGCTGAACATGACGCAAGCGAGCAGGCCGCTGACTAAGCGGTCAGAAAGGCGGTGAACACATGTCTAACTGTCTTGAGTCACCATATAAGCTGCCGACCGTCTCATTTGTAGGCGGCTCGACACAGGAACTTGCGTTTCACACGTACTTTGAAAACAATGGCCGGCCGCTGAGCATGAGTGGCTGCGTCGGGCATTTCTCTATTGTGGAATACCTTGACCGCTCCCTTCCTCTGCTCAGCAAAACTATGACGATCACCGAGAGCCCAGTTGACGCGACGGACAACATTCTTCGCGTGGAGCTGGAGCCATCCGACACAGTCGACATGGTCGGCAAATACATTTATCAAGTTACCATTAAGGGTGATCACGGGGACGTTGACATCCCTTATCAAGGTATATTGTACGTAACGCAAAACATTGACAAAACTATTATTTAAGAAAGGGGAATTCTTACGAATACTAAGTATTTCTTGAACCTCGTCGCGGGCAACGTTTTCCGCAGTAAAGAGGAGCCGGCAATTCCGGCAAAGTATTACCTCGGTCTGAGTACGACTGCTCCGGATCTGGACGGCCAGAACGTAACGGAGCCTGCTACGGATGCAGGCTATGCTCGTGTTGAGCTGACTACTCTGAGCGCACCAACGGATGGTCTCGTTACCAACCAGCAGGCCGTTAACTTCGAGGAGTCCACTAACAACTGGGGTACGGTTACGCACTTTGTTATCTTCGATGCAGCCGAAGCCAACACCGGCAACCTGCTGATGTATGGTGAGCTGACTACTCCGCGTACCGTAGAGACGGCGACCATTATGACCATTAAGGAGAATTATCTCAAGCTGTCGGTTCAGAACCCCGCCTAACTGTAAGATAAGGGGAACAACATGAAGGATTACAAACTTTATCTCAGGCGCGACCGAACGATTGACATCAATCTAATGACGAGGTCGCGGCTTACCGAGTGCAATCTCAACATATCCTCTATCCCCTTCCGCGAAATCATCGAAGCATACGACGCAATCATCGTAGACAGTCATATCGAAGATACCTATCTGCGCGGCTTCTTCAAGGTTGACGAAGGCATGGTTGTTCATTCAGAGATTGATCAGATCATTCGAAACATCATGGAGCGTGGCGAGTCTGCGCTTGTAATTGACAGCCGCGCCGACTTTAGCGCGACCAAAGATATTGATCTGGTGCAGGATGCCGTTCTTATTTCGTGCGGTACAACCGAGCTTCACGCGACCGGTTTTATGAAAGCCGACGACACGATTGTATTTTCTGTGCTCCCGCTCGAGACAGAACTGCGTTATTCGCTGGGCTCGGCGACCAACCTTTTAGAGTTTTCTGTTTCTGATGTCGATACGATCAAGCAGACCTTCCTGCAACCAGAAGTTTCGGTCGAGATTACCAATCTGCCGCTGGAATTCTTGCTCACGTATCATGTCGGAGCAGAGTCAACTCTAGAATTCAATTCTGAGGTTCTCAGCTTGTTTTACGACATTTTTGCTGAAGCAGAAACAGAAATGGCTGTTAACGCTTCCCTGTTGGATATTGAGGAGCATACATCTCTCGGAGCTGTCCAGAATGAGATTGAGCTACGGTCGAATATCACAGAAACTCCTCGGCTCGAAAAGAGAGGAGAGGTCGACGGCCGGATTATCATTGAAGTCAGCGAGCAGTTTAAGAAAATCTGCAACCTTCAGACGTTCATCAATCCGATTGTATTCAGTGCAACGGCTCAGGCGATCATTCGCCGCTATCGTCTTCTGCAGGAAATGGATGACCTCGATGTGGCCACTTTTGATGACATGATGCTCGATGACGTTGACTACGTAACTATTTGAAAGGCGGTGTGAAATGAACCAAACTTCAAATTATGGCCTGTATGTCACGGACGACTCGACCACAAAGTTCAAGGAATGGCGTGAAAAGATGGCGTCCGAGGCCAATTCAAATATGACAAAAATCGACACTGCCCTTTCGGAGAAAGCTGAGCGTAGTAGGACAATCGAGATCACGCTCCTTGCTTCTGGCTGGACTGGCGAGGCCGTGCCATATCTTCAGACTATTACTGTCGAGGGGCTGACGGCTGATGCGAACGGTTCCATTTCGATTGCAAGCGGTGCAACCAGTGAACAGCGTGTTTCTGTTCGCAACGCTATGATTTCCATTGCTTCGCAGTCTGAGAACACGCTTATTCTGAACTGCGACGGGAAGAAGCCTGCGGTGGACATCCCCGCCGTGGTTACGATTCTGGGATAAGGAGGAACAAAATGCCTATTATTTCGAACTTTCCGATGGGCGGCAATACCGATGAAATCGAACAGCTTATCGGAGAGCATAACAAAAGCGCGGAAGCGCATAAAGAACAATTTGATAAACAGAAGGAATACACAGACGCGGCGCGAACCATCACGCGAACTGTTACCCTGACGGCAGCCGGCTGGACTGACAAAGCTCAGACTGTAACCTGCAAGGGTGTTGCGGCCGACGAAGCTAAGCAGCAGATTATCGTTATGCCTGCGAGCAAGGATGAGTCTGTTTGGGGCGCTGCTGCTGTAAGATGTGTTTCGCAGGGTGAAAATTCACTGAATTTCACCTGTTCGACTGTCCCGACTGAAGATATTTCGGTTTACGTTAATATTACTCAGACCGCATATCAGCTTGACGTAACGTGGGACATCTCTAAGGAGTATCCGTTCGGGGATATTACTCCGGCAGAGATGAGAGCAAAGATTGAGGCTGCATCGGCGGATGATTTGTCTGTTCACATTGCCGACAAGAATAATCCACATGGGGTTACAAAGGAACAGCTCGGCGCGGCTTCAGCAGAAGATCTGACTGCACACACGGGGAATCAGAATAATCCTCATGGTGTTACCGCTGCTCAGATCGGAGCGGCGACGACGACTGAATTGTCGAATGCTGTTGAATAGGTTGTCCCCAAGACCCGCAAGATCAACGATCTTGACCTCTCTGCTGACCGCACTCTGACCGGCGAGAACATCGCGGTCTCGACCACTGACTCCACTCCGATTTCTGGCGCGGTAAAATACCGCACAAACCCGAATTTGCTGGACAACTGGTACTTCGGCAGACCAGTGAACCAGAGGGGGCAGACGGAGTATGCGGGTAACGCTACATACTCGATTGACCGATGGTGGACGCAATACGAAACGCCGCTTAGCGTTGTTGACGGCGGTATAAAAATTGGCGGCAAATGGGATGTGCAGCAATACTTCGAAAACACTTTACCGAATGTGACATATACGCTGTCTTTACTTTACAAAGATAGAACGGGTTCTGATCCGCTACGCCTGCTTACCGGAAATCGCACGGATGGCGACATCGCCCAAACAGAAAGCAAAGATGCAAGCGGTATTCTCAGCGTTACGTTTTCGGCTGCCACAGCGAATAGATTCAATTTCGGTTTTACTGGTTCAACAGATAACTCTGCTATCATCATCGCTATCAAGCTCGAACTCGGTGACACCCAGACCCTTGCACACAAGGAAAACGGCGTTTGGGTGCTTAACGAAATCCCTGATTTCGGGGAGCAGCTGCGGAGGTGCCAGAGGTATTGCAGACCGATACCGCACAGACTTGATGTATGTTCAGTTAATGGTACTTATTATGCGTACACTCTGCAAAGTTTTGAGGAAATGCGCTCCACGCCTGTTTCGCTTACCAATCTAATTGGAAAAAACGTTAAAAACATGACAGATAATAATGTGGCAACAATTGCAAACGTCTACACTTGGAATAAGTACGGCGGAGTTGCTATTCAGCTTTCACAAAATCCTAACACGGACATCTTATTCCTTGACAGTATGAACTATCTGATTTCCGCCGACCTATAAGGAGGTGACACTATGCAAATCCCAAAATCCCGTGTATACGTCCAGACGGACGAGACCGGTCGTGTGCTGCGGCTTGAGGGAGAGTATTCCCTCCCGACAGATCTCGCCGGATGGACGAAAATTGATGAAGGCTATGGCGATAGATTTTCGCTCGCGCAGAGCCATTATCTCGATAAGCCGCTCTACGACGGCGCGGTTCTGCGCTATAAGCTCGTAGACGGCAAGGTCGTAGAGCGCACAGCGGAGGAAATCGAGGCGGATAAGGCGAAACTGCCGAAGCCGGCTCCGACCACTACTGAGCGAGTCACCTCTCTTGAGGAACAGCTCGCAACTGCGGATGAAACCGCAATCAGCCTGTATGAAGCTCAGCAGAAACAGGATGAAATTAACGCACAGCAGGACGATGCCCTGCTTGAAATCTATGAACTCATCGGAAAGTGAGGAGAATATAAATGGTAAAAGCAATCGCATACAGCTACTGGCGCAGTATTAAGCGCGGAGCACGCAAGTTCAGCGCCGTGCCAGCGAGTGTAAAGAACGATGTGCTCACTTTGGCAAAGGAAGATGTGGCGGCTGGCGTCATCTCCAAAGAGGAGTTTTCCGAGATCACCGGCCAGCCATTTGAGGAGGATGCGTAATGATCTATAGTGCTGACGGCGCTACCGTTATCGATGCGCATCTGACTGATATGAAAAAATATGTGGATTAGGCGACAAATAATGCAGTACGGTATATCGAGAATTCTGTGAATGTAGTTTTACCGAGCACTGCAAACTGGATGTCGATTTGCTATGGTAATGGCAAGTTTGTAGCTGTGGATTCCGATAACAATGTCGCTGCTTACTCTACTGATGGTATTGCCTGGACTCAGATTACAATGCCGATTGGAGCAGCCTGGACATCGGTTTGCTACGGCAATGATAAATTTGTGGCTGTATCCGGTGATAGCAATGTTGCTGCTTACTCTACTGATGGTATTAACTGGACTCAGACTACGATGCCGGTTAATGAAAAATGGTATTCTGTTTGCTATGGTAACGGAAAGTTTGTAGCTGTAGTTAATAACAGTAACATCGCAGCTTACTCTACTGATGGTATTACCTGGACTCAGACTACACTGCCGACTGACGCAAGCTGGGCATCGGTTTGCTATGGCATGGATAAGTTTGTAGCTGTGGATTCCGGTAGCAATGTTGCTGCTTACTCTACTGATGGTATTGCCTGGACTCAGATCGTACCACCGACTGAGGGAAGCTGGATGTCGGTTTGCTATGGTAACGGAAAGTTTGTAGCTGTGGATGTTCTTAATGGTATTGCTATTTACTCTACTGATGGTATTACCTGGACTCAGATTACAATGCCGATTAAAGCAGTCTGGGCATCGGTTTGCTATGGTAACGGAAAGTTTGTGACTATAGCCCATGAGTCTAACATCGCTGCTTATTCTACTGACGGCATTAACTGGACTCAAACTACATTGCCGGCTAGTAAAGAGTGGTATTCGGTTTGCTATGGTGATGGTAAGTTTGTGGCCGTGGCCTTAAATAGTGATATCGCTGCTTACTCTACAGATGGTATTACCTGGCTGAACACGATCACCACTCGCGAGCTCCAGAACGCTGCTGGTGAAGATATTTCGGAAGATGTGAAGGAAGCTATCGGCGCAGCGACTGAGACTGATGTTACACAGGCCCTGACGGATGCTAAGGCGTATACCGATGCACACTCGGCGAATAAGTCCAATCCGCATGGAGTAACGGCTGAGCAAATTGGAGCAGCACAACTCAATCACGTTCCGTACATAAATGATAATTCAGATCTGAATACATATCTGAAAACAGGGACTTTTGCTTGCGGCGCCAACGATTCTGCTAAAACATTGAAAAACGTTCCAACAACTCAGGCTTTTGTTTTAACAGTAGGTACTACAACCGGAGGAGATGCCGGCGGTATTGTTGACTCAGCTTTATATGCTTATATATATCAAAAAATCGTAGATCTTGGAGCAAACGTTTATTATCGCTATATTCATAAGAATGATGGAAATTTGAGTTTCGGACAATGGAGACGATTAACAACCACTGATGATATATCCTACGGCACCGCCGATCTTACTGCTGGCAGTAGTGCGCTTGAAACCGGCAAGCTGTACTTTGTCTATGAATGAGGTGAGATCTTATGGCTAAAAAAAGCTATATTGGTGTCGGCAACGTCGCTCACAACGTTAAGAAGATGTACATTGGTGTCGACGGTGTTGCGAGAAAGGTCAAGAAGGCTTATATCGGCGTCAATGGCGTGGCTAAGCTGTGTTGGTCTGGAGAAACGATTTACACTTGGGAGAAATGGGATGTGAATACTTCTTAGAAGATTTCGGTGTCGGTTGGGTCTTCTCGCATTGATGGAACTAATTAGGGCGATACAACCCCGATTACGACCAGTGTGCTCTGTTATTCGGATCTTGCAATCTCTAATAATCAAATAGTCGGCTCAGGAACAACCAGCTATCAACCAGTTAATAACACTGGAGATAGGTACTTTCAGTATCATGGTAAATGGTATTATCAAGGAGTCGGGAGTATAGAAACTAGTCGTGAAGATCCGGATTATAGAGCATATCAGATACGAGCTAAGAGATGCAACATCAGCACAACAACATCTAAAGGTTCTAACTATCTCGGAATAGTTCAATCGTCCAGCCCATTCGCCTACCCTACAAACGGTGATAGGGCTGGCTATTGGTACGTAAAAAAGTAACGAGGTGATTGTATGGATGATGCGTGTAATCACCTCATTATCGACGAAATTCCCAGCTACTCCTTTCGTCGTCTTCAAGCTCGTCTGTGCGAGCTTCAGCGTCAATATGAGATCACCGAAGCCTATCTGAAGGCAAAATATGCAAATGAAAGCACCCTTTAACAAGGGTGCTTTTACGTCAAATTTTGCGAATTAAATTATTCAATTACATATCGAAGAGATTGTAACTATTTCCCAATGTATTGATTGCTTCCGTATACAATTCTATTTTCCCCGATGCCATCGAGACTATTTCAGCCGTGTATTTTTTATACGTTGATGCATTCGGGGTTACTAGTGAATACTGATCGGTTATTAAATACAGAGGATAAATAATAGTAGAAAGATCTTCAAGTTCTGGGTGATTTTTGAGCTTTTCTACAACCTGAGCGAGAGCCTTTCTTTCTTCTTCTAAGTAATTCTTAGTAGCAAGAGTGTAATATTGCCACGCTGAACTCTGATTAGCCTGATATGCAGCGTCCGCAGCAGCTTTTTCGGCATTGGCTGCTTTATCGATACACGAAAGAATTAGTTCATAATCAGCTTTTGTCAGAGCGTTCGATTTTTCTTGATAGGTTTTTGTGTAATCGTAGAATATCGGTTCAGAAAACGGGCTATATAGGGTTCTTAAACTATTGTCGGATTCGTTTCCTTCTACTTCAGAAACTCTCACACGAAAATAATAATTTGTGTTGGGATCTATATGGAAGGATTCTCCGGTTCCGAATACTTGACTGTTGGTAGTTCCCCAGGAAAATGAACGATAGTAATGGTCTTGGGCTCTGCGACATTCAACTTCATAACCATAATTTTTTCCGTCCGGGCTGTCCCAGAACAAAGAAGTCTTTCCGTTTACAGTTGATATATGCAAATTAGTTGGAGTTGGATATACTTCCAGTTCAGCTTCTTTTGTTAAGTTGACATCTGCCATTAAGATTTCGTCAACTACGCCCTCATCTATAAGTTTTTTTACAAGTGTAGTTGAGCCATTGTTTACGTTTTGCTTCAGGGATCTATAGGAAATTAAAGCAACATCACCTCGAGTGAAATTGGTTGTGTTTTTAGAATACTCTTTTTTTGTCAATCCGAGCTGGTCAGAAAATGTCCAAACCGTATTGTAAGAAAAATCGCTTCCGTCTGAATATCCTAATGCTCTCAAAACGAAGGTGATGTATTGAGCGGAATCAACACGATCTTCACCTCCAAAAGTTGTTGCTGAATTTCCCTTTGTCAGTCCATTATTGTAAGCGTAAGATACGTAGGGTTTAGCCCATTCCTCTACGTCGTTAAACGGGATACTGACTTCCGCCTTTTTGGCATCCTCTTCTTTGCCAACCAATCGAATGAGCATGGTAATTGCTTCATCTCTGGTTGGTTTTGCATCTAAATTAAAGTTTTGGGTTCCATCATTATTTTTCCCCACACCATTAAATAAACCGAGTGTGTTTAAGTATTGAGCTGATGTGAGTTGCTGAGAAGTGTATGCAGACGCGGCTGGGATAGCGCACGCAATTAAAAAGAGCGAGAGCAAACCTTTCAAACCTCTATTCATTTTGATTACTCCTTCACATTATTTTACACAGCTTGATAGGTGTTTCGTCTTCTGTCACGAAATCACCTCCGTTCTTTGTATAAATTATACAATAGAACAACTAATACGTCAACCAATTTCAACAGAAAGGAGACTTAGTGATGAACAATGACCGGCCTTAATTAGTTTCTTGAGCTTTTCGGCCAAGTCACCCTTTCTACCGTTGTCGGTCTTGTACTCGCCGGCGTTTTTCTTTATATGGTCTACAAAAAGATCAGAGAGTACCTCATCGACCGATACGAGGCCGAAAAGAACCGTGACCAGAAAATTAACGAGGCCTTGGACGCGGTTCACAAATATCCTGAATATCGAGCGTAGAGTGTTGCCATACAGCAATCGCTCGAGCAGGAAATTCAAGTCATTCGCGAAAGCGTGGAACGCTATGAAGCGCGGCTTGAGTCAATGGAAGAAACAAATAGGCGGCGCGAATGCAACAAACTCCGCGATCGCTTACTGCAAAGCTACCGTTATTATACCAACCCAAACATGAATCCCAGCTTGTCATGGACTCGCATGGAGGCTGAGGCGTTCTGGGGGCTCTTCCGCGACTATGAAGAAGCCGGCGGCGACGGCTACATGCACACCGTTGTTCAGCCTGCGATGGAAAAGCTGCGTATTCGTGAATGTGGAGAGGAGGCATAACTATGGAGTATTACTCTTCTGTTTTCACTTTTGATGATTGGTATCTGGACAAGCCTGTCGGAACGATTGCTCAGCAGTACGATCATCTCTCCCGCTCACTTCTGGTAACAGGAGACCTGCCTGACGGCTACATCTGGCACATGCTCATCCAGTGCGGCGACAATTTCAACATCGTTCTGATGGAACCGATTGAGGATGAAAAGGTTGGCGCAGTCGAGGATCAACCAACTGAAGGTTCTAACGATTCTAACAGTGCTGACGGTACTGGCGATACTGAAGAAACGCCAGATCCATCGGAAACACCTGAGACCCCGAAAAAGAAGTTGATCGGAGCAATTCTCGAACGCGGATGGGTCAGTGAATCCGGCAAATATTCTGTCTAGCTGAGAGGCATCAAAGGCGATACCGTCCGGCATACCAACCTTATTACAATCCGCATTCCAAAATCAATAGCCGGAGAAGCTCAGTGGCCGGAAGTCCCGTCAGAATTTACTCAGATTGAACAGCGCGTCAACGAGACCTTCGAGTAGGTAAAAAAGACGGCCGCCGACGCTGAAAAAGCGAAGAACGCAATCGAGAACATGAACGTGACAGCAGAGTCAGTAGAACCTGATGAGGAAGCCTCTGTCGAAAAGGTCGTGCAGGAAGACGGCAGCGTCCGCCTTGATTTTCATATTCCAAAGGGCGAAAAGGGCGACCCTGGCGATGTCGTAGCGCATGAAGGCCTGTATGGCTTTGAAGTAAACGCTGACGGCTATCTCGAGCTGCACTATTCGGATGGCACAGAAGCCCCGGCTCTTTCCATAAATGAAGATGGCTACTTGGTAGCCGATATTTGAGGAGGTGAACGAGCATGGCAAAAATTATTCTTGGCAAGGTTATTGGACCTGAAGGTAAAGCTGCAACCATTGAGGTCGACTCCACGGAAACCGTAGCGCCCGACTCCCCTGCTGTTGTTGAAAACATCGGCACCGCAAATGAAGCAAAGCTGAAGTTTTCTATCCCGCAGGGTGCAAAAGGCGACACTGGCGCGACGCCAAATCTCTCGTTTGAGGTTAAATCTCTCGATCCCGAGGACGCGCCGACCGTTTCTGTAAGCGGCGACCCAGAGAACCCTCATCTGGTTATCAGCATCCCCCGCGGCGCGGATGGAGAAATCGGACAGTCTGCATATCTTGCAATCGGCTCGGTTGAGACACTTGGCCCCGATCAGCAAGCGACTGCGACCATTACCGGAGAAGCGCCGAACTATGTTCTGAACCTCGGAATTCCCCGCGGACAGGGGATCACTTCCGCCGACGATCTTGTTGACGTTGACGGTTTCTAATTGTGGAACTGGGTGGCTCGGCTGCCCTTTTCTTATATTTTCACACTTTTCACTTCATGATGGCCGCTAAAATGCGGCAAGAAAGGAAGAAAACATTATGGCAACTAAACTTGTATACTGCGGTCTTAAAGCTAACCTCCCTGCAGTCCGTGAGCAGGCATTCTATCTGACCACTGACTCTCGCGAGCTGTATTTCGGTGACAAGCTGTATACCGAGCCGGTACGCTTCGTCCCGAAGCGTGAGACTGCTCCGGCACAGGGTGTTCTGTACATTCTGCCCTCTGGTCTCGGTGAGGTTTACGACGGTTCTGCATGGAAGACTGTCATCAAGCCGACTGTTACCAAGATTGAGGCTGGCGTAACCGACGAGCAGATTGCAACTGCTAAGGCTGTAAAGGACTACGTTGACAACCTCGTTACCGGCGGCATCGGCGCTCTGGGCGCACTGGCTAAGAAGGACGAGGTAACCGAGACTGAGCTCGGCGACGCTCTGAAGAAGAAGATCAACGACGCTGCTGCTCAGGCTTCTACTCTGGTTGGCGAGGACGCTTCCAAGTCCGCTCGCGCAATCGCAGCTGAGGAGGTTGCAAAGATTGTTGACGGCGCTGACTCCTCTTTCGACACCCTGAAGGAGATCGCTGACTGGATTTCCGGTCACAAGACCGACGCTGCTTCCATGAACTCCGCTATCAAGGCTCTGGAGGCTATCGTTAAAGGCATCGGCGGCGAAGGCGAGCCGGCAACTGTTGTCGCATACGTTACCGCAGCTATCGACGCTCTGAAGATCGGCGACTACGCAAAGGCTGCTGATCTGACTGCAGCTGTTGCTCGCGTCTCTACTCTTGAGACCAAGATGGAGACTGTAAACGGCGGCGAAGATGTCGACGGCTCTATCGCCAAGGCTCTCAAGGACGCTAAGGCTTATGCAGATGGTCTGGCTGCAAACTACGACGCTAAGGGCGCTGCTGATGGCGCTCTGGCAGCTGCTAAGACCTATGCTGACGGTAAGGACACCGCTATGAACACCCGCGTTACCGCTGTTGAGTCCGCTCTGGAAGTTGGCACGTTCTGATCCCTTCTGTTGTTTATTCGCCCCGCCTCGCGCGGGGCTATTCTTTATAAAGAAGGGGGTGCGAAATGAGCTATTACTTCCGAACCTATGAGACAGTGCGCAGCAAGGCTCAAGATACGACCGTTGTGCCGATTGTACCGGGACGTTATCTGATCTGCACGGATACTGGCGATATCTTCTACGACACCGGAGACAAGGTTCGCAAGCATCTTACCGACATTATCGATGTAGCTACCGAGTCGGCTCGCCAAGCAATTCTTGCGCCGATGGAGCGCTTCTATTTTGTCAAAGAAACGGCTCACCTGTGGCGTTACACCGGCGGGGCATGGGTTGACCTCACCCCCGGTTATGAGACAGAGGCGGTATTTACTACGCTGTCGGCGGCTGCTTGGAGTAACAAGACGCAGGCTCTGACGATCAATGGGCTCGCCGCTAATCAGAACGGGATTATTAGTCTTACGCAGGACATCTCTTCTGATGCGCTGAAGGCTGCTAAAAAGGCTGCACTTCGTGCGACCGGTCAGGCTAAGAATTCTCTGACCATGACTGCTGATGGGGCTGTTCCTGCAGTGGATATTCCTGTTGTCGTTATCTTGATGTCAACTGCGAATTAAAGGAAGCCGGGGTCTCCCCGGCCTTCTTTTACGACTTTTCTGTGAAACTAGATTTTGAAAAGTTCTAAAAATCCGATAAATCAATAAAAAGGAGAACTTATGGCTCGTAAAAAGAGAAAGAAAAAGTTCGAATTTTCCAAACTGATCCTTGTGTTTGAAACGGTGCTTGTGGCCTATGTGTCACATCGCGTTCTCGGCTTCGTCGGCCGGGCAATTGAGCTGGATTACACCGGTTCCTTGCCCTATCTCACTACGTTCATCTCTGCTGTCTGGGCAGCATATGGCGCAAGTGTGAGCTTCTATCAGACGAAGAGCTGCAAGGAGAATGTAAGAAAGATCGAGGTCGCGCCGCCAGTTTCTTATGCTGAAGATTACAGCAACGACGACCGCGACTGTTAAATAAATGAATTTGTAAGGAGGTTATCTCATGGATACCAACCAGATTGTACAGCTGATTGTGGCTATTTTGACGGGTCTCGCGACCTGTATTCCTCTGGCCGTTAAGCTCGTCCAGTACGTGCAGAACGCAACCAAGGAGAAGAACTGGGCGAACCTGCTCGGCCTCGTTATGTCTCTGATGGAGCAGGCTGAGAAGAAGTTCGACGATGGTGCAACCAGAAAAGAATGGGTTATGGCGATGGTCAAAGCCTCGGCCGATTATATCAACTATCCAGTTGACGAGGATACGCTGTCCAAGATGATCGACAGCCTCTGCGATATGTCCAAGGTAGTTAACGGCTCAGGCGGAGACAAGGGCAAAAATCAGGAGGCTGACGCTGAATGAAGACTCAGTATGGCTTTACACTTATGACAATCGGAGAGTTTGAGACTTGGCTGATCCAGTAGAAGGTGACTCGCAGGATTACCGTAATTCAGGAGCATCATACTTGGTCTCCGAGCTACAAGCAGTTCAATGGCTCGAACCATCTCCAGCTGCAGAAGAATATGAGAGACTACCATGTCAACAACGCAGGCTATGCAGACATCGCGCAAAACTTCACTGTGTTCCCCGATGGTATGATCTGCACCGGCCGCTCTATGAACGTTGCTCCGGCTGGTTGCCGAGGAGCTAATACCAACGGCATCTGCATTGAAAATCTTGGCAACTTCGACGTTGGTGGCGACAAGATGAATGCTGTCCAGAGGGATGTTATCGTTCGCATGGCCGCGGCGCTTTTGAAGAAGTTCAAGCTCTCGCCGGAGACCGGCATCACCTATCATGCGTGGTGGACGGACAACGGAAAGTCGCTGGGAACCTACATCGCGGGACGTTCTTGCAAGACCTGCCCGGGGACTGCTTTCTTCGGAGGCAACACTCGCGCAAGCTATGACAAGAATTTGAAGCCGCTGATCGTGAAAGCTATGAATGGCACTTACAACGTGCCGGTAAAGGAGGAAGAAGAAGTGACTCAGGAACAGTTTAATAAGATGATGGATAACTATCTGGCAAGCCTTGCTAAGCAGCAGCCGTAGGCCTGGTCTAAGGAGGCTCGCGATTGGGCTGAAGGTTCTGGCCTGATTAAGGGCGACGAGCACGGCAACAAGCAGTACGAGTCTTACTGCAGCCGCGAGCAGATGGTTCAGTTTCTGTATCGTTTTAAGGACATTGTCAAGTAAGTCTAAATTTCGGGGCGCGAATGCGCCCCATTTTTTTAGGAATTTTCTCAATAGAAAAAGACGACATTATCGCAGTGAATAACGTCGTCTTTTATGTTAAAATTTTGAGCATTTTAAGGTTCTCCAAAAGTGTGTAAGTTGTGTGTAAGCTATTACATTTTTTGAACTAAGAACATCAAATTAAACGAAATAGAACTAAACTACAAACTTTTACAATCCCTAAACGCGTTACATAAAAATTTTTGAATAATTTATGAATTATTTCTTTCAGAAAATGGCAGTTTTAGCAGACGATATATTCGAGTGC